TTTTTCAATATCAAGGAGAATGTAGCATGATTAAAGAATGTCCAGTCATTGAAAATAACGATGCTGTTACTGTTGTCAGATTTAATGGCATTGACATTCAGTTTCCTTCTGTTGGTCAGGAGAATATTAAATTTTTGAATGTCAAATTTGAGAATGGTAAATACTCTATCACAGATGATAAAGAAGAAATAAATTCTGATGTCAAAGAATCTGTATATACAGAACAAAACAATAATGATAAAAATAAGAAAACAATCAAGAAGAAGCATGAAACTATTGTCGAGTAAGGATTGTATTGTAGTTTAAATAAAGGGTAATACTTTGCAATCGCATCGTGTTACCCTTTTCTTTTTTTAGAGTAGAGGTAAGAAAACGAATGCGAACAACAATAAATTTTGAATCTTTAGAAGAAGCTATTGATTGTTATGGACGAGAAAACCTAATTCCAATCGACAATCTAAAACAAGCAATATTTTATATTAAACATGGTTGCCAGCCGAGATTTGTTTGGGAGAAAGAAAGATGCCCGAACAAAATCACATTTTGGTTTTTAAAAAATGAAACTGCGTACATATACCAAAAATGGCTCAACACTTATCCGCATAACAAATAAATATGGCAAGTGTCGGCAAACAATTTGAACGTGATTTTACGAAAAGCGCACCTGATTATTTAGGTGTAATTCGTTTACCAGATGCAGCGCAGTCATTTTTTAGAAGTTCAAATTTAAGATTTAGTAATAAAAATCCATACGACTTTTTGTTATGGAATCCTAAAACACTAACACTCTATGCGCTTGAATTAAAAACAGTAAAAGGTAAATCTATATCTTTTGAGCGCACAAAAGATGAGAACGGTGAAATCCATTATCATCAAATTACAGGTTTAGATAATTTTGAAAAAATCGGAGAATGTGTGTGTGGATTTGTAATTGAGTTCCGTGAACTTGAAACAACCATATTCCTTCCTATTAAAGAGTTTTTGAAATTACAAAACGTGATACCGAAGAAAAGTTTTAATTTTAAAGACCTGTCTATTTACGATGTTAATTACATTACTATTAGTCAAACATTATTAAAAACACATTATCGTTATGACATAAATTCTTTTTTAGAGCAGACAGCTTTACATAACGATATAAAGGGGTAAATCAGAATGAAATATAATAATAAGTTAAATCTGAACGATTATTTTCAAGTTATTCACGATATTGTAGATGAATACTTCGATAAAGATACTTTTGAATATGCACCTCAATTTGGTGAGGCGTTTGCATTATGCGCATATTTTAACAACTGCGTTGAACTTGAAGATTCAGATACGATCAAAACGCATCCTATTGACAATATTTTAGAAGTGCAACATCTATATGACAATGAAGATTTTATGAATCATTTTATGGATGAAGTTGGTTGTGTTAATAATATTGTTCCAAGTTTAACATTTGGGAACGCATATAATAAAGCTATGGACATTGTTGAATTTAAAAAGAATGATGCCAATTCTTATGCAACCGCTATTAGTGCGTCCATTGATGCTGTATTGAAATCCTTTAGAGAAACTTTCTCTGAAAGTGATATTAGGAAGTTTGCGGAAATTGCACAGCAGATTAAAGATGGTAAATTGTCAGAAGAAGCTATTGTAGAAGCATATGGTAATTCTGATAGATTTAAAGCTAATACTGCTTTATTAAATGAGGGAAATGCTACTATTGCACTTCCACCCCAGACATAATTCGTGAGGTGATCTTATGGCTGGTGGAGGACTTGACGCTGCTTTAGAACAGATAAGACAGCGAATGCAATCTGCTATGAGTCAAATAAACGCAAAAGCAATGTCTAACATGCAACAAGAAACGCAAGGATTCTATTCTGGTGGAAGTCCAACAATATATTCACGTACAGGTCAACTCGGAAGTTCACCAAGGACATCTGGAGTACAAGGTGGTGGAAATTCTTATTCTGTTAAAATGTATTTACAAATTCCAAGCTATGCCGTTCCAAATCCGGCATTTACATCAAGAGGATTTGCAAGTTATTTTAGTGGATTACAAGCATTGAACGCTGCCGAGTACCATTTCGCACATGTCAAAGGAAGACCGGGGTTTTGGAATAGAGCAAACCAAAAAACAATACATGATGCACAGAGTATCCTTGCAAGCTATTTTCATTAAGGAGGTAAATAATGTCGGTAAAAAAAGGCAAAGGAAGAAGTACAGTTTACAACGACATTACTTCTCCCGAAAAACTGTCACAAGTCAATCCAGACAATTTAGAATTAGAAAAAGATTATTTGGAATATCTTGCTTCTATTGACAGAGCCAAAACAACTATATATCAGTATGAACATAATTTACATATATTTTGGGTGTGGAATTTAGATTATAACAAAAATAAATTCTTTGTCGATTTGAAGAAGAGGGAATTTAGCAAATTTCAAAATCATGCAATTAACGAGTGGGGATGGTCTCCGAAACGTGTGAGAACTTTTAAAGCAACCATCTCGTCACTTAGCAACTATATAGAAGATATTTTAGACGATGAATACGAGGGATACAAACCAATCGTAAACAAAATTCAATCTCCTGCTAACACGGCAGTAAGAGAAAAATCTGTATTCACATTAACCGAACTTCAAAAACTGCTTGACCAACTTGTATTTGATGGCGAATACATGAAAGCATGTATGATCTCATTGGTTATGAATAACGGCAGACGTAAAGCGGAAATCCCAAGATTCAAAGTTAGTTATTTCAGTAAGAAAAATTTAATATGTGAGGGTGCTTTATATAAAACACCTGAGAAAATGGTAACTAAAGGTCGTGGCACTCGCGGTAAACTTCTTGACGTATACACCCTTGCGAAACCTTTTCAACCATATCTTGATTTATGGTTAGCTGAACGTGAACGATTAAAGATAAGAAGTGATTATTTATTTCCAAGATTAGAAAACGGAAAATATGTTAATAAGCCTATTAAGATTGAAACGATAGATTATTGGGCGCAAAAATTCACAAAAATGATGAACAAACCTTTTTATTGGCATAGTTTACGTCATTTCTTTACCACAAGGTTAGCCGAGTATAACTTACCTGAAACCGTTATTCAAGACATCATAGGTTGGGAGTCAAGCGAAATGGTTAGTGTATATGTCGATAGTTCTACTGATAAGAAACTCGACAAGTATTTCGGAGCAGACGGGATTAAGGATGTGAAACAGGCATCATTAACCGAACTTGATTAATATAAGGAGGTGAGGTGATGGCTGATTTTCAGGCTACGATAAAAGCCATATTAGATGCTTCTGAAGCTGAAGCCAAGTTTAATAGTTTGGTTTCTAATATGACTTCTAAGCCAATACAAATAAAAGTTGATTTTCAGTCTAATCAATTAGGGCAACAGTTAGCATCATTAGCTAACCAATTTTCAAACCAAGGGGCAAGTGCTGGTCAGAGTTTTGCGAACGCATTTTCGAGTAGTTTAAATAAGATTGATTTAAGAAATGGTGGTATAGGCAACATTCAAAATATGTTAATGGGTGCAGGATTTAATAAAAATTCTATACATCAAGTAACAAATGAATTAGACAAACTTACATTATCAATTAGCAAAATTTCAACTACTCAAAAATCAAATGGAAATATCAGTATGAAAATTACTGGTACTGACCAACTTGGTAGAGCCGTTCAAATAGTAAGAGAGTTTGATAAAGAGACTGGAAAAGTTCAAAATACAACAAAGACTTTTTCACAATCTTTTAAAGACATGTCGAGCGGTGTATCTAATGCAGCCGGAAAAGTAAAACAGTTTAATGAATTACAAGCTAAAACATTTGGAAATCAAATGACAACTTGGGCTAAAAATAATTCAAAAGCTGTTGCTGCCTATGGGGATCAATTAGATGATTTACAAGCAAGATTAAAAACAGCGATTGCTAATAAAGATGTTGATGCCATAAAACAACTACGCGATGAATTTAGATATTTACAATCTGATGCGAAAGCAACTGGAAATATAGGGAAGACGTTTTCTGAATCTTTTGGTTCTGCGTTTTCAACGGTTGGTAAATTTGTTGCGTCTTACATGAGTATTTATCGAATGATAAATACTTTGAAAAATGGCATTAAAACTGTTGCCGATCTTGATACTGCATTAGTTGATTTACAAAAGACTTCTACTGCGACACCAAAACAATTAAATAGTTTTTACAAAGAAGCTAATGACATTGCAAAAGAATACGGAACAACAACACAGCAGATTATCCAAGGTGCTGCGGATTAACCTATAAGTCCTCTTATATGGAAACATATAAGTTTACATTCAGCTTTTATCGGGAAAAATCCTGAGAAGGACAATTCCGAGGGCAAGACAAAACATTTAATATCATATCATTGGATGTGGTAATTTGATAAAAAAGAAAAATTATGATGAATATATTGGAAACGAATACAACCTATTAACAATTCTTGATATTTATAAAATTGGAAAACAAAGAAAAGCATTTTGTAAATGTCAATGTGGAAATAAGAAAGAAATGAATTTCTACAACGTAATAAAAGGAAAATCTAAATCATGTGGATGTTATGAAAAAGAATCAAGATATAATCGTAATCATGCACAGACAGATATAATTGGGAAACGGTTTGGGAAACTAACAGTTATTAAAGATTCAGGTAATAGAAGTGCAAACGGTTCAGTTATATGGGAATGCAAGTGTGATTGTGGTAATATAACCTATTGTGAGTCTTCAAATTTAAAACGAGGGCATAAACAATCATGCGGATGCAATAAATTAGATTACATAAATTCATTAAAGAACAATATAATAGGTAAAAAATTTGGATTATTAACAGCTATAAAAGAATTAGATCGAAGCCAATACGATAGAAGAACATACTCATGTGAATGTGATTGTGGAAACATTTGCATTGTGGATGGTTCTTCTTTGACTACTGGACATACTACATCGTGTGGATGTATGGGAAGAAGTAAAGGAGAATATATCATTCAAGAAATACTGCAAAACCATAACATTTCTTTTATAAATCAATATAGATTTGATGATTGCAAACACGAACGGCGATTGCCGTTCGATTTTTATTTGCCTGAAAACAATGTATGTATTGAATATCAAGGAAAACAGCATTATCAAGTAGTCGATTATTTTGGCGGTGTGCAAGGATTCGAGGATAGAAAAAGAAACGATTCTATTAAGAGAAGGTACTGCAAAGATAATGATATAGTATTATTAGAAATACAATATGGAGAAACAATAGAAAATATAGAAAAATTGATATTAAATGTTTTGAACCCGTAACGAGTAAGTTTTACATGCAGTAATGTATGTTTACACGCTGAACACCTAAACGCATTTTGCGCATGGTGAAGATGTACTCTGCTCTGCAAATATAATCTAAAAATGAAATTGCAGAAGTAGGCAGAAATGACCTACTCCTCTTCTATTTTGAAGAGAGTAACAAAAGGTGGTCTCGTCTTGGATATAACCTGTCAGATGCAAAAACGATGAGCAAATTATCATCGCAGTTTGCAGCGATAAGTCCGGGGATGAGTGTTGAAGAAAGCACTTCAAGTCTTGTCAGTACGATGAAGGCATTCGGAATTGAAGCTGATGATGTTCTTGACGGTGTAATGTCTAAAGTTAATAAAGTCGGTAACAGTTTTGCATTGTCAAATGCAGACGTTATGACTGCTCTTAAAAATTCATCAAGTGCTATGGCAGTAGCGAATAACTCACTTGATGAAACTATTGCTTTAATTACTGCTGGTACTGAAATTGTGCAAGATGCGTCCAAAGTAGGTAATGGACTCCGCACAGGATATTGTGCGTATGTACAGAAATGTGCATAAAGTAAATATTTAATTGCTGGTAAAGTGTAAAGCCTTATACCACAATAACGGCGAAAGCACGTTATGATGGTGCGAAAGCAGAAACAACATAAGGATAGCATAAGGCTAAAAACCTAAGTGCTACTCTTCTACTTGAAGAAAATCACAGTTCAGCAACGAAGTACCCTAACGTAATTCTTACCAAAAGAATAGATAAGGCGAGGGTAAACGCTCAACGACTATTCCCTTTATAGGGATTTGGAATAAGAATAAAGGTGGAATCCTGAATATCCAAATCATTAGAAGTACGGCGCAATCGCAAATGGCGTGGGTGAAAACCCCTTAAATGGAAAAGGTATTACTGCTACTCTTTGAGTGTGGTTGAAATATAGTCTATTCTCATACGAAGGTATGAGGCATTGTTTTGTTTAATATTGTTATTGATATATGATGAAAATAAATTAAGAGAATTATGCGATAAACACGATGTTGAATATATTGGTGTTGAATCAAAAATAAAAAATAACAAGCGTGAAAGATTTATTCAGTTTGTTTGCAATAAACATAGAGATTTTGGTTTACAAGAAAGTACAGTCTATAACTTTAAGAGATATAATCATGTATGCCAATATTGTAATGGTGGAAAGTTAAAAGATGTTTTTCGTGATCGTGTTAGAATCGCAAATCCAGATATTGAAGTTTTATCTGAATATAAAAAATGGTTTGATAAAGTAAAATGTCGGTGTAAGGTTTGCGACAACGAATGGGAAGCAAGACCTTCTGTAATATTGTACGGAGGCGGTTGCCCCAAATGTGGAAGGAAGAAAGCAAACTTAGCTGAGATGGCGAATGAAGAAGATATTGTCAGAAGAATACAAAATAAAAATCCGAATATAAAAGTAATAGGAAAATATACTGGTTATCACAATTACATTAAATGTAAGTGTTTGATTGATGACACAGAATGGGATTCACCTGTTTGTCACATATTAAGCGGTGATTCATCTTGTCCAAGTTGTAATCAATCAAAAGGTGAAAGGAAATTATTAGAATTACTTAATTCATTCGGTTATACAGTAGAAAGACAATATTCTTATGATGATTGCAGATACAAATATCCTCTGAAGTTTGATGCTTATGTTAATGAGTTGAACGCTTTATTTGAATATCAAGGCGAACAACATTATATGCCTATTAATTTTTCGGGAAAAGGAAAAGAATGGGCTGAACAACAGCTTGAAATAATACAGATTAGAGATAGAATCAAACTTAATTATTGTAAAGAAAACAATATTCCAATTATCGAAATTCCGTATTGGGAAAGAGATAATATGGAATATTTTTTATTATCTAAAATAAATGAACTGAAGGAGAAAACAAACAATGCGTGTTAGCTTGCGACTAACATAAATATAAAGAATCTCGATGCGTATACGAGGCATGAATGAGGAAACCGAGGAACTTGATGACAATCTTGTGAATATTAAAGGTGATGTTTACGAGTTGACAGGTGGGAAAGTTTCGATCATGGAAGATGAGGATACATACAAATCTACCTATCAAGTTCTGAAGGAAATTTCGGCAGTTTGGGATGATTTATCGGATAAAAACCAAGCCCAACTTCTCGATGAGTTATTCGGCAAGACGAGGGCAGAAAGTTGCCCTAACATGTAGAAATACATGCAAAGAACATATTTAATTACAGGTAATTCCTAAAGCCTTGCACCACAATAACGGCGAAAGCACGTTATGAAGGTTTGACAACGCAAGGATGCAACAATGGATGTTCATGTAGCAAAGTACCCTAACGTCATACATAGACCATATGTTAATTAAGTCGAGGGTAAATGTTCATCGACTATTCCCCATAAGGGATATGACAATCAAATAAAGGTGGAAATCCTGAATAGTCATATCAATAGAAGTACGGCGCAAATTTAGGCGTGAGTGAAAACCTCTTAAATGGAAAAGGTATGCCCCTAACACATAACGGCGAGGGTGAAGAAATAGTCAAAACCTATATGAAAGTATAGGATGTTTAATCTAAAAGCTATGCATAGGAGAAGCATGGCAAGACAATTTACGAAAGAAGAATTAGAAATGATAATTGAAGATTATAAATCTGGAATGAAACCATATAAGTTGGCAGAAAAGTATAAACGAAATTCATCAAGTATTATAAATAAGTTAAAACGATTGGGAGTATATGAATTTTCAAAAAATCATTATTCAGATGAAGATATAGAATTTATAAAGAGGGAATATCCTATTGGTAATTGGGATGCTATTATGAAAAGATTTCCTAATTCAACGAAACAATCAATTATTTCACAGGCGCATAAATTGGGAATAACAGCAGAGTATTTCTTCTGGAATGAATCTGAATTAGAATTTCTAAAACATAATTATTTTAATTACACACTTGATGAACTTGAATCTCATTATGGCTATAAATATTCAAAGGATGCGATACAGACAAAAGCATTTAGATATTTTGGATATTCAACAGATGATGATTGGAGTGAAGAAGAAAATAAACTATTAAAAATACATTATCCAACTAAGCCGATAGATGAAGTATGTAACCTAATTCCGGCAAGAAGTAGAAATGCTATTATAAGTCACGCACGTATTTTGAATCTGTTTTCGTTCTTTTACAACCAAACATATTGGAATGAAGAGCAAGATAATTTACTTCTGAATAATTGGGAGAATATGTCTGATGATGAATTATCTAATTTAATAAGGAAACCGAAGTTATCAATATCTGAACGTAGACATAGATTAGGATTAATGAGGGTTGACAAAGATAATTTGAAATATTCGGATATTAGCAAATACCTTAGAGGTCAATTACAAACATGGAAAACAGATTCTATGCGTAATTGTGATTATCAGTGTGTGCTTACAGGATCAAAAAAATTTCATATTCATCATCTATATAGTTTCAACCATATAGTTTCAGATTTTTTTAATAGTTCTAATTATATTATTAAAGATTTTAATGATTACACGCAAAAAGAATTAGCTGAGATAACATCAGCATTTATTGATGAACATAATAAGTACCCATTAGGTGTATGTATAAGAAAAGACATACATGATTTATTTCATAGTATATATGGAAGATATAATAATACACAAGAACAATGGGAAAGATTCGAAGAAGATTATAAAAATGGTTTTTATATCAATACAGCATAGTAAATTTTAGATTAAACTGGAAAGAGTTATGACCTTTCTGAATGTAATGACAAATTGGTGCTGCCGTAATTTCCAATTTTTCACAAGCCGAAGAAGCAATAAAAAAGATGTCCACTTCTGCTGGCGCAGCAGACGCAGAAATGGAAATCATAACAAATTCAATATCATACAAACTAAATGCTCTTAAAGAAACAGGTACAGGCATTTGGCAAAATCTATTCCAACGTAGTGACATGGGTGCAGTCTTAGATGGACTCACTGGTATACTTGGAGTATTTGATGCAATAACAGACAAGATAGGTTTAGTCGGAACTTTACTTGTTGGTGGTACGCTTGCCAAGGGCATTATGGGCGTGGTTTCTGCTTTTAAAGATGGTGCGACATGGATAGGAGCGTTTGGTAGCGGTTTAGCAAGTATGGCTACAATGGCTGCTCCGCTAATAGCAGCAGCAGTTGCTTTTGGTGCTTATAAAGGATTTGACTATCTTAATTCTGGTTGGACAAGAGCGCAAGATCAAGCAGAAGTTTCGGTTCAAGAATACGAAGATGCACAGTCTAAACTTGAATCTCTTCAAGGCAAACAAGGTGAAAACTTTGAGCAAGCAAAAGGTATAGCACTTAAATACAATATCGAAGTAGAAGGTGCTGATACTGTTGATGATATAATAAATAAAGTTGAAGCGAGTGATACAACTCTAAACTTTGTGGATGAAGCAGAACTTTCAAGATTATCAGAGGCAAGTGCAGAACTTGAGAATCAAATTAAAATTCAAGAAAAGATTGCTGAATCGAAAAAGAAAACCGCTTTAGTAGATACAGAACAGGCTTCAAAAGCGGAAAAGTCTTATTGGGAGCATATTAGAGGACAACACGGCGAAGGCGTGTTCGGCAGTATTGCTTCTGTTTGGGATTATATTACAAGCCAAAAAGCTGTTTATGATGAAAACGGAAGATACACTGGAAAAGATGAAAAAGACCTTTGGGAAGAAGGTGGTACAACAAACATCGACCTTGCCAGAAAATCTCTTGAAAGTCTCAATTCGTTAAAAGAAGAATCAAGTCGTTTAGATGAAAAATTAGCAAAGAAATCAGGTAATTTAACAGATCAAGAAATTAAACAAAGGGAAGATTTAAACTCTAAGATTTCACAAGCTACCGCTGAAACGGCTGGTTATCTTGACATCATTCAAGACCAAGCTGATACCATGTTGAAATATGGTGCTGATTCTGATTACGCAAAGAAATACATTGAAGATGTAAATGATATTGCAAAAGGATTCAGACAAATTGACATGACCCCTGCTGAAAAAGCATTAGATAATCTTGAAAACTTTTTTGATGGCAAAGGAAAAGGGGCAATTAAAGATTATTTGCGAGATTCCGTCAAAGAGGGTAAGAATCTAAAACAGGCTTTAGGCGAAGTCGGTTTGACTATGGATGACTTAGGCATAAGTAATTATAAACAATTAAGAGATTACTTTAAAGATGCCTCAGAAGAAATCGATGGTGCTACAAATAAACTTGATAGTTTTAGAGTATCTGTCGAGGACGTAGAAGAAGCGTCTAAATCCGCAGACCAAGACGCTGGTTGGTCTACAATTCAATCAGCCGTAAAGAAAGGAAAAGAACTTCTCGAAGAAGGAAAAACAGGAACAGACGATTTCCAATCTATCGCGCAGTTCCTAAGTCCTAAGAATTTAAAGAAACAAGCTAAAGAAGCAAAAGAAGCCGGAGGCTATGCTGCCGATGTTTATCAAGAGGCGTTTGAACAAGGATTAGCAAAAGCTGAAAGATGGTTTGGTGAAGATGAAACGCAGTCTATGATGAATGCAGTAGACGATTTCGCAGATGCCGGATTATTTAACGTAAACAAATCAGACGATAAAGGATTGTGGGATATAGAATCACAATTTAATTCCACAGCAGAAGCAGCAGATAAATTAGGAGTTAGTGTTGGTGCTGTCGAAACAGTATTAAGCGCACTTGAAGCATATGGTTATGAATTTGATGGTGTTGAAAAGTCAGGCGATATGCTTAACGAGTTTTCTGACTCACTCGCTGGTCTTAAATCCGTTTACGATGATATGGAAAGCGGAAAAGGCAAAGATAGAGTAAAAGACATCATAGAAGGTTTCGACCAAGAATATAGTTCTTTTGAAGAAGATTTATCAGGGCTTACTGAAGAACAAGTAGTTCATATTAAGTTCGAGTATGATTTGGCTGAAATTCAGAACCAAATGGATCAGTTGCAAAGACAGCGTGAAGGTGAAGGAAGTAACGGAAATGGTTCTGTCGGAACGAGAGAAACAAATGCGCAGTTAATTGCACAACAAGGTTCTTACATTCAGAAATCAATGGAAATGCAAGGATTGACTTCTGAAGGCGTTGAAATACCAGTAACTTTAAAAGACCAACTCGGAGCAGTCGATCAATTTAAACAAAATTTAGCTAATGCGACTTCCGAAGGCGCAAGGCAACAAGCACAAGAACAACTTATCCAAGCACAACAAGCGGTAATTGATACACTCAATCAACAAGACACTACTGCTTTGCAGAACGAAGTTAAAGACGCTGTTTCAAAAGGTGCTGAAGAAGGTCATGTAGAGGGCGCACAAAAATCATCTGAAGAAGTTTCAAATATTCAAAAAGAATCTTCTAAAAACGCACAAGAGCAATTAGCAGAAGAAAGCGGTATACAACCAATGTCTACTGCTTCACTAAAGAATGCTGCATTAGACCCCGATATGCTCGCTCAATTCCAATCCGACATGCAAGAATTATCTGGTTCATCTGAACTTGAAATAGAAGCTAAAGTCAAAGCAAATGAATTGGATACAGATGGTCTTAGTGGCGAAGAAGCAACTATCGAAGGTGGAAAAATTCAAGCATCTGAAATTGAAGCACCAGAAGGCGATGCTATTGAATTAGATGCTAATGTAAACACAGCAACCGTAGAAGATTCAATAGGATCATTATCAGGGCAAGAGATTGAAGCAACACTTAACGCAGATGCATCACAAGCAGAAGGCGAAATAAGTTCTCTGTCAAATCAACAAATAGATGTCTCCATGAATGTTGATACGTCACAGGCAGAAGGCGCAGCAGAATCACTTCAAGGTCAACAAGTAGATGTTGATATGAATGTTGATACATCTGGTGCAGATGGCGCATTAAGTTCTTTAGAAGGTCAATCCGTTACTGCAACTGTTAATGCCGATACTTCCGCTGCAAGTGGCGCGATTAGTGGATTAAGCGGTCAAGCTATAAATGTCAGTGTAAATGTAGATGCACCAGAAGCACCACAATACGAGGATCAATCTCCGCAAGTAGCGTATGGAATTAATGCACCAGCAGCACCAGTTTATCCAGACCAAAATCCGGCGGTAAACTATCACATCAATGCGCCTTCTCCACCGTCATATCCTAATATTAGTAGAACTGTTACATATCATATTGTTACAGTTGGTTCACCTCCTGCTGTTGACGGAACGGCACATGCAAGAGGTACAGCGTATGCAAGAGGTGATTGGGGAACTAAATCAAGCGGTATTGCGCTTGGTGGTGAACTTGGACGCGAGTTAGTTGTAAGGGATGGCAAATTCTTTACTATTGGCGATACTGGTGCAGAAATGTTCGCGTATAAGAAGGACGATATAATCTTCAATGCGGAACAAACAAAACAGATATTTGAAAAAGGGAAAATAACACACGGCAATCGCAGAGGACGAGCATTAGCTGAAGGTACAGCTTTTAGACTTGGCTCTGGTGGTTCTTCATCGTCTGGAGGAAGTTCAAATAGTGGCGGTGGCTCTGGAGGTTCTGGAGGCTCTGGCGGTGGAAGTTCAGGCGGTGGTGGAGGTGGAAATTCATCATCATCTTCTTCTAAAGCTAAAGATTCTAAAGCTGATTACATTGACTGGATAGAAATTAAATTGAAGCGTGTCGAGGAAGAAATAAAAACACTCGATAAAGCATCAAAAGACACTTTCGCAAAATGGTCTACTCGTAATGATAATCTTGTACGTCAAATTCAGAAAACAACAGAAGAAATAGATTTACAAGGTCAAGCATATCAAAGATATATAGGTCAAGCAAATTCCGTACCACTCGCGCAAGATTTACGTGATAAAGTCATAGCCGGAACGATTGATATTAATGAATATGACGATGAAACACGTAAAAACATAGAACAATATAAAAAGTGGTATGAAAACGCAGTCAAGTGTCAAGAAGCAATTCGTGATCTTAAACTTGAATTAAAAGATTTGTATTCAAGTCAATTCAAGAACATCATTACAACATGGGAAAATGCGCTTCAAAATTTAGAACAAACCGCTGACAAAGTAAAATCATTAATAACAAGAAGAGAAGATTTTGCGAGTGATTATGTACAAATGTCACTCAGCAGAGATGCGTCAAATGCAAATATCAAATCTTATCTTGCTTTAATAAATAATCTTTCAGACCAAAGATCAAAACGGAAAAGTGAACTTGCGAAACTTACAGATAAACTTGCAAGCGGAACAACAAAAGGCATTGTAGCAAAAGGTTCTGAAGAATACTATAAATTATTAAAGGATATTCAAGAAGTCGAGGATGAGATAAATGACTTAAACGAAGATATTATTAAAGTTTCAAATAGCATTTCTAAAGAATATGTAAAAGTATTCAATAGTATCTATGATGAATACAAAAATAAATTGTCTCTGTCAGAACATTTATCAAAAGAATATAATAATTATCTCGACATTGCAGAAGCAAAGGGGTTAAAAACAAGTAGCGTTTATTATTCAAAGCTAAAAAGTATAGCGGAAAGCAATGCTAAAAATGCTTCACAATTAGCAAAAGACCTTCAAAAGCAATTAACAAAAGCAGTAGGTACTGGCGAAATTAGGCGTGGTTCAGAAGCATGGTACGAAATGACTGAAAGAATCAATGATGCCGTAGAAGCAGAACAAGAAGCTATCAAGAAGGCTCAAGAATATGCTAATAAAGTAAGAGAAATCAAATGGGATAAATTCGATTATCTACAAAATTCAATCTCTGATATACGTGAAGAAGCGGAGTTCCTAATTGACTTATTTGAAGATAGTGTAATATTTGAAGATAATGGCGCAATCAACGATAATGGAAAAGCTATTCTTGGTTTACATGCTATGAATTATGATGTGGCAATGAACCAAGCAGACAGATACGCGAATGAAATTATCAGACTTAATAGTGAAATTGCAAATGATAGTTCTAATTCTGATTTGTTAGAACGGAGAAAGGAATTACTAAAAGCGCAAAGAGAATCTATTAAAGCTGCCGAGGATGAGAAACATTCTATTAAATCCCTTATATCGGATGGGTTTAAACAGGAATTAGATTATCTTGATGATATCATAGAAAAGTACAAAGATGCATTAGATAATCAAAAAGACCTTTATGATTATCAAAAGAACATTCAAAAGCAAACATCTGAAATATCTTCGCTCCAGAAACAGTTATCGGCGTATGCTAATGACGTTACAGAAGAAACTCGCGCAAAGATTCAAAAGATTAGTGTCGAGTTAAAAGAGAAACAAGATAAGTTAGAAGAAACAGAGTATGATCGCATGGTGTCCGATTCAAAGAAAATGCTTGATAATTTCTATGACGATTATCAAGAAGCATTAAACAAGAGATTGGATAACATTGATACGCTTATAGAAAACGTAATAGATTCTTCAAACGAAAATGCATCTTCTATTTCTGAAACAATTAAAGAAAAAGCTGATTCTGTTGGGTTGACGTTAAGTTCAGAATTAAAAGATATTTGGGATGGAAGTCTTGATACTGTGTTGAACGTCTATGGCGATAGACATTTATCAGCATTAACAACTATCAATCAAACTATTCTTAGTGTTCGTGATGCTGTTTATGGATTATGGCAACAAGCCGATGCGGTTGCTAAATCTGACTCCTCTGCTATCGGTGCTGAGTCAAGCAATAAGAAAAAACAAGAGGCTGATGCAGCGAAAAAAGCAAAAAGCACAAAGGCAAAAGCAAGCAACGCATCTAAGGCTACAACTTCCATAGGTGATATAATGAAAACTTCTGAAAAGAAGTATCAAACGGAACTTGCTAAACAAAATTCTCAAAAGCAATTTGCTAAATACGGTGATTGGGCGTATGTTTATGATTATAACTTCTACCGTTCACACAACAAAGATTTACAACAGGCTTTTGGAAATGATGAAGAGAAATACTTTGAACACTTTAAACAATATGGTATGAAAGAAGGTAGACAAGGCAACGCATTATTTAATGTACATTATTACAAGAATCAATATAAAGATTTACAGAAGGCGTTCGGTAATAACCTTGCTGAATACTACAAACATTTTATGTCATATGGAATCAATGAAGGTCGTTCACCAAATAAGAATTTTAACTTCAGCAAGTACAAGAGCAACAATAAAGATGTTGCGAAGGCTTTTGGAAAGAACACAAAAGAATACTATAAACACTGGTTACAATATGGTCAACACGAAAACAGGAAAAGTTATGCGACAGGCGCAAAACGTGTTGGAACTACTGGTTATGCATGGACGCAAGAAGGCGCGAATGAAGTGTATTTACGTGCTTCTGACCATGCTGTACTTACTCGTGTTGGTGCAGACGATAGGATTTATAACGCTATGGCAAGTGAAAACTTGTGGCAAGCTGCAAATAATCCTGCTAATTTCATAGCAAATAATTTATCAGGTTTAAATACATCATCTATTAGTGGTATCCATAACGGAACAAAGGTTGAACAGAACTTTGATAATATAAGTTTTGTTATGCCTAATGTAAGAAATTACAATGAACTTGTTTCGCAAATGCAACAGGATAAGAATTTTGAGAAATTAGTTCAAGCTATGACTTTAGGGCAACTTAATGGTAAATCATCTGATATGAAATATCGATTAAGATTTAAATAAGTACGAGGGTGAAATTAATCACCCTCGTTTATTATTGGAGAGAAAATGGACGAAGAACAAGAATTAAAAAGAACTCTTGAAGAAAAAATAGAAAGGGCAAACCAAATGTTAATAGAATGCAGTCAGCTAAAGACTGAATGGGAAGAAAGGATTGAAGAAGCTAAAGCAGCAAAAAACAACTATGATTCACTAATACGAATATTAACATTGGAACTAAATAAAACTAACTTAAAAGAGGATCAATCATGAACGCTGTAGATTTTGAATATGATGGTCAGTATCTTAACGATTTTGGCTTTATTATTTGCGATTTCAATGATACATCTGGAACAAATATTACATCTGCTGGTTCAAATATATCTTTTAAAAAAGTATCAAGATATGGAGGTAATATTCATTCTCTGACAAGTACACAATATGAAGAATGTATCGAGGCAGTATTTGATATTTGTAAAGACCCTGATGTATATGATGATTTAGAAATCTCAAATGACGAGTTTAGAGACTTAATGAGATGGCTTAATCGCAAAGAATTTTTAAAGTTCAGAATCAGCGATCCTGATTTAGACTATGATACTTGCTATTATAACGCAAGTTTTAATATCGAAAAAATTAAAGTAGCCGAGAAACTATATGGACTTCGCTTAACAATGGAAACTGATAAGCCTTTTGGATATGGACTTGAACAACGCATGAAGTGGGATTTTAGCGAAATAAAACCCTCATATGTTTTTAATGATATGTCTGACGAAATTGGATTCATATATCCTTCCATTGTAGTCACATGTAAAGATAGTGGTGATTTAGAAATCAGCAATGATTTATGCAATACAACTATGCGAGTTAAAAATTGCACAAATGGCGAAGTTCTTACAATGAATGCAGAAACACAAATAATATCTTCATCTATTGAATCACATAAAATTAGTGAGGATTTTAATTATGAATTTTTCTGCATTGGGAATACATATGATAATAGGCGCAATACAATAACTGCATCTCTGCCTTGCACATTAGAAATAATATACACGCCAATTATTAAAGATATTCCTTAAAGGAGGTTTTATTATGGCGATAAAACTTGAATTTGATTCAGCTAAAAATGTAAAATCTCCCACTATTGTTCTTTCTAAAAGAAGTGGCAAAAAAATAGGTGTTATACCTTCAACCGAAATACATTTTACTGATAATTTTAATTCTTATAATTCACTTAGTTTCAATGTATCAAAGATGTATGGAAATGTGCCTACTAACTTATGGGATGAAATTATAGATTTTAAATTAGTGTGGTGTAAGGAATGGGATGCTTGGTTTGAGATAACCGTAGAAATTGATGAATCAAATGAACTTGTTAAAATCATAAACGCTCGTTCCATCGGTGAAGCTGAACTATCAGCAATCAAACTATTTGATATACAAATAAATACAGAAGATGATATAGAATTGGATGATTATGTTCCAACTAAATTATATGACGATGAAAATCCAAAGGCATCTTTGCTGAATCGAATTACAGAAAAAGCACCACATTACACGATTAAGCATGTTGACTCTACAATAAAAGATATACAGAGAGTATTTACTTTTGACAACACTTCTATATATGATGCATTTCAGGAAATATCAGAGGAAATAGGATGTTTATTTGTGATTTCGCAAAAGTCTGATGAAAACGGTTATCCAGAAAGAGGGATATATGTTTATGATTTGCAAAACTATTGTAATGAATGTGGATATCGCGGAGATTTTAATAATGGCATATGTCCTAAATGTGGAAGTGCAAACATAACAAGTGGTTATGGAGAAGATACTACCGTGTTTGTATCAAGCGAAAATCTTGCAGATAATATCAAGCTATCTTCTGATACAAATCAAGTAAATACTTGTTTTAAATTAGATACTGGTGACGATTTAATGACTGCATCAGTTATGTTAAGTAATCCAAACGGAACAGAATATTTGTGGTACATACCAGACAATATTAAAGATGATATGTCAGATGAATTAAAAGATGTACTTAATAATTATGATGAGTTATATGCGTATTATCAAAATGAATATCCTGTGTTGATAGATGAGGATTTATTAAGCCAATACAATTCTGTTGTGGAGAAATATCAAGATTACGATGAGACAATAAATGCATTAAGCAATGAACAAGGTTTCAGTTCTCTTATTGATATTTTATATAGTGCATTAGATTTTCAAATATATTTAAAAAGTGGATTATTGCCAACAGTAGAAATGTCAGATACAAACGCATCAGAACAAGTAGAGTTGCTTAATAGCGAATCTCTATCTTCTATCTCTATTGCGAATTTGCATTCTGCTTCAAGTTCAACAGTAGATTTAAATGTATTGTCTTTAGCAAAAGCTATTGTACGTTCTACTTATCAAGTAAAAATAAAAGAGTCATCATATGATTCAACGCTGTACATTTGGCGCGGAAAATTTTCAGTAACTAATTACTCAGATGAGGATGATACCGCTGAATCAGAAGAAATAATGATTGAGATAGACGATGATTATTCATCCTTCATAAGACAGAAAATTGAATATGTGCTAAATAAAGAAAAAACTGATGAATGTGATGTATTGGTTTTGTTTAGTAAAGCGTGTGTTTATTCACATGCTACATATTCAGGAGAATTTGTAGACGAATTAAAAAAATACTGTTTGAACCAATTACAGTCATTCCATGAAAATTGTCAGTCGTGCTTAGATATCCTTGTCGAACAAGGAATATCTGATAATGAAACTTGGCTCAACGCAGAAACAAATCTATATGAAACATTTTACGAAGATTACTATACAAAATTAAAAGCAATCGAATGCGAAATAGCTTTACGACAAGACGAAATCGAAATAATAGAATCAGTATATAACGAAGCGTCTGAGATAAGATCATTAATTCAAAAGAGTTTAGACTTCAAAGAATTTATCGGTGATGATTTATGGAAGGAATTTTGTTCTTATCGGCGTGAAGCAATTTATTCAAATCGAAATTATATATCTGATGGATTAACAAATCCACAGCTATTAGAAAGAGCGAGAGAATTTATAGACGTTGCAAATAAAGAACTTATTAAATCCGCTACTCTTCAACATAGCATTGATGCTACATTAAAAAACCTTTTGGCAATTAAAGGATTTGAACCGATATTAGATTATTTCTGTGTCGGTAATTGGATAAGAGTAAAAATTGACGGTGAAATATATAAGCTGAGATTGATAGGGTATACCGTAAATTTTGACGATATAGATTCATTATCTGTTGAATTTTCAGATGTAATAAATAGTGGTAATGATGTATCAGATTTAAAAAGCATCATAGATCAAGCAAGTAGTATGGCAACGTCTTATCAATCTATTGAACGTCAAGCATCAAAAAGTGAAGAAACAACGGAAATTGTAAACTCATGGTTTGAAGATGGTTTAGACGCAACGCTTACAAAGATTGTCAATTCTGCGATAGGACAAGATATGTCATTTGATGAACATGGTCTGCTTTTAAGAAAATTCGATCCTATCACGGAAGATTATGAAGATGAGCAAATGAAACTCATTAACTCTACCATTGCTATTACTACTGATAACTGGCGTACTACAAAAACAGCCATAGGAAGGTTTCATTACATTAATCCTGTAACAGAAGAAATGGAAACCGCATATGGTATAAACGGTGAAACAATCGTGGGAAAAATGATTATCGGAGAAACACTTGGCTTATATAATGAAACAGGTTCGTTGACCTTTGATGAAAACGGTTTATCTGTCTCAAATACAAACAATTCTTTTATTGTAAATCCAAGCGCATCATCCATCGTTGAAATATTAAAAGGTAATTCATCCATATTTAATATCAATACAGATGGTGATTTAAATCTTACTGGTAATATAAATGCTAAAAGTGGCACTATAGGCAGTGTGAATCCATTTAATATTTCAGATAATGGATTTGACGGATATTACACTGCCACATCCGGCGAATATAAAATTTATCAGCAAAATGAAAGAATATTCCCAAATGCAAATGACGAATATGATACGTTTACTATTTCATATGAAAGACAAAAAGACCCTGAGAACGACAATGACAACACTTCATTAAAATTGTTGTATATAAGTCTAAATATAATGTATTCATATGAGACAGAAGAAACAGATGATGATATCGTTATTATTGACGATTTAGAATTGTATGATGATTCAGATGAAGATGAGCAATTAGTAGGAAGTTCTTCAAGTGGAACTACTACAACAACCACAAATACTGTTACGAGAACAAACTATATAACTGTTCCTATTCTATATTCAGAAGTAGATGTTTCAAATGAAGTAGTTATTACCTACCCAACAAACAATGTACATTACAAGTACGAGCATGATTTCCATGAAAACGACATGGATACATACATCAAAAATCTTGTAATAAACAATGATGCGAATCTTGGGAGCAACTATCCTCTTACTGATATTACAATTCTTGATGTTTTTGCATTTGTAAGGTATGGTCGTAGTTTTGCTCAATTTAATCAATATACGCATATCGGAAGTGACTACTTTAAATACGGTGAATCATTTCGTATTGAAGATGGCAATGTTGTTGTTAAAGATATTGAAGTTGACAATATAAAAGTGAATAACGACATCATAGTAATTAATAGTATCAGTTGTAAAAAAGATGATGATATAACTTTTTGGAGCATAAGCGGTAACGCAACAGATGAAAATGGATACCTTGAAATATCTACGTCATACACAAATGATAGTTTAGATAATGATCGTCATTACATACCAATTCGCATAAAACAATATAATTATATATCAAATCATTGTTATGAAAGAACGCTTCAGCTATTAGATAAAGACGGAAATACAAGGATTCCGAAATCATTAATATGTACTTCCTTTAAAGCCAACACATCAAATGGATATATTGATTTCGATGGACAGGTTTCTTTGAATAATAAAACAACGTGGCTTGGTCGTTCCACCGTAGGAACTGAAAGACGTTTAAGGATTTCTTCTGCAAATTCTAATGGCACTTATGCGCATGATATGTTTATTTATGGTGGTAATGCTTCATCAAGAACTGCATTCGGTATTTTTAATGCTATTGCTAATAAAGCGATATTTTTATATACAGATGATAATGATTCTATTTCTGTAGCAAACGCATCACACTTCTACTTTAAAGATTGGAGTGGAACAGTAAGAAAGCCATTGGCTTCAGCTACGACAGATACAAAGAGAATGGCTTGTATAGGCTCAAATTCAAACGGTCTTATTCTAATAGGTCAATGGGAAACATCTAATTTTTCAACAAAATATTTATCTGTTCCATCATCCGATATACGATTAAAAAAGAATATAGCACAAACGGAAATAAAATCTGCAATAGATGTTCTTAATGAGATATCATTGCGATCTTTCGATTGGAAAGACGGAAAAGGTCATCAAAAAATAGGTTTTATCGCAGATGAACTTGAAAAGATAGATGATAAATTATCAATCGGTGGTGGCTATAACAAAGATGGAACTATGAATGTTAAAAGTGTAAATGATTTCTATATGCTTGGTTATATTGTAAAAGCAATACAGGAATTGTATGAAATGATAAAAGAGGGAAATAAATGAAAGTAAAAAATATTGATTTAATAGGTATGGTTCGTGTTCTTGAATACTATTCAAAAAAGAAATTGCCACAAAGAATTAGTTTTGCAATTACAAGGAACATGATTTTGTTAGCAAAAGATATTGAATGTTACTCAAAATCATTAGAAAACATTTTTGATAAGTATAAAGAATATTTTGTTAAAGATGAAAATGGCAACATAAAATACAATAATCAGGGAATACCCATTGTTGATAAAGAACACGTATCGACTTACGGAAATGAAATAGGTGAATTACTTAATATTGAAATCGATGTTGATCTATATAAGATTGATATTTCTGTATTTGATTATGATGATAATGATAAATATGATTCTCTTTCAGCAGAGGATATAATCAGCTTACAAAGCGTATTATGTGATTCATCTTATAGCAAGTGATATTATAGCTGCTATCAATTTATATTGGTGGCAGCTATTTACATGTAACTTATAAACATTATTTTAAACATATGGAGAAGTGAACTATGCTTAAAGGAATACAGAATTTTTTAGAATTTGTTAATGAAAACTGGACTACTATCGCTGTAATCATTGGACTGTGCCTTACTATTGCTAAAAAGGTAATTGACTTTGCAAGTCACACTAATGAAGAGAGAATTATGATTGCAAAGCAACAGATTAAGGAAACTATCTTAAAGATGATTCTTGATGCAGAGTTAGATTTTAATGATTGGAATAAAGCAGGATCAATCAAGCGGTCTCAAGTAATTGGTATGATTTATGAGAAATACCCGATTCTTTCAAAAGCAGTTAATCAGAGTGATTTAATCGCATGGATTGATATGGAAATTAACGAATCTTTAAAGACATTAAAAGAAGTAGTAGAAAACAATAAAGTTGAGTAAAATCGTATGAGGTAAATTAATCATGGAAACAAGCACGATAATTCATGAATTATCTTTAATCCCAATAGGCACGATAGTTGCTTGGCTTGTTGTTTTAGCTGGAATTGTAACAACTATCATTACATTTACTATCAAGTTATATAAAGCATTTGAAAAGACACATGAGATAAGGGAAGAAAGTATTGAATTTAAGAAAATGATTCAGAGCCATGATGAACAATTAAAGTCCATCAGTGACAAATTATCGCACATTCAAAAACAATTAGATAAGCAAGATGAATCTGACTTAAAAAGTTTACGCTATGCTATTGTTCGTGCTGGTGAAGAATATGTTTCCAAAGGACAAATAACAATAAGACAATTACGGGCATTAGAAGAAATGTATGAAGAATACCAAGAAAGACATGGTAATGGATATGTTGCAACTCTAATGCTGAAAGTAAGAAATCTGCCAGTAATAGGCAAACTTGATGAAAATGACGATGATATAGAAGAATGATATAGTTTAAGAGAGTGGTTGCAATATGCAATCACTCTTATTTTTACAATTTAACAACAACTAAATAAAACTATCATTTTATTGTGATGATGAACACAATATATGGTGCAATAAAGCACAATATACACTATATATTGTAGTGTAAAATTGTAGTTTAATAGGAGAAGCGGCAAATCTGAAAAACCTTGTAGCAGGCACACAAGAGTTCATCCGATTTGTCTATAACCTAACTGGTGATTGGGATGGGCTTACAGTCTTTGCGCAGTTTATCCAAGATGGGGTTGCATATAATCAATTATTAGACTCCGAAAACTCCGCATATCTCCCATCAGAAATTGGTGCAGGAACGGTGACAATGATGCTTTATGGTAGTGGGGAAAATACTATCGCCACGACCAACTATTTAACATTAACTGTTGATGAAAACATCCTTATACAAGATGCCCATAGCACAGAGATTACAAGGAGTTTATACGATCAACTTGTAAGTATTGTCCAACAATCAATATCTACGCCTTTGTCTGCATCCACAGCAGATGAAATGACTGATACATCGCGAATTTATGTATATACTGGTAACGAAACTGGATATAATAACGGTTATTGGTATTATTATGATGGGTCTGAATGGCTTGCTGGTGGTGTTTATAATGCTGTTACTGTGCAGACAGATGCAAGTTTGTCTGTCGCTGGAATGCCAGCAGATTCATCAATGGTCGGTGCGAGATTGAACAATAACGAAGCTTACATTAGCATGCTTGAATCGCAAATAGCAGAACTTCAAGAGGCAATGTTAAACATTTCAATCGATGCTGATGATCTTGGTTTGGAACAGGATGAGGATACCTACTATGTGTATCCGACATACAAAGGTATCCGTTCAGAAAACGGTATTCCGCTTGCGTCATCAGGCGGTGGTGGCAGCGGCGGTGGAGATGTCATCTCTGCCATACTCAATGTTACTAATACAACAGGGTGGCTCTCAAAAACTATCGCTTCTGGTTCTGATTGTGATATTTCACTTGTATGGTCTTCAACGGAAGATGGTATGCCTACAGGTGATGGTAACATCCGCATTTCAGTTAACGATGTCGTTAGAACAACTTATCAAATTTCTCAGGGAAACGTGTTTGTCAATCTTGCCCCATACCTTGCAACAGGTACAAACAAGGTGAAAGTGCGTATTTCCGATACATACGATCAGGGCAAAACAATCACGTTTAACATTACTTCGATTGCGCTGTCAATTACAAGTACGTTTGATTCGTCTACGGTTTACAGCGGTGCAATAAGTTTTCCGTACACTCCTGTTGGTGCGGTCGAAAAAACAGTGTATTTCATTCTTGACGGTCAGACAATTGGTACGCAGACAACTCAGGTATCAAACAGACAGATGTCATATACGATTCCTTCACAGATTCACGGAGCGCACTCATTAAGAGTGTATTTTGAATCCACAATTAATAACGAAACAGTACGAAGTAATGAGTTGTATTATGAATTCCTGTTTGTGGATTCACTAACCACAGCACCGATTATTGCATCTTCGTTTAATACAAAATCAATGCCACAGTATTCGACCATTGCACTTCCGTTTCTTGTGTATACACCTGCGACTCTCACATCGAATGTTACGATTAGCGTAAACGGAACAGTTGTTTCAACGCAGACGGTAGACAGGACGGAGCAATCGTTCTCATATAAGGCAAATCAATATGGAACGCTTACGTTTGTAATTTCTACAGGTAATGTGTCGAAGACTATATCTCTGACAATTACAGAGTCTGAAATTGATGTTAAAGCCGAAACAGAAGACTTAGCACTGTATCTTTCTTCGCAGGGCAGAAGCAACGCGGAATCAACTCGTAATGTTTGGACGTATGGCGATGGAGCCAGTCAGATCGCTTGTACACTTAGCGGATTTAACTGGGTATCTGACGGTTGGCAGACAGATGATGACAATACAACATTGCTTCGTGTTTCTGGAAATGCCAGAGTTACGATTCCATACAAGCCGTTTGCACAAGACTTCCGTACAACAGGTAAGACGATTGAATTGGAGTTCGCAACCAGAAACGTACTTGATTATGATGCGACAATTCTTTCATGTATAAGTGGTGGCAGAGGTCTGGAACTTACACCACAAAAGGCAACATTGAAATCAGAACAATCTGAAATCAGTGTTCAGTACAAAGAAAATGAACATATCAGAGTCACGTTTGTCGTAGAGAAGCGTGCTGAAAACAGACTGGTATTTGTATTTATCAATTCAATTCCATCGGGAGTAATTGAGTACCCGACCAACGATGACTTCTCACAAATCTCGCCTGTTAATATCGCTATTGGCTCAAATGATGCAACAATCGATCTGTATTGTATCAGAGTGTATGACAACAATCTGACACGGCACCAAGTCCTTGACAACTGGATCGCAGACACAACAGATGGTTCAGAAATGCTCGATAGATATTCCAGAAACAATGTCTATGATGCATACGGCAATATTACGATTGCGAATCTTCCGAGTTACATTCCGTATTTCATCCTTGATGCCGATGAACTTCCGCAGTACAAGGGTGACAAGAAGACGATTACCGGAACATATACAGACCCGATGTATCCCTCTAAATCATTTACGTTTACTGGATGCCAGATTAATGTACAGGGTACTTCGTCTGCACCGTATGCGAGAAAGAACTACGATATGCAGTTCAAGAACGGATTTGAACTGACATCTGGTCATGCAAATCAGTATGCCCTTCGAACAGGCGCAATTCCGTTTAATAGATTCGTTTTAAAAGCAGATGTGGCATCTTCTGAAGGTGCAAACAACGTGGAATTGGTTCGCCTATATAATGACGCTTGTCCGTATAAAACTCCAGAAATGGTCGAAGATTCGAGAGTTCGGTGGGGTATTGACGGATTTCCGATTGTAGTTTTCTGGAACGATACAGCAACAGGCACAGTAAAATTCTTAGGCAAATACAACTTCAACTTACCAAAACGCGCTCCTGCTCCGTATGGTTATTCAGAAGATGGAACAATGGAATCATGGGAGTTCCAGAACAACCGTGATGCGCTTATGTTGTTCCAGTCGGATTACTTCAATATGGAAATGAGAACTGATCCGGATACAGGCGAAACAAAAGAAGCATGGCGGTTTGACTATGAAGCACGTTTTCCGTCTGATGAATGGACAGACATCAGCATCCTGCAAGAATTCCAGACATTTGTTTATTCAACATGGAGACAGAATGCGCCGAATACTGCACTTCCTACTTCTGTAACATATGGCGGAGTAACATATACAACCGATAATGCCGATTATAGGCTTGCGAAATTCAAAAATGAATTCCCGACATATGCGGAACTTGACAGCTTTATTTTCTACTATATCTTTACTGAGCAGTTCCTGATGGTAGACTCTCGCGCGAAGAACCTTTTCATTGGTTTTAACGGATCGCCTGTTACAGTAAGCGGTAGAAAAGCAACCAGAAAAGCAACTGCGCAGCCATATGATATGGATACCGCAATTGGAACAAACAACGAGGGTTCTCTTGTTAATAGCTATAATGTAGAAGATGCGGATTACGGCGGTGTGTATACAGGTGAAGGATCTGTACTTTGGGAAAATATTCGTGATGCGTTCAATACGGAAATCGTACAAATGTATCAGTCACTCAGAAACCAAGGCATCCTGTCGTTTGACACTGTTGAAACACGATTCGAAGAACATCAAAGCATATGGTCAGAAGCAATTTGGCTTGAGGATTCGTGGTTCAAGTATATTGATCCGCTTATTAATCCAGACGCAGGTAAACAGCCAACATCCATGTATCTGCCGATGATGCAAGGCTCAAAGGAACAGCAGAGAAAATGGTGGCTCTCAAACAGATTCCGTTATCAGGATTCAAGATGGCATTGCGGAGATGCATTGCTTTCTCCGATTCAGTTAAGAGCATACTCTAAAGGCAATATCACGGTCACACCGTATTTTGATATTTATGCAACCGTCAGATATGGTACTCCTATAGTCACGCAAAGATCGACACACGGTCAGGCAACAACGCTTGTTTGTCCACCAGAAGTAACTACGTTTTACGACACTGAGATTTATATTTACTCCGCTCAACAGATTGCAAGTGTTGGAGATTTGTCGCCACTTAAAGTGGGATTGGCAGATTTCAGCGGTGCAATCAACTTGCAGGAAGTAAAACTCGGTGATTCAAGTAGCAGTTACAATAACGACTGGCTGTATCAATTAAGTTTCGGTAGTAATAGATTGCTCAAGAAAATTGATGTGAGAAATTGCGCAGGTCTTGGAAACACCAACATAGAAGGTCACACACAAACCACCGTTGATATCTCTGGGTGCGAAGTCATCGAGGAAGTCTATTTTGATGGAACAAACATCAAAGGACTTACGCTTCCGAATGGCGGTGTCTTAAAAGTCCTCAGTTTGCCAAGCACCATCACAGGTCTTGTTGTGCAAAATCAATCTCAGTTGACCACATTCTCTGTCACGAACAACGACTATAGCAACATAGAAACACTCCGCATTGAGAATTGTAGTTCCGTTATCCCTGTTATGGATATTCTTGACGATATTAAACAGGGTAGTCGTGTTCGTATTATTGGCTTCACGACAACAGCAAGTGGTGCATCTGATGCGGCGAAAAAGACAGATATCGAAGAGTTCTACGCATATCTTGACACAATGCGCGGACTTGACGAATACGGTAACAACGTAGCCACTGCACAGGTTCAAGGCATAATCACAGGCATTGACACGCTGACAGGTGCATGGCTTGCACAGATGAAAGCAAAGTACCCATACATCGACATTACATATAACCACATCACATCCAACCTCTTCTATTACAACGGAGAAACATTGTACTATACAGAGTCAATCACAGACGGTGCAAATGGTGTATACACTGGCACTCCTACAAAAGCGAACAGCAGTGATGGTCATTACAGTTATACATTTGCGGGATGGTCAAAAGACGATGACAACACGGTCGATGCAGATGCAAGAACAAACGTAACGGCAGACAGAAATGTTTACGCTTGCTACACAGCAAACGTTCGCAAGTACACCATCACATGGAGAAACAACGGCACGACTATCAGGACAGATACAGATGTCGAATGGGGAACCAAACCTGTATGGGGACAGGCAATGCCATCAAGCGGTGGACAGACCGCAACAGGTTGGGATTACGATCTCAATGTCGGTATCACAGGAAACACGACAATCAACGCAAAATACGTTCCGCAGTACACTGCTACATTCGTATTGGCGGCAGTTGACAGTCCGACAGGAAGTCAGTACACACTGGCAAGTCCGAAGTTCGATGAAGGTAGCACACCTGTATATAGTGGCGAAACACCGACAACAGCACAGGGCGATTCGACAGAGTTCACATTCACAGGTTGGAGTCCTGCACTCGCGCCGATCTATGCCAACACAACATATGTTGCACAGTTCCAAGACAACAGAGCAGTTACGATTCAGTATCTGTCGCGTAATATTGCTGAGTATGAGTCCAGTAGCAATACGACATTTGCGGCATATGGACTTGGCTATGCAACGAAGCTGACGAGCGCGAAAGCACCTGTGACATCGGTAGCTGAATATGCGTTCGCAAATGATACGAATCTTGAGGTTGTGGATCTGTCTGCTACATCTGGTGCGGTTACGATTGCGAGCAATGCGTTCAGCGGATGCACGAATCTGCAACATGTAATCATCAGAAGCAGTACGATGGCAACGCTGAGTAGTACAAATGCTTTTACAGGCACGAAATTTGCTTATGGTGAAGGTGTGGTATATGTACCAACAAGTCTGGTAGCAACGTACAAGGCAAACACCAATTGGTCTAATTACAATATTGCAGATATCAATGATTATCCGATAACTGACCTCAGTACAATTACGGATAGTTGGTCAACGATTATTGCGAATAACAATTATGCGACAGCTTACACTGTTGGAGACACGAAACTCGTTGATCTTGGCACGTTTGGCAAACACTACTTCGAACTCGTTGCAATGGATGAAGACACTAAGGCAAGTGGCGGCAAGGCTAGGATGACATGGATGAACAAAAACTTCCTGACTACACATGTTATGAATACAAGTAACACTACCACAGGCGGTTATGATGCATCTAACATGAAATCTTGGCTTACAAGCGATGTCCTGCCACAACTGCAAAGCGAAATCAAGAATGCAATTGTACCTGTCACAAAGATTTCAGGTACATACGAAAATAGCGCGGTTGTTGTCAACGGTCAATCAACCACAGAATCGTTGTGGATTCCATCTGAATATGAAATATTCGGAACAACAACATATGAAAATACAGGAGCGCAGTATTCTAAGTTTGATACTGCCGCAAAGCGCATCAAGTACAATCCTGCCACTGGCTCCGCGAACAACTGGTGGCTCCGTTCCGCTAGCAGTGCGAGCAACTTCCGGGGCGTGAATGGCAACGGTGGCGCGAACGTCAGCAGCGCGGTCAGCGCGTATGGAGTTGTCCTCGGCTTCTGTATTTAACTAATCTATCAATCTAGGGAATCAGGGACAATTTGTCCCGATTCCCCTTTTTAAATTAAGAAAAGGAGGAATATATATGCCAGCACCAAAATCAGTGCTACGAGAAGAAAAGCGTCCGTTTGCTCCAGTCGATACCGCGAATAGGTTATTTCGCAAAGTTTTGCAAATATCCATGAAGATGCCAAAGAGATATACGTACTTAGTATTACAGGAGTTTTTAAATCATGCACGACAGGTCAGGGACAATGCCAAGATGGGCAACTCGGTATTTGCGACAAATGACCATGAGAAACAGATTCGTATCGACTATTGGATTCGCGCAAGAGCGGAACTACAAGCGTTGGCGAGTGGATTGGATGATTTTCTTGAGATGCCAGATACGCTGACATATAAAGACTCCGCAACTGGTAAGACAAAAGGTGTTACGCTGAATGAGTTAGGAGAAATTGCAGATCTCATTAATCAGGAAACGGCACTTATAACCAAGCAATTAGAAATCGAAAGAAGCAAATAGGTTATCGACTACAGGGGTGGCTCCGCGAACAACTGGTGGCTCCGTTCCGCTAACAGTACGAACAACTTCCGGTACGTGAATAACAACGGTAACGCGAACAACAACAACGCGAACAACGCGAATGGAGTTGTCCTCGGATTCGGCGTGGTGAATCAAAGTAACCTTCGGTTGAAATCAGTATCACGCAGAAGGAGCCGATAACCTTCCGATATGGTAAATAATCACCCTGATACAAGTGAGCGGACGCTTCTTGCATGGTTGAGAACTGAATGTCATATCAATTTCATGGTCACTTGTTACGCAGTTAGAACGATATTCCAGAGAATAATACTGTACAGGATGAAGAAAAAAAGAGGTAATTAATATTGACTAGCAAAGAACGGCACGAGGCGCGTTATCAAAGACGTAAAGCCAAACGCCAAAAAGTAGAAATCGAAAGAGCAAATAAGTACACACGATGGGACGATACATTTGGTCTTGCACCATTGATTGACGGTTACAAGTCCTGCGCGAAAGCATCAAATAAAAGGACTGCAACTCAGATATGGATGAACAGTCTTGTGACCAACGCAAGAAAAGAGCAAATCAAACTGGCTAACGGTAAATGGAAAAGTCGTGGATTCAATAATTTTGAAATCAAAGAACGTGGCAAATGGCGAAAGATACAGAGCGTACATATCTCCGAAAAAGGTATTCAAAATTCTCTGTGCAACAACAGTCTGATTCCTATCCTGCGACCGCATCTGATATATGACAACGGCGCGAGTCTGCAAGGTAAAGGAACGGATTTCGCACTGAACAGATTTACAAAACATCTGCACGACCATTACAGAAAACATGGACGCAAAGGTGCGATCTACTTCTATGATTTCAGCGGATACTTTTCTAACATACAGACAGCACCGCTTGTTGAACATGTTGCGCAGAAGGTCATTAACGAATCCATCATGAAGATGTTCAAGCAGTTTGTCTATGCATTTGGCGAAACAGGACTTGGGCTTGGCAGCCAAGTATCACAGATATCGGCAGTATTCTATCCAAATAAGATTGACCACTTTGTAAAAGATCAGCTTGGGATTCATGGATACGCCAGATATATGGATGATGGCTATATCATTTGTGAGGATATCGACAGGTTGAAAGAGATTGTCAGAATGTTCGAACAGAAATGTGATGAACTCGGAATTATTCTGAACCGAAAGAAATGTCAAATCATCAAGCTGACAAAGCAGTTTATATTCCTAAAGACAAGGTTCTTTATTACGGAATCGGGCAAGGTTGTCAGACGCATCGGAAGGATGGCTGTCAAGAAGGAACGGCACAGGCTTCGCAAGTTTAAGAACTTTATGAGCATGGGATTGATGCCATTTGAGGAAATATACTACAACTTCCACTCATGGTTGTTATCTCAGAAGCGAGGCAAACCGTTCCATGTATGGGTCAACATGATTCGATACTTCGATCAGTTGTTCAACACGGAATACAAACCGCCAAAGACTAAATGCAGAAGACACAAGGTATTGGCATACGCATCGTTGTGTGCGACTAGAGAGGTTTAAATATATGGCAAATACAAGAGACACAATTGGCGATCAAGCTACAGTCGATGGACTTGTCAATCATACGCTTACATCACTGGAAGAAGATGGCATTGGCATCATCGGGGATCGTGCGTTGTACAACAATACTGCGCTTACGTCTGTAAACTTCCCCAATGCGACATCAATTGGCGAGTATGCGATGGCAGGATGCTCTGCCTTGCAGACTGCTCTGGTTCCGAAACTTGCAACATCTGGTACATACGCATTCAACAACTGCACATCATTAGAGTCAATCTCCATGCCGCAACTGGCTACGGTGAGCAACTATATGTTTGCAGGATGTTCAGCACTGTCAAGTGTATCAATTCCGAATGCAACGCGAATCAACCAGTATGCATTTCAGAATTGCAAAGACCTGACATCTATTGATCTTGATGGTGTGACCAATATCGGTAACTATGCATTTAGCGGTACAGGTATCGGCACGCTTGTCATCCCTGATGCAACATCGCTCGGCACATATCTGTGTCAGGGATATCGCACAGGAGTTGTTGACCAACACAAGACTGTCGATCTTTCAAGCAACAGATTCAATGGCGCGAATTCACTTTGTCACTTGATTCTCAGAAGCACGACAATGTGTACGCTGACAACTAATGCGCTGACTGGCACAGCGATTGCCGCAGGAATCGGATGGATATATGTCCCCACGGATTTAGTTGCAACGTATAAGGCGGCAAGCAACTGGTCAAATTACGCAAGTCAGATTGTTGATATTTCGGAGTATCCAAAGGCGTTGCAGGATGAGACTATTTCAGATTCGTGGAGTACGATTTTCGCGAATGAGGATAATGGGACTTACAAGACGGTTTATTCTCTTGGTGATATCAAGTACATGTACCTTAATGGCACGCCGATGCCGATGCAGATCGTAGCGTTTGATGAAGATACTTCGAAGATATCTTGGGTGTGCAAGAGTATTTTGGACACACATAACATGAATCCAACTGGTGATACAACAGGTGGTTGGGCATCTTCTAATATGCGTGCATGGCTGAGAGAAACCATCTATCCGATGATCGACTCCACTATAAGAAATCGAATTGTTGCTGTAACGAAAAATTATTACGATGCAAAAACAAGTAGCAGACTCACAATATCTGATACTGTTTGGATTCCATCTGAATATGAAATTTTCGGAACAACTTCATACGAAAACAGCGGTACATTATATACTGGAGTATTCACAGATGCTACATCTCGCATTAAGAAATACGGCTTAAACGGCTCCGCGTACAGCTGGTGGCTCCGTTCCGCTTACAGTACGAACGGCTTCCGGTGCGTGAATAACAACGGTGGCGCGAACCGCAACGGCGCGGGCAACGCGAATGGAGTTGTCCTCGGCTTCTGCACCTAATCTAATAATTTAAGGAATCAGGGGGCGATTTGTCCCCGATTCCGTTTTGTGAGGTGAATATATGAGTTTCATAACATCCAAAGATTATTTGAAGAAGGATTACAGATATTATTTTTATAGACCGCTACAACAAGAGAATACGGTCAAAACGAAACACGAACCAGATTGGGAATTCATCACAAGCACAAATGCCGCACTTTTCAAAGATTACGATAATTTATCATTCGACAAAATGTCTCAGGAACAACCTAGCGGAATGACGGATGATGAGGAATTTGAATACCGTCTAGCAAATTCTGATTCATATTTTAAATACCTGTTCGAAAAAGGATTTGTATCTATCTCTACCAAAAATAGGCGATATCGTGTGCAGTTTGGTGATATCTATTATCTGAAAAACGGCGAGAGGATTAAAGCATGACAAAAAAACTTATCGCGAAGGAATTCAACGTTCCTGAGTCAAATGTGGTAAAATTACCTTTTTACAAAACTCCAGATACAGAGGATGAACTCAATAGATTTGAAAACTCAGACCTGATTGAAGTTATGCCAACAGGAAAAGTAAACGCATATGGATATCCAATAAAGAATTATAAAGTGAAATGGAATCGTTCACAAAAAGCGGAATGGAACCGCTTAGAAAGGAGACACAAATGATAGTTAGAGAATATTTCCGAACAAGAACAGATGGTGTCAAACTGTATAGGACGTATAGTGACGCCAATAAATATCTAATCCAGACAGATACAGGCGACATTTACGAAGATGCAATTGATGTTGAGGATACGCCACATACCTATGAGGAAGGTGACGATATTCCAACAGAAAATATCTCGAATGAAGAGTACGCACAGGTCGGTCGCATTTTGATGGGGGTACAAGATGAGTAATATTATTGAGAAAGCAGTACAACTGCGCAAGGTTATCGAACAATTGGCTGACAACCTGACGGATACAGAAGCGGTCGCAAATTCTGAACTGTTTCCGAAATGGCAAGCTGGAGAATCATACGCAGTCGGAACCAAAGTGCAATACAATGGCACGCTTTACAAATGCTTACAGGCACATGACGCACAGGTTGATTGGATTCCGGTGGATGCCTCATCTCTGTGGGCAAAAGTCCTGATTCCAAATCCAGATGTTATCCCTGAGTGGGAACAGCCTGACAGCACCAATCCATATATGAAAGGCGATAAGGTCACGTTCAACGGCAAGACTTATGAGTCGCTAATTGATAATAATGTGTGGTCGCCTGACGCTTATCCTACGGGGTGGAAAGAAATGTGATCCCAAGGAGGAATAATAATGAAATGAATGATGAACAGAGAATAAAGAAAGTAATGATTGCAATTATCGTTGTTCTATTGACCGCCATAATATGTCTTGGAGCAATGATATTGCTTGACTTAAAAGAAACAAATAAAAGTGGAATTTTATTGACAGATGAAGGTCGAGAAAACATACAATTAAAGCCAATAACTATACAAGGGTTTTCTGAATTTCATGCGAAATCTGATGAAGTTACTCAAGAGTTCACTTTTTGCAATCCAAAAGACAATAATTGTTATATGGATATAGAATTTCTTCTTCCTGATGGCACAAAGTTGTTCGAGGTAAAAAGAATCGAGCCAAGATATGTCATCAAAAAAGTTGAGTTTTTAAAAACATTAAAAAATGGAATTTATGAAAACTGCACCTTTAACATAAATTGTTATTCTATGAATGACGATTCAAAATTAAATGGTGCTGCAATGAATGTAACATTATATGTGAGGTAAAGAAATGAATTTTGATATTAAAAAAATAATTTGTGCGTTCTTATCATTGGTTGTTGTTTTAGCAACTCCTGTATATGCAAGTGAAGAAATTGTTTCTGCGAATGTATCATATTACTGTGACGATTATTTCTATATACAAATACCATCAAACATTGTTGTTGGCGATGAGTGTCCTGTTACCGCAGTTGATATTAATATATCACCGACAAAAACAGTATATGTAGATTTAATTGGCGATCCAAATACTTACATTACTATTTACAACGAAAACAATTTATCAGAATCATTAGATGTCTATTTCTTAAATCATGATGGAAATAATTTAGAGCCTACAAATATGAATCTTGTTTCATTTGGTTATGGAGATAATGGTATTAGTAAATCATTCTCAACATATGTATCAGATACAACAGGGAAACAAGCCGGACAGTATACAGGAACAGCAATGTTCAGTATTCGTTGTGAATAATTGGAAGGGTATAAGAAATAAGAATCTTATACCCTTTCCTTTTTTAAATATAAATCTGTACCGATAGATTCTGCCACCTATGAATCCTGTCTTGTGGTCGTTTATTCATGTACTTCATGGCAAGTTCTTTGGTGAACAAAATATCTGCAATCTTAATACTGTTTACCGCGCTTTGCGTATTGCTGCCTGTGTTGCCATTAGCAAAATACGGAGAATTATTAGGCTGAATCAGATGGATTTCGTGATTCTTTCGTGTTCCATTAATCGTAGTAGTTATTTGATCTGGAATATATCTTAACTTCCACTTAAAAGTTGTATCATCAACTATTATGCACTCTACCATCGAGTCTATAATAAAGTCTGGTACTTTATCTTCTATGTCATAGTCAAGTAATTCTTCTATGCATGTTTTTAATAAATCAATACGATCTGATATACTTAATGTATCTTCATCCGTATTATCTATTTCACTTATCTGACTTTCAATGTTTGCTATTTCTAATTCTATTGCATGTTTTTTCTCAGCAAATATCTGTTTGGATATTTCACCATCCATCCTCATCTCAATCAAATTATCTAATTTCTTGTTATACTTGTCAAGATTGTTCCTTAAACTAAGTATTACATCTTTATGTTCCTCATCACATTTAAGATGTTTATTAAGTTCATTAACAGCAAGTTCAACAATGCCATCTTTATTAACAACTAAGTTTTTAAAAATCATAGTTGCCATAGCTTCAAGTTTCCATCCTGAAACTGTTGGAGTTGTGCAAATGTCTTCTATCGGAAGTCCTTTATTTAGTCTTGTCTTTACCGTTCCTGTTTGTACGCTACTATAACACTGATAACCGTAATACTTCTTTCCATTGTTACTGTCTTTATGCCACTGTCTTCTATTGAAAGAATGACCACAAATACATTTTAATTTTCTACACCATATGTCTACGCCTTGTTTGACATTCGATTGACCGCCATTTTCTACTCTTGAACTTGCTAATCTTTTCTGCGCCATCTCCCACTCTTCGAGAGATACAATAGGTTCATGTGTTCCTACTGTTTCAAACTGTTCTTTCTGTCCGTGATTATTTACTTTCTTTTGTTCAAGATAATCAGGCACATATTGTTTATACCAAATGATATATCCTGCATAAAACTTATTTTTCAAAATTCTACTTATCACCGAACAAGACCAGTTATATTTACCCATTGCTGTTTTTCTTTTTGCTTTTTCTAACTCAAACTGGATTTTTCTAATTCCCATACCAGAGTTATATAGTCTATATATCATCCGTACAGTTTCGGCTTGTTCCTCATTGATTACCATATCATTTCCGGCTTTATCATATCCAAGTATGCTGCCGTTCTGGAAAAACACGCCTTTTTCCATACTTGCTCTTTGTCCGGCTTTAACACGAATAGATGTTTTTCTACTTTCATCTTGTGCAAGCGTAGCCATAATAGTTAAACGTAGTTCGCCATCAGGATCAAACGTCCAAATATTATCTTCAACAAAAAAAACCTCAACACCTACTTTTTTTAATTGCCTTGTGTATTGTAAAGTATCTACCGTGTTTCTTGCAAAACGTGAAACTTCTCTTGTAATAATTAAATCAAAGGTACCATCTGTTGACTCTTCAATCATTTTCATAAATTGCGGTCTTTTCGTTGCAGATGTTCCCGTTATTCCTCGGTCAATATATTTAGCAACAATATTCCAATTTGGATGTGATTGAAGAATTATATCATACCAATCCATTTGATTATCCAAAGCATAAATTTGAGCCTCGTGTTCTGTCGAGACTCTTGCATAAATTACAATATTCCTTTTCTTGCTGTCATCCGTTCTCATATTACACCTTATGCTATCACATTATTCCGTTTGTTGCTATCATTATAACATGAGAAATCAGAATAATCAATTTTATCTTTATAGTCTTTCAAGATACTACAAAATGTTTTTTTTGATATATTTCCTTGCCTACATAACACTTCCATAATTTTAAGCATAATATATTCTGTTTGCGTTGCTGATTTATTTTTCAACAATAGTCAACTCCCTATTGATTGTTTTGTATAACTTAACATTATAAACAATAAGACACTTTAACAACTTGGGGCTATCAGTTCTTTCGGTAGAATAGGGCTGCTGTTATATGGCTTACTATCTTTATTTCTCACACAGGCATCCATCACTGTATAGTATTCTATAGTCTCGAAGGAGGATTTAACAAGCCTGTTTCTTAATACGTCAACCGCAAATGTGTCCGGCTCTGCTTGTGTAACTATATCTTCCATATCTAAAAACCTCAAATAAATGTATATTAACAAGAGCAATCATATGTTAATTGTTATTTCAATTATTATTGTGTATTATTTATAGATCATTATTATCTTTTATTGTGACTTATATAGTAAATATGATTGCCCTTGGAATTTTATCATATCGCATTCTCAGCATCTTCTTTTAAAAAGAATACTCTTTTCTGGATACCTTTTTTTGTCAGAATCAAATCTGGTTTTCCTCTGTAATAAGGGTCTGTATTTTTGCTAAAATAATAATGATCTCCTCTTTTGGGATCATTTCTTTTTATGAAATACAATCTCATTTCTTCAACATACGGAAAATGTTTATCACCATCTTGATAACATATAACATAGTAATTATTGCCAGAAACAGTTAAATCAACTATTCCATCTTGAATATACTTAACTGCTTCTTTTAATCCTTCGACAAATCCTTCTTTCCATTCTGTTTGTTCACCAATTTGGCATACTTCTATTCTTTTATATATATTTTCTAAGGCTCTTCTCATGATTTTGTCGTACTGCCTAAACCACCGTTTCTTATTCCGTCTGCATCATCATCGGTGGTTATTCCATACGGTACAAAGACACCTTGCATATATCCTTGTCCCTTTTTAATACTTATTGTTTTACCCTCTCTACTATCATTAGTGAACTTAGCAAAAATATGTCCTTCATTGTCACTGTTGTAATAATCACTATCTATGATTCCAACTGTATTGTCTAATTGCATACGATATTTAAAACCAAGACCAGAACGGGGATAACACTGTAATACCCATCCATCATTAATTTTTGCACGTATCCCTGTTGGAATTTTAATAGTTTCTCCGCTTTTTATTTCAATGTCTAATGGTGCAAAGAAATCATATCCTGCACTTCCAACGGTTGCACGTTTCGGAATTTTAATTCCGTCATAAATTGATTTAATCATCAAATCCAATTCTGATCCTATTGAGACTCTGTTATCAATAAGACTTAGTACAGAATTTTTATATTCATCGAACGATACTTTTTCAAACTTTGCTATTCGATCCATTTATAACCTCACTCTGTTTTAATATATAAACCACAATGACATGCACCTAATTTATCTTGTGTTAGAAATTCTTTACATATACATTTTGTATCTTCATTCTTTTCAATTTTGCAAGGGCAATAACCGCCATTTTCTTTAATTTTATCTCTAATACCTTTTACAAGTTTCTTATCATCAGATATTTTAAAACGCATTAGACAACTCCTTATTTACCATCATCTTCCATCTTCATCTCAAAATCAGTTTTAATCCTGCTATTCCATCTTTTAACGACATACTCAATTTTTGCTGTTTCAGTTTGTATTCCGCATTGTTGGCATTTGATAAACCATTTTGGGAAATTATACGATTTGTTATCAAATCTGCTGTCCGTAATAACCTTCGCATTTCCACCACAAAAAGGACATTTTTTTAACACATTTTCGTTTTCCATAAACATTCCCTATACATTATGAGATTTTCTTTGCATACTGATTATCGGATGTAAGCGCAACACCAAGAATTTCATCTAAGTGGCTTTCTTGATTTGGAATGAATCTCCCAAATTTCACAATCACATTGCTATACATTCTTTGTATGTATATAATCTTGTCAGCAATTTCTTCTTCCGTATAGCCAGTATATATAACGAATGTATCAAAGCATGATTCATGTATTCTAAAATGAAATAGCAAACCATTTAATTCACGCCAAGAATCAAAAGGTTCGAGTCCTTGACAAACAACGGATTCTGATATTGGATTATGTGAGTACCTATTATACAAATCACTAACAGATATTTTTATATCTTGTTCCTTTACGAGCGAAGAATTATGACAGTAATTACTACCATCTACTTCACATTTAAATGTACATTTTGGAAACATGATGGTCATGGATGGAACTTTGTAATTCACAAAGTCCTCATCCACTATTCCTTTTACTACAACATACTCAGATATTTGCGTTATAGTTTCGCTCATTGAATTTCCTCTGTTGTTTGATTAATTTTTTCCCATTTACGCATTTTATATTCATTGGTTCTTTCTGTTGACCAAGTTTTAATTGGTGTATAAAAGCCTACAATTCTTGTAAATTCTGTATTGACATGCTTTCCGCATTTCGGGCAAACACTACCATAAAACGCATGGTTTTCTTCGCAAGCCTGAATCTTTGTATTAAATGCGAAATACGTAACTCCTTGATCGGCAATGTATTCTGTCATTTTCCATGCTTTTTCAAAACTATCAAAAGGTGCGTCAATATTAGCATGAAGAATTGAGCCTCCGTTGCAATAACCATCAAACATCGCTTGTATTCTTATGCGCTCTTGAAGTGTAGTTTGAATGCCGAGCGGAACGAACTGATTACCGTAAAGAGGAAGATCATAAATTTTAGCTTTAGGATAGAAGAATTTATCTTTCTTCATTAATTTTGCTGCTGCGCTTTCCCCCGGTATTTGTTCTGTATTAATTTGATAATCACAATTATGTTCTTTGATAAACGAATCCGCTTCGCTTCTCATAACTTCAAATATCTTTCTTCCAAACTCTGATGCCTTTTCTGTATAAAAAGTATTTCCAAATTCATCTACGGTAACATAACCAAACTTTTTCATTGTTTCATAAATGCCGATAAAGCCTATAGTGTTGTACAAATGCTCAAAATCAATTAAGCCATATTTGAAATTTGGAAGTATATCTTTTTCAACATTCCTTTTTATAATATGTCTTACTGCATCAAGCGCACAAAGACAAACATAAACTCTATATTTGAGATTTTCTAAATATTCATCTTCGTTCTTAGAATCTAAAGCTATCCTTGCAAGATTAATTGTATTTACTTTAACAGAACCAACCTTTAGTGCTGTGCCACCAATCGAATTAAAATATCCAAGTTCTTCAATATTGCTTTTAAGCCTACAACAATTACTAAGTGAATTTACTGTACTGTCAACAAATAAATTACTATCAGACCATTGCATATTATGTTTAACCGCCCATATAGCAAAATCTTCATCGACAAACTTTTTATTCTGTCTTAACAATGAAATTGTGCTAACAGGGAATGTGAACATATTTGTATGTCTAATTTCTGCCATTACATCCATATACCATTTTTGGAACAAAATGATTTCTTCCTCATAGTCAATCATAAATGAACCATCTGGAAATTCTGATCCACCAAACAATGCTTCAAAATACTCATGATCGTATACAGATGTGTTTGTAAATGCGCTTTGCGAACCATCTCTTACATATGGTTGATTAACGGCATATATGAATCTCTGGAAATTTTGACGAGCATAGTATTCTTCATTGTGTGTCGTTTTAATTCCAAGATAATCATTGTCAACATCTTTCTTCCAAAAATAAAACATATAAGGAATTATATTAGGAAGTCCTACTGCGCCACTTGTGCGATTACATGTAAAACTTACATACTCTTTCACGAAATCAACAAATGTAGTAAGATGTTTCGCTGGCTCAGGATTTTGACCTTCAATGAAATAAAGTCCTTTTTCTGCTAAGTCCTTTAAATCATATGCAAAGCAATATGATCTAAATGTACTTGAAGGTGCATCATGCATATACAACAATCCCATCCATTCAAATCTAAGCCAGTCATTTGCGACTTTAAATCCAAACTTCTTTGAAATCTCATAATAGATTTTGTTAAATGCGAGAAGTTTTGAATGTGGTTTCGGCATTTCTCTTTCAAGAGTAACAATATCCTTATGACTTACATTTGAGTTACCGTCAATGCTCGAATCTGCTACAACGTCTTTATCAACGAAATTATCAATGAAATCAGTATAGCTTAACTGGTTATCATCAAAACCATTAAGACTCGCTATTTCTGTTCCAAACTCCGATTGAAGTTTGTTATATTGAGATACAAAATTTTTAATTAGTCTAATATCAATCTTCATGCATCATTTCTCTCCCACACCTTTCACCCATTCAACAGCTTTCTTAAAATCCATTATCTCGCCATCAACTTCTAACATGGGGGCAGACATAAATCCTTTTTCTTTCATTTCGTTTATGTCAGTAACTAATGTATACTCGATGCCTGAAGATGATAATTTCTTTTTCAGCACGTTGCATCGTGGACAATTTGTACTATAAAAAATTACTTCCATATAAATCTCCTTTAAATAAGTAAATATTCAACGATATATTTTGCTGCATCATAATAATCAAATTCTATTCTATGGCATGATTCTTTAATCCAAGGATGGAGTCCGTGTTCTGATCCTATACCAATAATAAATATGTACTTATCACCAAAACGATTGATGCCTTGTATTTCTCCTAATTCCATATGGCTACCGACAGTTGTTTCTATATCATGTAAATCGACAACAACAATGTCGCAATCATGCACTTGTTTCATTTCCCAATCAAGAATTTCTCTTTCTGATTTATGCAACTTATTCTCGTAATTGTAGAACAAAGGGGGATGTATAAATGTAATTTTGTTAATCCCATCGTATTGTTTTTCTACTTCTGACTGTAAAAATCTGCGCCAACTCATTTGCGCATCAAAAGAAATTCCACTCATTTTACCGCAAGTGTAGATTTTAATTTCCTTCATTAACTTTATTCTCCATTATCATTTCCGCTATCTTTGATGGGTGATATATATATGCCGGATTATTTAAAACATAATCCACCTCTATGTCTACGCCATCAAATTGACCGACATCGGAAAGATTTCTCCGATACGCTTCTTCGATATCATCACCACGATTAAGACAAGCTATTAATCTGTCTCTTCTTGGAACAGTAAGATATACAGAATAAATATTTTTTAAGCCATTTTGTCTAATTTGTCTTAACCCTTTTGGTGTCAGAACAGCGATTGAGTTATTCCGTAAATAGTCCTTTTTAGCACTTCCATATTGCCAATTATTATAGATTGCTGTCTCTGCAAAGAAGCCTCTTTCGTTTAACTCGTTAAATTGACTATCCGTTAGAAAATGATAATCAACTCCATCTTTCTCATATTCTCTTTTTGGTCTTGTCGTATATGTAATTATCTTTTTATACTGATACTGTTTTTCTAAAAAATCAGCAACAGTGCTTTTACCGCTTGCGCTTTCTCCTATAATTACTATCATATTTAATTCCCACTTGTAATTGATTTATATTCTTCAAAAAGTCCATTAAACTCAGGATTCTTGTTGGCATTTGCAAAATACTGATATTTTTCAATTTCTGCAAATTGTGTTATCATACTATCCATTTGTTTCTTTAATTCTTTTATTCGCTTCTTTTTATACTGACGGTCTGTATAAGCGCAAATATTAATATTGCAAACCATTTCTTTTTGAACATCTGCTTTATAATGTTCTTTGTATTCTTCTACAGATAATACTTCGATGACTTTCGCAACTTGGAAACCGCAACAAGTATCAACAAGAATTAAGTCACTTGTAATCTCTTCATATGCTTTAAAAGCATATCTTTTTGAATTATTAAGCACTTTTCCGTTATACATATAACACATTACGATATTGTAATTATTCATTGTTTTTGCTCCTTTCCATGATACTTTTTAAATTGTCTTTAGTAGGATATGCGCCACATGTCATTTTTTCTCCTTCTGGACACCAAAGAAGATGTTGACAATGAGGAACTAATTCAGATGCAAATTCAGGGTTTACATTTCCAACAGCTTCTTTTATAAGTAACGCAAGTTTTTTAATCTCAGGCTGCGCACGATTACACAATCTTTTATGCATGAAATGAATCAATGCTTCTGGAGTAAACCCGATTGTCAAAGAAGTTTCTGTTGCTCTCGGAAGAACGAAATTAGCACATTCATTTGCTCTTTTCTCTTTTACGCCAAATTCCTCTAATGCTTTTTTGATTTGCTTACGTGCATTTTCAATGTCACTCATTGCTTTTTTATAAATAACATCGGCTGTATGACACATTTGAATTTCTTGTGGTGTTGTATATGTAAAACCTTCTTTATTGATATATCTGAAACTTGCAAGATTCTTGATGATCTGGTCTGGACTTACATCAATTACTTTCTCGGAATATGAATCAAATGTGTAATTATCCATGTCCTCAAAAGGAAAAGAAACTCCAATTTCATGTCTCATACATTGTTCAGACGTTCCGCGATCAATATCGTCAATTCTAAACTTAATGTATTCACATCTGCTACCACTCATATGTCCATCTTTTTCACAAGACTTTCCTACACGTTCTGCATATTTTTCAGGTGTGTTATAACAAGTACATGCAAATACGCCATGATTTTTGTATAGATTTTTTAATACTTCTTCATTGAGAATTTTGACTTTCATCTTCCCTCCTTAATTATTTTGTATTATCTATTATTCATTATCAATGTGGCAATTCGCACGAATTACCACATAATTATTATAACATCTTATACCAATATAGTCAATTATTATTTTGATTTATCTATTAATTCTACTATATACCTACTTATATGTTAATTTTTTTATAATTCACGATCCACAATTCGTTACTACCCTCTACTGGAATAAATGCACCATCATTATTTCTTTTCATTTTTGGTTTGTATCGAGTACCATTTATCATAACGATGTCTCCTTCTATCAGTTTATTCTTGTTAAATGTTTTTTTATCTATCTTGCAATCAAGAGTAGTTCCATTTTTCAAGGAATACATCTTTAACTTTGGCGCATATTTAGTATCAACATATACTACACAAGCCAATCCAGAATACTCATCACCAATAATATCTACATATCCAAGATATTCAATCTGTGCTTTTATCTTATCTGATAAAGTTCTTTTGTTATAAGGTAATTTACCAGATATAAGGAGTAGTAACTTTCTACTATCAAGATGTGTGTACATCTTTGGTGATTCCTTTCCGGCGCATTGTTTAATCATATTTTCATCGATGCCGTATGTTGTAATAGTATCTTTTCGTATTTGCGATCTGCCGTTGAATATATCAAATATTTCACAATCTTTCATTAAAGAATTTGCGTCACCAAACTCATCAAAAAAATCCAACTCAATAAGTATTTTTAACTGTCTTGCATTTATGGTTGTCTTTTCTTTAATATCATATAGTAGTTCTATAAACGAATTATATTTGTTATCTCTTAATCTATATAATTCATCTGCTATTTGTGCGTTCATGTATTTGATAGATGCTATACCTTTGAATATTTCATTGGTGTCTTTATCAAAACTATAATTAGAAACAGAATGTCTAAACTTAATAGGTTTTAATGTAATTCCAAAATACTTTAATTCATTAGTTAATTTAAGCGTTCTTTTCTCATCATCTGAATAATAATTGAAAACCGTTGTATAGTATTCAAGAGGATAATGTGATTTGAGATATGCACCATATAGACTATCATAAGCATATGATAAAGAATGTGAAGCGTTAAATGAATATCTTGCTGCTTGTTCAACTACTGTCCACGTTTCTATGAAACCTTTATCAGTTCCTACACGTTCTCGCCATCCAGCTATCAGCTTTTCTTTTAATTCCGCTAATTCAGCTTCTTTGAATTTTTTCTTTGCAATTTTCTTAATTATGTCATATGATCCAGTTTCCTCAATTCCAAGCCAAATCAGGTACTTCATGATTAATTCTTGATAAATCATCCTATGTTTTCCTTCAACAAGAATGTTATCAAGTTCGTCAACACCTGTAGTGTACGGTTTTCTATTAATGAAATCATCCAGTAAACTTGCACACCCCGGACGTATGATTGCGACAAACGCAGACATTTCAGATACACTTTTAGGTTTATATTTTTTCACAATGTCAGTTGCGAAATCACTATCAGCTTGATTTATAGTACAAGTCAATCCTTCTTCGTATATCTTGAATGTTTTATCATCAAGAAGACTATCTAATTCTCTGATAGTAGGAATTTTTATTTTCGCAAGTTCACAAGTATCTTTTATAATCGCCCAAACAGTAACAGATAAATAATCATTTTTTAGATATTTGTACTTATCACAGTTATAGCCATCAAGTAAGCAGCACATCTTTTCTTTCGTATGAATTAACCCAAGTTCTCTTCTAACTGGTTTATCATATAAAACCATAGAGCATGGGGATTCTGATATGCTTTCTACTACACCTACGAATCTCTTACTATCTTCAATTAACTTCTTCCATTTTGGGCTATCTCGATAAGCATCTAAATCTTTGGCAACATCATCATACTCTGATATATTTTTACCTATACCTTTACAATATACCCTAAAAGCAGATGAATCTTGTAAAGGTTTCCAAGCAATCATCCATGCGCAATTTTCTGCGCCAAGCAAATCTTCTGTTGCTTTTATAAAAGGTATTCTATCTGCTGTGTTTAAATCAATATCAGGTAACGAACGAGTTCCTAAAATTCTTTCGACAGACATAAATCTTGTTGGAAATAAAGTAATCGGCGCATTAACCCTATCAATATCAGTAAGTCCAAGCATTTTTGTTATATAAAAACTTGGTGCTGATCCTCTCCCAGTGTTTGTGAGTTTACCGCCATATTTCTCTTGACCATTTTTAACAACATTGTAATCAATTAAGAAATAGTTTGCCATGTTGGTTTTTTCAACAATTTCTACTTCATATCGAATAGCTTCAAGATATTTTCCCCATTCGCTCCTTGGAATGTTTTTTCTTTCTTCTATCCATTTTTGATTTATTATGTCTTTTAATTCCGCTATTGGGTTTTGTGAAACAGAAGGAAGTTTAATATCGTCATTAATTAATGTAATTTCAGAACAATCATCAAATACTAATGTATTGTATAAAAGTTCTTCAGCTTTTTTTCGATCAAATATTCCTTGTTTTATGTATCGTTTAATAATAGTGTCGCTATCTGGATAATCCAAAATCATCCCATCTTCTTCTGGATAATGTCTATCCTTTCCTTTTAAGAAGATTTCTCTGTATATCCCATCTTCAGGCAAAATATAATGACTATCATTCGCATGAATCATATAGATGCCAGAAATCTTACTAAATTCAAACATTTCATTATTTACACGTTTTTGAAAATCAGTATTATGTGCTTGCATCTCAATAAAGAAATGTTTTCCAAAATGTCGATTTAATGCTAATAGCAATTCTCTATCTTGCCATATTCCGGCTACACATGCAGATGTAACTATAAAATCATTGGGATTTAAAGAAAACAATAATTCATCATCTATTCTTGGTCTGTAGTAAAACCCTGTATCATGTGCTTCTGACATTATATCGTTTAGCTGCATTACACCATTATTATTCCTTGCTATAATAATAATATGTTTATTGCTTCTATCTCTGTTGCCTTCTGCATCTGCAAAACGATTATGAACATAATATGCTTCTGTTCCATAAATCATTTTCAATCCATATCTCTTAGAACAGTCAAGCCATGTAAAGATATCGCCTTGAACGCCATGATTTGTAGTAAAAACAGTTGTATGACCTAACTCAACTGCTCTTTTGCAATAGTCTTCTTCTTTAACTATCACATCGAGACTCCACGGATTACCTTTATGGTCATGTTTATGATAATTATTATATCTCATTTATTCTTCCTGATTTATATATTCACAGTTTGAACGAAATTCACAAAGCTGCGTACAGTAGAAAAACTCCACGTTAGCTTCAAAATTAGTATCGGATTCTATTCTGCTTATAGTTTCTATAAACCATTGCAACGCTTCATAGTATTCTTCTTCAATGAAAGGTATTTTTGCAATTTTCTGGTCTTTAAAGTGATTCCACACTATCCATTTTGGGTACTCACCGTATTCATCATAAATCGCCTTACAGTACAAATACATCTGTCTACGATATTTTTTAAAATCATTTTCTGATTTTTTAAGAACGGATTTGCCATCTTTTTTAAATGGATATGCAGAACTTTTATGATCTACTATATATATATCTTTAGTTTCATTATGCCGTAAAAGCAAATCAATATATCCTATGAAATGATAACCGTTTATACTTATATTTATTTCTTTTTCTACACCAAGTATTTCAAAATCTTTCAACCATTCAAAATCTACGGATGCAAAATAATCAGCGCAAGATTCATATGCCTTATCCATAGCACTCTGCCTTGTTGTGTAAAACACATTATCATCATAATGTTCCATATAGTATTGCGGAGCATCATCAACGGTTAATTCGCCATTAAATATCTTTTCTAAAATAGAATGTACATAACTGCCAATTTCAGCGTAGAAATTACCTTCCGCAAGATATTGAGAATCATCATCGATAATATATTTTAAGTAGAAACTATATGGGCAATGATCGTAACAAGTAACTCTTGAATACGACCAACGCATATTATCTAAATTTTCTTTATAATCATTCATTATGTTACCTTTGTTTTACTGAAATACAATTCTTCCCATATTCCCTTAGTTAAATCTGCTGGTGCGTTTTTAGCCACTTTACCGCCAAGCAATCCTTTATCATCATATATTACATATACATTTGTTAAGCGTTTTAGAACGTCTATATTCATTTTAACTTTTTCTTGTGCATAGCTTACATCTGAATCATATGCGAATACGATATTTACTCGAAGTTTCACCAACAGTTTAAGTTGTTCATCTGTCAAAGTATGCTTCTCTGCTGATGCACTGTTTTTATAACCCCATCCAAATATCTTCATTACGGACTTTATAGATTCAAATATTATAATTTCGTTCTGTTGCTTTATGTAAGGGAGTGTGATATTCAAACCTTGAAAATAATCCATAGTTCCAACAGGATAATAATTTATATATTTTGGTATCCTTAGTTCTTTATAGTTTTTATATCTTGTACGACCTTTTATATTTATAAGATTTCCATTTATATCGTATACAGGATATACAATTCTATTGTCTCTGTTATTAATTTTTACACCAAACAAATCTAAAACATCTTGTTCTATCCCTTCATCTAACCACTCTGATATCTTTGATTTACTGTACTTATTCAATTCGCTTGGGGGAAATATGGTATGATCTATAATTTGTTTTTCTTGTAAAGCATTTCTTGTATTTTTCAAAAACGCTATTGTCTGCGATCTACACATTTTTGATAAATCCATATTTGCTAATTTTGCTGCTTTACTGACAGCATCATCAAATTTCAAATGTTCATAGTCCATTAAAAACCCAATGATTCCTCCAGAACGTCCACAAGAAAAACAATAATATGAATTTTTACTTGGAGTAATAGAAAAAGAGGGCGTTTTATCGACATGTAATGGACAGTGACCGAAATAATCTTTCCCTCTTTTTTCTAAATCAATAGACTGACTAACATACTCATATAAATCAACGCTTGCATTAATTTCTTGAAGCATATCATCATCGTATGTCATGCCTACCTCCTAAAAGTTCTTTTGTTTATCATGCTGTTTGACTTCAGAAATTGTCATTTTATCTCCGTCAAAATATAAGTCAATATATTCATTTTCGTCATCTTCTCGCATTTGTTTACCTAATCTATTAACATATATTTTCGCATAGGCATTTCCACATTCTGCCCCGTCTTTTACCATTTGCTCTTGTGTTTTCTGACCATATTTTATGCCTACAGAAAGATAACGATTAATTTTAATGCTATCTGCAACCTCGCCTTGTCTATTAAGTTGGCAAGCTGCAAGCACAGCGAGATTTAATTCTCCGGCTATTTTATTTTTTAAGAAGTCACATTTTGCACCTAAAACATTATAGTTTGTACCCGTTTCTGATTCGTTGCTTTTTAGATAATCAAACACGAGAAACTTAATCCCCATTTTATTTATCCATAGCTTACAAGTCGTATATAATTCATTATCAGACATTTCTGGTTTATATATATGTTTAAATTTTTGCTTCTTTATCCACGCTATGCTTTGTTTTATTCTTCTCTCTTCTTCTTCGTTATATTTGCCGTTCTTTACTTTTTCAATATCCACACATGAAAGATGCGCTAAAAGTCGTTCTACATATAAACGTGTTTGCATTTCAGTATCTACAACTAAAACAGGAACGCCGTTTTTTAATTTATGTACGACTTCATTCATAAGAATGATAGATTTACCTTCTTTATATTTTGCTTGGATCACAACTAATTCGCCAGTCTCATATGTAAAGTGATGATTAAATGATTTAAACTTAGATGGTATGCCATACATCCCATCATTAGTTCTTCTGCTTTCTATCTCGTGCCATATATCGTCAATTTCATCACCTAATAATTTAACGTCTGAACCGCATATGAAATCTGCTGTAACATTATCTAATTCGCCATATACTTCACCGCTTAGTTCATCAAGAGAAATATTTTTGTCAAAACATTTTCCTGAAAGTCCAATTAGTTTTTTATACAAGTCGCGCTTGAAAGCAAATTCTGTGATATTTTTTGCAAGCATCATATACTCTTCAAGTGAGTGCCTTGCAAGTTCTTTATATAGTTCAACAAATTCTTGAACAGAAGGGAGATTATATTTTTCTATTGTGTTTTTAACACCAGTGTTACTATTGAGTTTATTAGATAAATTAAGAGCATCAATGTTATTAATGCCCTCTTTTATCAATTCTTGAATCGCCCAATAAACACACCCGTTTTCTACATTATAAAAATGTCCTGCTTTAAGGAAAGTATCAGAGTGAAGAATATATTCAGGATGGAATATTAATGTACCAATAACACCGCTTTCAGATTGAATATCTGATAATTCCGCTATGTCCATTTACTGTCCTCCAAAAATATCTCCGAATTTCTTTTTTACCTCGCTTTCTTTATACACAAATGATGGTTCATCATTGTTTTGAATCTCTGCTTTCCCCTTGTTTGCTTCATACTCCTTAATCTTTTTTGCAGTTTCCCATTCTCTTTTAACTGTTTTATCTTTAACAGCATAAATAAGTCCGGGGGGATGATTTAGAAACTTTGCTTTCTTTTTCAATGCAAATAGTACATAGTCTGCATCCATCCCATCTTGATAAACGAGTCTGTTCACTATACGTACAAGCTGATTAAAGATAACATCCTTATCTATGAATCTATACCAATAATCATTAATTTCTGCTAACGTATCTTTTTCATGTTTGCACTCTGGATGATAATATCTATTTTTATCTTCTACGTATTGTTCAGTTTTTATATCAATTTCTTTATGTTCATGTTTGCAATGATTGTATGCGCATTTTTTTATATTAGCTTTTGCCATTTTCGACCTCTAAAATATGAGTAGCCTCCATATCTGCTTGATGGAGAGCAAGTGCTAATGGATATTTTTCATATGCTTGCCCTAATTCATTCCATTGAGAACTATCACAATATGCACCCATATGATATGTAATAGCCGTAATCTCTTCCATTGACAGTTTCATATACTGTAAGATAAATACAACACTTTTACTTCCATGTCCAAGTGGATATTTATTGTCTACTGTATAACATGGAACTGTTTCCCAAATATAATTACCTTTTGCATCATGTTTAACTTCACGAGGGCTTGCAGCGTTCACTTTATCTACATCATACGTTTTTTGATTTTTGTAATCACCAACGTAGTAATATGTTTTGCAAAGATCATGTAATAATGAAACGATTAAAATAGTTTCTCTTGTAACATTTTTTAAAACATCTTTCCAAATTGGCGCAGATAATTTTGCATTAAGGCACTCATATACATGGAGACTATGTTTTAGCAATCCACCTTCTTCAGCAAGATGAAATCTTGTGCTTGCTGGTGCAGTATAGAAATCTGACTTTCTTATAAAGCCGAGAAGGTTTTCAATACCTTCTCGCTCTATTTCGCCAAGTAACTCTTCAAATTTAACTACATAAGAATTTTCTACCATATCTATCCTTTCAAAATATATACCAATAAAATGTTGCTTTTATTGTAATGCTAACCACAATATATAGTGATATTTCAATTAAACGTCACTATATATTGTGTTACTGATTTTATGAAAATGGTAACTCTTCATCAATGCCATCAGGGACATTCATAAATCCGTCCGAGCCAAAATTAGTATTGGAATTGGCATTATTCCCTTTGTTATTTGAACTTCCGTCCTGAATCTCAAGTCCGAAAATTGTATAGTGCGGTGTGTAAGAAACTTTCCCATTTGGTGAAGTATATACATTTGTTACATCGCATGAAGAAATCTTAATAGATATACCTTTCTTTTCTTCAATATGTACTCCCTGAAGTGCCGTGTGCGCCTGTCCAACAAGTCTTACATATCCATCTTGAAAATCTGGAACATAAGCATCTGTGTTTTTGTCCTTGTGGCTAATTGTAATTCTGGCGGTAGAATAATTTCCTTTATCTTCAACCGACCATACTCTTGCATAACCGCCATAAGTGTTTTCGTTCATTGCATTAATCAATGCACTTTCAGACACACCAATGGCTTCTGCAATTTTTTTTGTATTATACCTGTAATTTGCAAATCCCATTTTTAATTTTCCTTTCTGAATTTCCAATATAATTTTTGATTTGTTTCTTTATCTATACCAGAGCTTTTACTTCTACCAACCAAACAATTCGACAATGCCTTCGGGTTTAATCCGTAGAATTTAGAAGCTTCATTAATAGATTCAAATTCTTTTCCAGTTGTGATGCAAATAACTGGCTTCTTGTTTGTTTCATGTGCTGCATATATAAACTTTTTTTGTTCAACATCTGCATCATACTCGCACAAGCTCAATTCTTTGCCTACCTTTATAATATTCGCAATTGTATCAACTGACTTTTTTAAACGTTCTGCGATGGTAGTTGTATATAAACCTTCGTTCCTCAACTTTATAACTTCATTAAACAACTTATTTTCTGTTTGTTTTTGAATATGAAAACATGATTCATCCTTAATGTCTATAAATTCAGACAGCTTACTATTTTTTATATTATTGAAAATATAAACCGCTTCAGATTTTGAACTATTTATTTCAATATAGTAATTGATGCCATTTTTTAATGCGTTTTCCTTTTTAACCTTGTCTATCTTTTCAATATCTTTACAGAATATTGAATTATCTTTTACGGTATAATGTTGTTCACCATTCATCTCTATAATCATATTCCATAAAGGAATATAGAAATCATATCTTCTACGATTACTCCAATTAAAACTTTTCTCATTTTCAAAATCCACGCCATAATAAGATAGGAAAGAAAACATAAATCTATTTGGATAAGAGATTTTGTCGGAACAAACAGGGCATATAACTCCATTCTTTTTAGCATCTCGCGGTTTCTTTTCAAATATATTTCCGCAATTATCACATTTCCATTTTACGTTTTTAGTAGACGATGACGAAAATTTATATTTATCTTCTTCGTTATAAAGATATTTAATTAAATCAGGGCTTTGATGAGCTATACAAATACATTTTGAATTATCATATCTGTTTGCTCTTACTGTTTTCTTATTTCCGCACACTCCACAAGTGCAGTTATAATGCTTTTTGTTATTTATATAAACAACATCGTTTATAATAAAGTCTGTCAATTTACTTTCTTACCGCCATAAGCTGTTTCTTTAATTCTGTTAGAACGTCAACATCCTCGATAAGTCTCGGATCGCCGTTTGCAGACTCATCCGCAGCCTTGCAGATTTCACCAACTTTTTCTTTTGCTTTGTCAGATAAATTACATTTCTTTTTAATAAGTTCCATGCATTCATTCTGTAGTTTAACTACGTTTGCAAGTTCATCTGGAAGTTCTTCACCAGAATAAATATATAGCGAAATTCCTGTGGCTATTGCCAATGCCTTAACTAAACAACGCTTTATACTCTTATTTGCATCAACTGATGTAATTTGGTCGCATGGAATAGCTCTATTTTTGAAATCCATAATGGCAAGCATTTCTTGTGTTTCGCAAACCTCACCATCATCTGCTTCAATTCTTACAGAAACTTCTACCCATCCAGTTCGCCCATCATCATGCCAAGGTCTTGTATTCCCTTTGTCATCCATGATCTGAGGAATAATTTTAAAAGTAGTATTTGGATATGCGCCTTTTACGATCTGGATCGCTGAACTCCACGGCAGATACTTTAATCCATTTTTTTCTTTTACTTTATCTGCCGTATTAATTGCGCTTAATGTAGAAAAAATACCTTTCTTTTTATCTCCCATTTTTCTCCTTCGGTTATTTTGTTAGATAACCATAATTTATTTTGTATTATTAATTATAAACAGTATACCAATCATCCGCAAGAATATCAGTTTGGCTTGCTACCCAAGGTACAACTGTGCCATCTGTAGTTTTAATAGCGATATACTCACGATATGGAACTAAACCATCATCATTTCGGCAATACTTTCCGGCAGCTTTAGTCTGCGGTTCGTAGCAACCTTTAGGAACAAAGTAAATGAACTGATCTTTACCGTTCCATCCTCTGCGTGAAAGCCTCTTGCCGTGTTTCAAAAGTTGAACAGCATTTGAAAAATTGAACTCGTGAATTTTATCATTGAAAAATTGAGCATCAACAATAAAAATCTCTTTACTATTTTTATGCGCAAGATTTTCATCATAGGTTTCATTAATATATTTAACTTTATTATGACCTTTTGAGTTAAATATAATTTCAATGCTGTCATCTGGCATATGAATTGAAAGATTCAGCGCAAGATTCTCTGAATCTTTATACTTTTCATACTGCGCCATAAACTCAGTTTTTGTCATGCGTGGAATATCAGGAAGTTTGTTTTCGTTCGCCATTGTATAATCCTTTTTCACAAAATGTTCTAATCTTTTCGAGTTTCTCTGTATCTGTTATTTCCTTGTTACATATATCCAAAACAACGCTGATTGCCGATTTCATACCAGTAACCATTGCATCGTTTCTGACTTTCATCATTTCATCGTGTATCTGTTTAGATATAATATTTTCTTGTTCTTTCGTCATTTGTTACTCCTAATGCGCGTATTTATCCGCATCATGTAAAGCAATGATATCACTATATAAATTATCACCAAGAAGACTTTTCATTTTATTTTCAAGTCGTTCATTGTTCTTCCATTCTCTATATGGACTCATATGATAATAAACTAAATTAGCTACATACAACAAATCTTCTACACGATACCCCATATTATACATATAAAAAATAGAATCATAAGAACCTACACAATGATGCTGATAGTAATGGCAATTTCCATCTCTTTCACCTTTACTATTTACTGCTGTCATTGTGAATACTTTTCCTTCATCATGTAAAAGTGCTGATAAATAAAGCAATTCTTTTTCTGGATAATGTTCGAGTATATAACTCGCTGCTTTCCTGCAATGTTCACCTAATGTAAGTGAATGATGCTCATTACCCTGATTCATAAAATCAATTCCTGTTGCGTGATTATATAGAACAGAAAGTTTATAATCCGAAAAATTAGATGTATCGAAGCTAAAAATTATTTCTATATCATCCCAACCTTCGCTTTTATGCGGAGGCTGAAAATTCATATACATTCTTTTAATCACATCATCGGGAACTTTTCTATCTCTTGCGCTATTGTTATCGATACAAACATAGTATGGTGCTAAGATAAGTGTGCATGTTTTAAAACAGTTTATATTCTTTAATTCTCTAAGAAATGCAATCCTTCTTTTTCTGTTTAAATTTGTTGCATCGTATATAACATTATTTCCGTTTCTAAGATCACTCTTTATCCGTCTATGTAATTCAACAAATAATTTTTCATTGCACTCTTTTGAATTTTCATTCACATCGCCAAACATTTCTTCGCGCAACGAATCAGAAGAATGAATATTATACTCATTACTTAATGTTTTTGCGTATGTGGACTTACCACTTCCGGCAAGTCCAACCAACATTATTAATTTAGGCTTACTCATACAGCGTCCTCTACAATTAGTTCTTCAGCTTCTTCCATGTCTGGAGCATCAGATGTATCTTTAATAATTCCCTCAAGGCATTTGAAATAGAAATTCTTGTGTTTATATGCTACAAACTTCGGTCTATTATCTATCCTTACAACAACCCCTTCTCTGATATGTGTTTTGCCTATTGGGTCTGCACCATCATAGTATTTTTCAACCCTCGACATCAAATCATCCCACGTTGTATAAATAAACTTTTCAAATGTAGGAACACATTTCGCGCCCATTCTCTCCGCAAAAACCTGAACCTGTTCCCACGGAAGTTCAACCATAACGCCATCTTCGTTCATCATAATCATGCGATAAACATACGCATCGTTTTCACCGACATCACAACCATACGAGAAAACTGTTTCATCGCCATATTGTTTCTGGAAGTTCTTATCCTTAACAAGTTTATTAGAGCATCTACCCATGATTGTTTGATTACCTTCTGTGTAACCAACTACCTCATAAAATACTTCCATTCCTTTTGGTAGTTTATCTTTAAAGAAATCATGATATTTCTGTCTGAACTTGTTACTTCCGTAATAGCCACCTTCGTATTCACGAAGCGTTGTTCTTCTTGTTCCTGTGATGAACTGATATTTCGTTATTTTTTTGTCGCGCATTTTAAATAACTTTTTCAGAATAATATTTCTTTTCTTAGTTGTAACCTGAATGGTATTCGCTGTTCTTTGGCTTGTGCCATGCATCTTCAATGTGATGTAGCAAATATCTCCTTCTCTAAATGCGCTCTGATTGAAAGCCAACTGTTGTGTGTCGATATGTTCAATAAAAAGCGGATAGGATACTGTTTCTTTCAGTTCTTTCTTATTTTTAGTTTTATTGCTCGTACCTTGTGAATTGTTTCTTCTTCTCTTTGGTATGTATTTTCTACAAATTTCATGACCATCAATGACTGTAATCTGATCGCCATCTTTCAATGTAGTAATATCTACATATTTAGAAAGTGTTTCAATAGGAAGAATAAGACCATCCGACTTTTCGCCACGTAATTTAAGTGCCGTTATATTGCGTTTTTCTGCATCCATGTAACCGCCAACATTAATACAGTCAATTCCGTCTTTTTGAATTATCTGTTTACCAGCAATCTGATCTTCATTCAATTCAGAAACAGGAACATATTTCTTTACAAGGTTATTATCTGTCGCAAATTCCTCGCTTAACTGTCCATCGACAGGAAAATAAACAACCTTTTGTCCTTCTGAATATGACAAATCAACGATTACATTGTTTCCAAATACAATGCCGATTTGTAACCTGTCGGCATTAGGATGTTTTGTTAATTCTTTCAATGTAGTTATATATGCTGAATACAATCAAATCTCCTTTCTTGATGAATTTACTCATCATTTGTTTCTTTTGTTTCTTTAGCATCTGACTCTGTATACTCATAGAACGTTATTTTGCAATCATGAAAAACCTTAGATAACACTGGTATAGTATTAAGCAAATCTTCTAAATTAAGCACAGTGCCAGTCACAGTTTCGGTATACTTACCTACTTGTTTTATTTCTATTTTGTACATTCTTTTTCTTCCTCTTTTTCTTGCTTGATTCTTTTCGCTTTACAGTTAGTTTATTGTTACAATCTTTTGCATTGTTTCCTGTATTATTTTGTATTATTTCTAAACTGTTATATATTATTCTTTTAGGTTTTGTTTCAAAATAACATTTATCACAAACATATAATTCACAATTTCTTTCTTTTGTGAATCTAAGCACATGTTTCATTACATTATGGCATTTCGGACAATTCATCGTGCTTACCTCCATAAGAATAGTATAGCACTTTTTCACAAATAATCAAGCATTATTTTGTATTATTTCTAAATTATCTCTATGAACGAATAGCCTCTCCGTTGATTTAAATTGGTTATTCTTGTTTACATCTAATATTCTTCTAATTTCTTTCTGCCAAATCGCAACAAAATCATCCGGCGCATTTAACTCAGATATATAAACAATATGATTTTTACTTATCTTTCTCATATATTCCCAAAATGATTCTGTATCAAAATCTTGATTAGCATATTTTGTTGTATTTGCGTAAGGTGGATCAGCGTAAATAACGCAGCCATCTGGTAATTCAACATCTCGATAATCAAGACAAGTAAACTTTGCATCCATAAGACCTTTCATCTTTTGTGCTAATGATTTCTTACCACGTAAAGCATAATTTACTTGCGCCTTATCCCTTGCATAACCGCCAAACCATTTACCGCCAAAACTACAAGCGAATCCGACAAATCCAGTTAAAGCCGGATTTTCTTCTTTATGATCTTTAACATAATGATAATCTTCTTCAGTGATTATTTCAGGCAATTCATACCCGTCTTGCAAAGCCTTGAACAATGCTATCAAATACGGCTGATTATCATTACAAATTATCTCGTCATATCCTTTGACCTTTGCTTCTACATTACATGCACCGCAAAACAATGAAACGAGAACATTGCGATTATGCCCCCCTCATGGCTTGCGCTAATTCGTTCGCTATTCTTGATTTTCCACCTTGATATCTCAAATTGGTTTGTACCCCCCCCCTATAATTCTTGCTACATCAGAAGATATAATATATTTACCGCCTTGATACTGCATTAACACGCTCCTTTAAAAATACTATTTATTTCATTCCAGTCCTTTAATGCTTCTTCTTTATCATTAAGTGTATTTCCCGTGATTCCGCATTGAGGACAATAAAATCTAAACACCATTTTATTTTTGTTATAATCAAAATACAGTTCTTCGGTAGGAAGTGAACCGCATTTACAACATAATTTAGCAGTCATCTTTTTTTACCATATATCCTTCCTTATACTCTTTTAACGCTTCTCTTTGCGATTTCATTTTTCGGTTTTTCAAATCATCAAAAAATTGCTCTGATGGATTTATAACAATGTATGCCACTTCATTTCCGAAAAACACACAGTATATTCTATCTTCTACGTCTATAAGTCTATACTTATCATCACTTCTCTTACACCATGACAATTCGCATACTGTCGTATATTCATCTGTAAATGCTTGTCCTGAAGCATAGGATTTAAGATCAAATCCAGTAGCAGTATTAGCCCATGTTTGCATAAAAACATCCATTTTACACATCAAAAATAATGCATTTTGCAAAACATCTGAATATTTTTCCATCGCGTTTTCTTTGCATTTGTATTCAATTAATTCTAAGTTCGGATATCCTCTCAATTTTAGTTCTCCAATAGTTTATATATAACCAATCTATGACTACAAGAACCCAATTCGTTTAGTTTTCTTATTGCAAGTTCTTTATCTTTATATGCGCCACCTCTGGCATTAAATATTATTTTCCCACTTGAAATCTCTTCTATAGCATATAACTCAACTGGACGATTAATTTTTTTCTTTAGTAGACGTTTATAATCTTCAAGCCATTCTGCTGCTTGCTGATATTTCATTGAATGTTCAGGATAACCAATATTGCTAAACGATTTCGCGTTTTCTTTAAAATCACTAATCACTTTATCAATTATCATTTTATTACCTCAATTTAAAGGAAAAACAAAACCATTCGCCCACGCAATAACTACTATTCCTAATGCAATAAGATTTAAAGATACCAATACAGCAGTTGATACATATCTATATGGTTTGTTTAATTCGCATGTGAAAAAGATACTTAAAAAAACAACTATAGCCTCAAAAATAACAACTAATGTAATGATTGCTACGTTCTGCAAAAATGTCATTTCTATCCCTCCGCATTATTTGCTTGTTCTTAAATCATTTAATACCTTTAATTCCTATCATTTTTGCGCCACAAAACCGACAGAATCTATCATGGGTTTCCATGTCATATACATTATCAAAATGTTTTCCACAGTTGGAACACTTAGCATCATCACCCCATTTATGAATAAGCCACATATTCCCCTTCTTCCGCTCTGGCTGTGCGGATTCAAGCAACTCATGTGTTGCTTTCAAGAGTGTCCTTGCTCTCGACAGTTCCTTCAGCCATTCCGCAATCTGTTCGTGTTCTTCTCCGCATTTTCCACAATCCATTGCATCTTCCATATCATGCACAGCTAAACATTCTTGATACTCATATCGCTTTTCTTGTGCTACTTCCTCGGCGTGTTTAATCGCTTCTTCAAGTGTCATATTTCATGTCCTCCGTAAACACGTTTAATGTTTTCACGCTTAACATAATCTGTCAGATTGATTCCAAGTTCTGTAAAAAGAATATTCAGAGCATTGCAATTCCCACAATCATAGTAAAATTCTTTCTCGTCATTAGTTGCGCCACTGTGATTAAGATATATCGTTACTGCTTTTTCGATCAAATCATTCTTGCTTATATAACCTAATTCTTTGAATAACCTTTTAAACATATTCATTCCTCATTGCCTATTTTGCCTTTCCTTCCTTTTCAATCGGTTCGTATTTGCAACTACATCATCTTGATTAAAGATTGCATAGACAGATTTATTTTCCCCTAACAATTCTTGTATTGTTTCTAATAATGTTTTCTTTCGATTATCATACATTACTTAAAATCCTATTTACTTCATCAAAAGTTATCTCTTTGTTTACAATTATCTTTTGTGCCAAAATCCATTTACCACCTTGCGATTCTGGACGATCATAAGTTTTATAATCATCAATTTCGCATTCTACCTATACACGCTCTTCTCCACTTTTTAAATGTGTTTTAAGATGTGGTGCATAAGGTGTGAAGCAGCAATGAAATCCTAACCTTGGAGCAAATCCTTTTGTCGGGATAAACTCTGCTTGCCTCGGTTCACCTAATTTATATTCATGATTTCTGTCTATAAACAAAGGGTATAACTTTTTATCACATGTTTTTCTAACTAATTTATATGCTATCATCTATTATTTTGGATTATTTATATCTAATCCTATTTCATTATAAAGTTCATCTACTGTGTTTTTCTTTCTTTGCAAACAATCATATATCTTTTCATCAATCGTATTTCTTGCTTGCAATATTATATAGGTACATTTATTTTTCTGTCCGATTCTATGTATTCTATCTTGGCTTTGCTTAAATTCTTCATAACTGAAAGATAAAGAATAATAAACATTATACGTACAATTAACGAATGTCAATCCCTTGCCAAGTAACTGAGGGTGTGTAAAAAGGTATTTTATTTTCCCACCCTTAAAGTCTCGAATTATCGTATCTCTATCTTTTGTTTTTGACGTTAATCCGATACCGCCAAATTGTTTAGAAAGAGAATCTATTTCATGTTGAAATTGACACCAAATAATCACCTGTTTATCACCAATTTCGTTTAATACTTCTTGAAGAATAGCAGTCTTATTTGATTGCATTGTTTCAATTTCTTTATCTTTATGGTAGACAAATCCAGAAGATACCTCGCGCAGTTTCATAAGTTTTGCTGTAAACTCAAATTTCGACCATTCATTAATGTGTGAATGAATATCGTTAATCATATCGTCATAAACTTTGCGCTGATCGGTTGATAATTCAAATTTTCTAATCTGGAAAATCTTATCCGGCAAATCAACACAATCTTCTTTTTTCAAGAACACGGATTGTTCGCCAAGTCGCAGATTATATCTTTCTTTATCTTCGTCTGTCTGAAACCATATATGCGGATTAGCCATGTCCTGATGAAAGTATCTTGCCAAAAAACCATAATAGTTATTCCCGAATACTTCATTATTTACAAATTTCATCTGCGGAAAGATTTCGCTATTGTGATTGGGAGTAGGACATCCAGAAAGAACAAACCGATGCGGAATGACGTTAATCATTTCAAGTATCATACTTGTGATCTGGCTTGTCATATTCTTCATGCAAGAGCTTTCGTCAACAATCATGCAGTCAAAACCAGCAGAACGAATTTCGTTCTTTAGGATTTTGTAGCTTTCATAATTCATAACATAAATGTCGGCATCTTCGTTCAATGCGTTAATGCGCCCATCACGAGAATTTGACCAACAGTTTACAATGATTTTTTCAGGATAGAACTTATTACAGTCATCAACCCATGCTGTTTCAATTACACTTAGCGGACACAGCACAAGAGTCTTTTTATAACGTGATGCAATCTCTAATCCCATCACTGTCTTTCCTGTTCCTGTGTCAGCGAAAATCCCATAGCATCCTGCATTCAGCGCATTGTTAACAATGTCTTTCTGATAGCCACGAAGAAAAGATGAAAGTTCGTATTCGATTTTTTTCGGTTTTTCAATACTTACATTTTCTGCCACAAGTCCATATTTCTGAAGTGTTGGAAGTGCATGGTCAGGAAAAATCCATTTACCATCTTTAAACTTGCGACCTTCTATTGTTCTTATGTATGGTATCTGTTCAACAGGGATTGTCAGTTCGATCAAATTCTTTCATCCTTTCCTTTATAGCTATATCTTTCACTATATATTTATGTTTTCTGTTCTCTTCACACCACTCACAACCGCCATGATTTCTACATGTCTTGTCTATTGCTTTCGATCCTGTATATTGCTTTCGATGTTCTTTACCGTGTTCGATTGCTTTGTTAAGACTCATGATATTGGATCACCATTCATATCAAAGTGTGATGCCATTTCAACATTCATTTGATATTCTTGTTCTTCATACCAGTCAGCAATTTCTTTTTCGACAAGATAGTAATATGAATGTTCTGTTTTAATAATCAGACCATCATCAGCAACAATCAAATCAGTAACGATTGAAGTAACTACAGATTTTTCATATCCGGGATAATCGCATGTCATAAATAGCTGTTTGCCTATCACGACTTCTTCTTTTGTCATTCCGAATATTCTTCCGATACGACCTAATGATCCATTATCTGTTTTGTCATTTCCATTCAAGTCTGTGATTTTGACCAACTTATACTGCATCGCTTACACCTAACCTTTCTTTTGCAATTTGCAAATATTTTTCGTCAAGTTCCATACCGATAAACTTTCTATTTGTGTTTACACATGCAACACCTGTACTTCCAGAACCGCAACAGTTGTCTAATACCATATCGCCTTCATTTGTGTATGTTTTTATCAGCCATTCGAGTAATGCAACAGGCTTTTGTGTCGGATGTGATCTGTCGCTATCGCGCGGAAATGACAAGATACTTAAAGGATTTCTTCTTCCATCTTCGCTTTCTGAAAATGCTTCGTTTCTGAATCCATAATTTGTTGATAGACTTCCATTCTTTGTGCGTTTATATGGAGTTGAGTACCAATACTGTTTATTATATGTAGGTTTCTTTTTATAAAATACGGCTATGTCTTCATGTGATTTTAATGGTTTAACATTTGCATTTAAGAAATCGCATCCTCTTTGTTTATCCCATACAAGGTTATATCTCCATAGTTTAGGATTTGATATGAGTAGTTTAGCTGTAAACATGCCATCACAAAACAAAACAATCGCGCCGTTATCTTTTATAATTCGTTCATAATGTTTCCACAATTCTTCAAATGGGATTAAACAATCCCACTTATTTCTTGTTGATGCAAAAGGTAAATCACAAAGAATCATGTCTATACTTTTGTCTTGGATATTGCTCATTAGGACTAAGCAATCCCCCCCCCCCACAAAGTAACACTTTCATAATTATTTTGCATTATTAATTACCTGTAATAGCACTATCCTTAATTTCTTTAATCTCTTTTGCTTTTAATCCTAATGCTTTTAACTGCGATTCTAATTCTTTGATTTCAGCGCGAATATCTTTCTTTCTCTGCTGTAAGGCTTTCTGTTCTTCTTTGGCTTTCTTTGCGTTTTCACTTTGAATCTTTCCGATTTCAAGCTGCTCCGTAAATCTTTCTTTCATCTTTTCAATGCTATCATCAGATTCAAAAACGCTATCATCCCACTTACTGAATCTTTCGCTTACTGCCAAATCATAAAATTCTTTAAGAAGTTCAATACCTATTGCATTTCTTCCACACTCGATAGCAACTTTGTTTACTGTTCCTGCTCCAGCGAACGGATCAAGAATTGTATCATTAGGGCAAGACCATAACTTAATACATCTTTTGACAAGTTCTTCTGCAAAAGGTGTTGTATGTCCAATGCCTGAATTACCAATATTCCATACACCGTCTGCCCATTCTGCCCATTCAGCGAGTGTAATATCTGATGCTTTAATCAAGTCGCAATCGCCGGACTTCTTATATACGTAAACAAATCCAACATTAGCAGCGAGGATTGTATCTCTTGCTTTCATATTTCTATAATAAAGATTTCCCTGTGCAAGCATTGCTCTCTGCGCTGAATACTTGCGCCAGAATGCCTTAGTCCATAACTGAAAATGATTGTCAAGCATAATCCTTAATTATAATCCTCAAACTGCATCACAAACTTGCCACCCGGTTTAAGAACACGCTCACACTCTGTAATAACAAGACCGAGCAAGTAGTAATATTCTTCATAGCTTTCACAGTTTGAAAGATCATGTGGATCGTTCGAGTAGATGCGCAAATTGTGATAGGGAGGACTTGTAATTACAAGATCAACGCTTTCTGCATCAATCTTCTTCAGTTCTGTAAGACAATCGCCATTAATCCATTTGTTTGTTAATTTCATGTTGCTGTTCCTTTCTTATTATTTTGTATTATCTATTATATCAAATGCAAGATAGTCTGTCAATTACTATCTTGCATTATTTCTTGTGGATGTTCCCTTTCTTCTTTTAATTCCTGCGCCCACGCTATCAACCATTTGTTTCTATTCTTGTACGGATCATGCAAAACTTCATCAAGCAACAGATTAAGAACATCACCGATTTCCTTGCTTGGTTCATATCCTATTTCAATTAAATCTTCACCAGTAATATCTAATTGCTTTAGAGTACAACATTCATTTTTGCCAACTGTTATGCCAGCATCAATTTTCATCTGTTTTATAGTTTTTAAATACTGGAATTTTTTGATGGGGCTTGAAGTCATTACTCTTGCTTGCCAAAAATTGCACAAATATTTCGTGTTTTTAAAACCTATTTCTTTAATAAGTTTTCTTACCTCATATTTTCGTTCTTCGCTTTCATAGCTTATATGTTTATAGCGATCTTTTCTTTCAAGCAATTCCAATACAGATTTACTCGTATTGTTATCCATCCTGATATTTGTCAATACTTTTTTGGGATCATCAGTAAATTGAAACAGTAATGCAAATCGAACAATGGCATCGTCATTCCTGTTTGTTGAAATTAATGACTCAATCACACGATGATGCTCGAACAATGTAACGGATGATTTTGCGCTATCGCTAAAATAAGGCGTAATGCAGTAGAACAAATTCAAGCACTGATAAAGTATCTTGAATGAATTTGGAAATTCAGTACGCATCATCTTACAAAGCTCAGAGTAAATCCTTTCTTTTGAAACACTTGAAAGCATTTCTCTTTTAGATTCCATATAATAAAGTGTTTGTCCTTCAATATTGAAACCTAAAGTAATTGCAAATCTTAACGCTCTTAGTATTCTCAATCCATCTTCATCAAATCTATCTTTTGGATGCCCAACACATCTGATTATGCCGTTTTCAAGATCGCTTAATCCATCGAAGTAATCTATAATTCCTACGTCTGGATTATACGCAAGAGCATTGATAGTGAAATCACGCCTTGACAAATCTTCTATCAGGCTATTTGTAAAATTCACATTGTCTGGATGTCTGCCATCGCTGTAATTGCCATCAATTCTGAACGTAGTTATTTCGTATTGCTCATCGTCTATCACTACAGTGACAGTTCCATGTTTAATACCAGTTTCTATTACCTTGTAATCTTGAAATACTTTCTCTACAACTTCAGGGAGCAAAGGCGTAGTTATATCCCAATCGCTCGGCTCTTTTCCTAAGAACGTGTCGCGCACACAACCGCCAACCACATAACCTATGCTCCCATATTCTTTAAGTTTATTTAATATCAGTTCTACATTTTCAGGAAGTTTCAACATATCTCCACTTATAACCTCCTGCAACATTTCTTTTTCCATGTATGCAATCCCATATATGCGAAATGCCAAGTTGCCTCTGAGCTTCTTGTAAACTTGGAAACACACATATAATATTATTTGTCGATGGATCAATCTGATTAACTGGTTTACACATTGTTTTTAAAACCCATTCACCACGTTCTTTAGCATTTCGTCTTATAGATTCTGGCGCATTATAATTACACCATCCAAACTTTGCACCCTTTTGTAAATAATACCGTATTGTGTTTCGTGATTTTCCGTATCTGATAATTAATTCTTTTTGAGAAGCACCATTATCATAATCTTTACATACAAGGTATATCAGATTTGTCATCGAATTTTTATCACACTCTTGCCAATTAATATCTTTTGGAGAAAAACATAACAAAGTTGGCAATATACTTTCACAAATTTTTGATTTAATCCAATTGAAATCTGTTCTTGATGCATCAATAATAATATAATTAGCTATCGAATTTTTACTTGCAAGATATTGCTTATATTCATCATTAATTTTCTCTTCATATAAATTTCTTGACTTATCATGAGTAAAGCTTTCTATATAATGTTGCTTTCCGTGCATTTCAATTATCGCATTATATTCTGGCAAGTAGAAATCATATCTCTTATTATCAGACCAATCAAATTGAACTTCTGTTTCATATAACACTAATAATTCATCAAGAACACACGACATTATTCTTTCAGAATAACTTCTGCTATCTCCGCAGTTCCTACATTTATTTAGTTTCGAAACCACCTTATTAAAAGTTTGCGACCACTGATAACCACAATACGGACAACGCCATTTTACGACATGGTTTGATTGAGCCGTATAATTATATCCATCATCTATATCATATAAATATTTTGATAGCTCTGGATGGATTGTATTGAAATCATTTATCCCTTTTGCAACAATTTTGCCTGAACAAACTGGACATTTAAGCTCCCAATCGCGGATAACATTTTTAGGATAAGCCATAAATTCGTGACCACAATCAGAAGTAAAATAGTATCTTTGATTTGTTTTTATGTTTTGTATTTTTGTGTTGTTTTTATTTGAATAGTATTGTGGATTATCCGTTAAATAATCTTTAACATCTTGTATTGTCATCCTTTCTTATTACACTTAAATTTGCATCTGCTAAAAACTTATTTATCCTATCGTAATCTGGATTGTCAGGCAAGACAGAATGTTTCTTTAAGTAATTCAGTTTGTTTTCATATTCGCTCACGAGATCATAGAATTCTTTTACTGGCTGCTTTTCTGCATCGAGATATTTTCCGTTTCTGACATCTATAAGAAAATCTTTATCATTTTTACGATATGTATTGATTTCACCCTTCTCAAGAATGTCAAAAAGCATAAGATACAATCTAACTAAATGGCACATATGTTTCCCAAGTTTGTCTTTATCTACAGCCCTTTTATTTCTTTTCCCGATCTTAGAATAGTCTTTTACAATATTGTGCATTTCAGACCACATATTTTTATAGTCTCGTAACGGATAATGCGTCAAATGAATATCCATAAATATCTCTGTGTCATAATCTTCTTGAATTGCCTTATCAATGTACAGTTTTATCTCGTCATCTTTATAACTGAAATACTTTTCAGGATAAGAATATCTTGCACTCTCAATACTTTCGAGGATATGCTTTTCTTGCTCCGATTGACCAACATATCTCACGGCAAGATTTTTCATTCTCCACATTTGTTGTGAAGCATATCCACCGAATGAATGTATAGCCCTTTTCGACAAGAACATATCTGCATTATCAATCAACGCCTGTCCAACATCGGAAACATAAAGATACTGCCAAGGTTCTAATCCAAGAATTTCAATAGTATTGGGGTTGCAATTCGATAACAGATTGATAATCTTTTCAAGCGAATAAACCGTTGTATCCGTAGCTTCATTAACCACCTGATCGAAACCTTTTCTTGTCAAAATATCTTCAGGCGAATGTGTTGCCACGCCTCGAATATCAATATCACTATTCTCGTTATTAGTGCCGTAAGCATAACTGCCGCCTAATCCAAGAAGAATAATGTTATCGCCTAATGGCTCTTCTCTCAGGAAATTATATTCTTTAGACTGTACCTTCGCTTTAATTTCATCAATGTTCATATTTGAAATCACTCATTTCTTCGTTAAATCTATTGATCGTTTCAATGTTCTGGCTATGAATACGGATATTTAAAGGCTTTGTTAAATCAAACGAGAAAATTCCCATGATTGATTTTGCATCAATGATATATCTTCCGCTGCTTAAATCAATATCTTCCTCAAAGCTATCGCAGATTTTCACAAATCGTTTCACTCTGTCAATAGTATTTAGCTGTACTTGAAATTCATTCAGCATCTTGATTTCCTTTCTTTCCTCTTGGTTTCTTGTCTGCATTCTTTTTCTGTTCGGCAGCTTGCTTTCTAAGTTCGTTATCAAGTTTTGCCATAATGCTTTCCCACCGTGCATATTCAGTTCTCTTTCCACGTTTACCTTTGTTCTTTCCCATTCTATACTCCATATCTATGTTGTATATATCTTCTAAATTCATCTATTGTTATGGATTGAAAAATATCTTTATAGTCTTTCTCGATTTCATACATAATCCTTTCTATAGACTCGTATATCAAGTACAATGAAATATCAATTTTATCTAATTTTGAAAAATTATAATTCATTCAATCCCATCCGTACTTGTTGCCGAAATCTATGAAGTCCTTATATCTTTTTACTTCATCTGGCGTATCAAGCTGTTTCCACATCTCGATAAATTCATCTATAACTTCATTCTTGTTTGTAAAGTCGTACTTGATCGTTGGTTGATTTCCGTATGTATGTGTAGTGATTGCTTTATGATGTCCGCGTATTTGTATGCCATTTGCGCTTACATCACAGAAATCTATTCCGAGAAAGTTAGGATAATCTTCCAACCCTTTATTTATTAATTTTTCAATCCTGACCATTTCGCCCTTGAATTTTTCAAGTGTTTCTATGGTTACATATGGCGAGCGCCAAAATCCTTTTGTATAAAGTTTGTTGATATGCTTTATTACCTTGCTGGCTTCTTCCCATCCATCATATAAATCTTCCCATCTTGCATACGCGCTGTAGTTCTGCAATGACATATTATCATCAAAGTAAACTACCATAGGATGATCTGCGTCCCATTCACATACCCTTGATAAGATACATGGCTTTAGATTTGCATCGCCAACCCCTTTATGACCATGATGCACATGATAGAAAACTCTTTGACCAAACAATTCTAATAATTGTTTTCGTGTAGCCCCTTTACATGGTTTTACCATCCTTTCTTAGCTCCTTAAACTCACAAGGTACATACTGACCGTAAATGTAATCTTTGTTCTTTGCATCGCAGTAAAACTTTAATGTAATATTCTTTACATCTAAGTTGCTGTGAATACATTCTGCGCATTCATTTGTGCAAATCATATCTTTACTTTTCTTCGCCATCATGTACCTCAATTCTTTACAAATTTTATAATATGCTCTCCATGTACTCGCTGATTCCTATTACTACCAAATCCCATACATGGCGTTTCAATAATTAAATCCTGTACTTCTTGAAAACCTACATCTACCAATGCTTGTTTATGGAAATTAACAACGTCAATTTCTACGCCTTTTCTTATATGGTTCTTTACATTAAGTATGTAAATACCCCCCCGCGTACCAAAGTGAATAAATGCTTATATATTCTTTTGTGTTTTTCTATGTACGCTTCGCCAAATTGCATCTTACCAGTATTCTCATCATCAAGTTGTCTACCAAGATAATGCGTATATGTAATTCGTTTGCTATTATCTTTTGCAATATGATGATCTGCCATTCTGTTTCCGTATGTTGGCGAAGTGCATATAGCATCAAAAAATCCTTCAGGATAATCAAGAAATTCTGCGTCTTGCATTGTTATGTAATCGCATCCGTATTCATTATCCTGTATCCATTCTGGTTCTATTTCGTTCGCATATATATCGCCAACAAACCCATACTTTTTGATAAGTGCAATTTTCCCTGTTCCTGCAAATGGGTCTAAGATTTTACCACCATTTATATCTAATAGCATCTTAGACATTTCAGGTATTAGACTATCTGTAAATTTAGCTGGGTGTTTAATATTATTTTGCATTATCTATTATGTATTCTTCCATTCGTTGTTTGCTAAGTTGATAATATTGCTCGTCAATTTCCACTCCTATAAAATCAATATCATATTTCATACAAGCTAATCCTGTAGTGCAACTTCCCATAAATGGGTCTATAATCACAATGTCGTTTTTGTTTGGAATGATACCAATTACATTATCCATAACCTCTTGTGGCATTTGACAAGGATGAATTGTCTTGTCCTTCGATACATTTTTAACCTGATTTATATTCCACCAATCATAAATCTTTGCTCCAGTCTTACCTTCAGCAATACGCTTCTGTATACGCTTATCGTTAAGATTTTTATAAGGTTGTCTAACCAAATTGAAATCTGGTTTAATCCCGAAGAAAGCTATATCTCTGTGTTGTCTTGCCGTATTCGAATTATAAACCCAAGAAACAACTCTTTCTGGTGTTCGATTTATATGTAATGATATTTTGTAAATATCTTCTGGATAATGTATCAAAACAAAACCACTAAACTTATTTAATACCCCCCCCCCCACGAAATTTAGATATTCACTTTGTTTCATATTGTCCGAATATTTATTATAGTGATAACCTATATTGAATGGTGGGTCTGTTGCGACTATCGCTCTTTTGTTGCCTATGAAATCATTTAGGCTATTTGAATTTATTACATTAACACAATCGTCTAAGTATAGTTTATATCTCATATTATCTTGTATTATTTTTATGATGCAATTTTAATTTGCTTTGCTTCTGCGATACGATCATTGCAGATATTGTAATATTCTTCGGAAATTTCAAACCCTATGTAATGCCGATCATTTTCAATTGCGCAAATAGCAGTTGTCGCAGTTCCTAAAAACGGATCGAGAATGATATCTCCTTCTTTAGTGAACTTCTTTATAAACCAATCACATACTTCTTTCTTCATCACGGCATGATGCTGATTGTTGTGATCGCTATTGATAGAAGTCATTATGTAATTCAGTGTATTTTCATCACCATAACATCTAAACTGCTCGCCACTTTTATTCAGTACAACAAAGTATTCGTAAGCATTTGTAATACTTCTCGTGTTATCGCTTTCGTGATAGTTTCTTGAAGGCTGCGGATTTGTTTTCGTCCAGATAACAATTCCTGCAATGTTGTTCGCGTATCTTCCAAAATACCTAAACACATCTCGCTTATTGAAATGATTTTGCTGTAAATTAACTATCACCTTATCTCGCGCAATCCGCAAACTTTCATCTGTGAACTTAACTAACATTCCAAGATAATCGGAAAGAGTATCATTGTAGAAATCATACTTATCATTCCTGATCCTGTTATACGGAGGCGATGTAAAAACAACATCAACTGAATCGTCATCCAGTTCTTTAAGTAGCTTTAAACAATCGCCTCGCTTTATATAATCGCATTCTGATAAAACAATCTTTTTATCGTTCTTATCTTCCATAAACTACCTATTTTAGCGCACTTTGAAAACTGTAACGCTTCACCTTTCTTGATTTTGTTAGCAAGCGAAAATCTTTTTGACTATTTTAGTGGGTTTATTTTCACTAAAACGCCAATAAAAAGATTGTTTCTTTATCTTGCCTTATTTATTGTACTATATTTTCACCAAATAGTCAAGCATTATTTTGCATTATCAATAATGTTTGTTCAAAATACCTTGCAGTATAGAGTCTAAGTCAACTACACTTTTATCAACCTTCGATGTTATATCATCAATCTTTAAGGTTTCGACAATTCCACCTGAATATATAACATGATATATTACATCGTGAATAGTATCTGCCGTATCGTAATCCTCTATGTAGGTAATTAAACAAGGCAACCCAACTTTAGTTAAAATAATATCGCCAACATTGTAAACGCCGTAATGTGATAAAACAGCTTCGGCAACATCATTGAAATCCATTTTGTCTACCTTTCGGCTGCTTAAACTTTCATCAGGAAAGAACCAATTCCATTTTCCGTTTGTGCTTGGATAATCTTTCTTTGCCTTCTCTACTTCTTGAATAATCCATCTTGTTTCGTTATACGTCATTTGCATTCCTCTTGTAACCATTTAAGAATTTCTCTAAATGAAATTCTTCTCCATTTATGTGCATAAGCGAACAGCAACCATGCAAGTTCCCTGTCACTTTTCGCCCTAACCATATCAGCATTTGTCATAACTTCTCCTGTTCCACGCTTTAATCACGTTATCTTGAGCTTCTTGATATGTCCAATGGAAACCATGTGTACGAACTTCAGCAAAGCAATTCAGACATAGCACTCGACTTGTGAATTTACATTGAGGTCTATCGGTTCTCTCTTCCGTAAAGATGCTTATATCTGATCCTTTACTTCCGCAAAATGGGCATGGTCTTAAATACATGGCTGTTCCTCCACTGGTATATATGTCTGTTCTTTTATTTTTCCAAGTTCCCAATCATCGAACAGCATTCTCAAAGCTTTTTCTACAACATCTTTTTCAGCCTGATACATAAGCATTGGACAATCTATATCGCGAATAACATTCAAAACCATTTCAGCCCAATGAGCATCTTTGTCAGTTACTTCAAATCTGCTTCTGTACGGTTTTAGTTCTCTTATTCTGCTCTGCGCTGTTAGTGCGCCTGTCTCTGCTGTAATATCAAGAACTTCTTTAATGCTTACTGGATAATCTTTTTCTATTCCGACATAGCCCATTCACATAACTCCTTTTAACATAATACAGTTATATTTTGTGCATCAATTCTAATTCTTCTTTTGCACAGTAAATAATTAAGATATCCAGCTGCACATTTTTTGAGCCGTGTCTTTTCATCGTTTTCAAAAATAATCTCTGATAACCTATCTTTTTCAAAACTATAAAAATCATTTTCAGTTTGATAGATTACAAATCTAAATCCATCATAGAATTGTAATACAATCAAAAATCCTTCATCGCAATATAAACATCTGTCTAAATATTTCTTCATTGCTGGCTTAAATGTTATTATTAGCCTATATTTTGTGTACTTCGTTGGTTTTGGAATTACACTCTTTATAAAATAAAATGCTTCAATTAAAGCATTATGCATTATTTCTTTTAATTCCTTTAATGTATTATTTTGCATTATTTATTTATCGTTAAAAACAATTTTGTCATTTCGTTGCCATATTCTTTTTCGTACTTTTCATAATTCGGAATATACATTTTTGTATTTCCATGAACATTCAAATACTGCATAACAAACCAATATCCTAAACCATTACTTGACGGTTTCCACAATCCGTTTTCATCAAACTCGCCACCACGAAGGATATAATCTTGAATACTTGGATTAGACAATTCAGCGATTAACTCTAAACGATTAGGACGCTTTTCTAAATGAAGTCCGAAACCGCACATACAACACCCTGTTCTATTGCATCCTGTAGTTATCAATGTCGGTCTGTCTAATTCAAATATCCCTTTTGTTTCTAATCCATCAGGAACAAATTCTGAACCATCTTCCGTAACAATGTCACCGTAAACAGAACATAACTTTATATCATGCAGTTTTGCATAAAGTAAAACATCTTGCTCGAACCAGAATGACATAGGATTGCTAATCGGATTTTGCGCATCGAACATATTGCATCCATGTTGTAACCATTTCTGTGTCCTTAATCTACTTTCACTCGCCATCTGCGCTGTTATACCTTTTCTTCCTGTCTGCCTTGTATAAGTGTGCATAGGAGATTTCTTCATAACGTTGCAACATTTATTTGATATTTCAAACGGAGCTTCAAGCAGAAATTTCCATTTTGTCTGCGCAAATTGTGACCTATCTTTGTCAGGGATATTCGCCTTTATCTGTTGATCTTTCGTCAGCATCCCTAACATTATCGCAAGTCTCTGATTGTTTCCTCCCTTGCGGTTTTTCATTCTGTCGTTTAGAATATTCGCCAATGCCTCGGAGTTTACGATACTTGTTGTCGTACCCCCCCCTCGACATTTTGATTAGGCTTTGCGTATTTGCCTGTTCCAGTAAGTTTTTCATAGAAGTACCAGTACGGCAAATCGCGTCTGTCTGTCTGTCTGTCTGTCTGTCTGTCTGTCTGTCTGTCAAGATTGTCTCTTCCTCAATCAGCCTTGTCAAGTATTTTCTTGCACCCGACACACATTCAGATACTTCTTTTGATACGAATGGATAACCATACTTTTCGATTGTTTCTTTGAATCCCATCTTTGACTTAATCCAATCTACATTATCAAAAGTTTTAACAAACTGACGCAACTCAGGATATTCTAAACCAGTATCAGAATAGACAGCTTTCATGTTAGGGTACATTCCTCTGCAAATATGCAAAAGAACTGTGCTATCTTTGCCTCCACTAAACGAAACAAACACGCCATCTTCACCCCATTCGTTAACCCATTGGCGAATACGCTCTTGTGTCATTCGCACTTTAAGGCTTAATGGTAATGCTTGCATCTGCTGTAAATCTTGCCTTGTTCTCATTTTTTTACTAATTTTACCTCGCTATGATTTTTGATCTTAGAACAAATTTTCTGTAACGCTTCTTTATCTGACATATAAAATGGATCTTCTCCAAGCATAGTAACAATTGATTGACCAAATCTCATCATTTGATATTGGCTGTGATAATCCATTAACGCCTGAAGTATTTCATCATAATCATCAGCTTCTTTTGTATCGCGAGTATACTTTGCTTTCGGATCGTAATGATCTACAATGTATTGCAACGTTCTTGGCGCATAATCAATGTACGGATACATGCATCCAACATTATAAATCTCGCACGGAAATCCCTGACGATTTAACATAGCGGTTAGCCTTCGTTCCATCTCACTTTCCGCTGAATTGTGCGAATGACCGTGAAGCATGACCGCATTTCTGTAATGATGATTATAAAACGGCATATAATAGTGCGATAAAATTACTCTTTTATTAACGCCATTTACTTCATCATTGACTTCTTTATACGGAGCAACTTCTTCAAACAGTTTTTTAAAACGGTCATTTACGAACTTATCGTGATTACCAAGAATAAGATGTTTATTGCCATTAAGATTGTTTAATAATTCTTTGTAATAATCTAAATTCTGATTATTTACCTTCCAACAAATGTCTCCAAGCACATAGATATGATCCGCATTAGTTACAGCTGCGTTCCATTTTCTTGTTATAGCCTCGTGCATTTCATCTAAATCTTTGAAACCACGATTATCAAAATCTTTTCCTGCTTTTGTTACATTGATATGCCCTAAGTGCAAATCTGAAATATATAATTTACGTTCTGCCATTTATTTACCTGTCAACTATTTCAAGTTTAATCCTTTTATAACCGCCACTAAAAATCAATCTTTTGTCAAGTTCTATTGCGTCTGTTTCAGCTGCGTTCATGGTCAAATATTCTCCTACATAGTGTGTTTCATCTGAATTGCCATACTTATTATTTTTCCACAAATCAACCTTTATTCTATACATCCTATAAAACCCTTTTAGGCGTATCGTATTTGTAATATCTCCAAAGATAATTGATAAACCTATCCCAATTCATCATAACTTGGTCAAATACATCTATCTTTTCTGGCTTAAAATTCTCATAATATGGGAATCCATAAACCAAAATTTCCCATTCACACTTGCTCCAGAAATAATACAATAAGCTACTACGAACTTCTTTTTCAAATTTTGAAAAACCATTTTCACTATCTTTATGATGATTTATCCACGCTTTATCGCAATCATTTAAGAAGCCAGCATGATTGAAAATATTATATTTTTCAATTCTCTTTGCGTTTACATTCTCTATAATTGCGTACCATTCTGGACTTTCTTTGTTATTACTGGACATATTGTTTCTCCGTATTTATCATAGTATTGCTTTGCATTACATACATGACCTAAAGACGTTAGTATACTAAAAGGACAATTAACCCAACAGGCACTTTCTATCATAGGTTTCCAATCGTCAGGAGCTTCAAATTCTAAAACATATTTCATTTGTTCACCAACAAAGATTCGCAAATATGTTATTTGCGTATTTTATAGAAAACTTAATTGTTCAAACTGGACATTCGAGTTACCATCGCGTTTTCTTGTATTATTTCTTGGATGATATTTCCTACCAGTTATAACATCGCCCATATCCGATAACACAAAATTCTTGCAATGATTTTCTCTTTTGATTTGTTCTTCAGTCCAATGCGGTTGCTCACCTTTTGGATGATTACTGCATCTATAATCGTCTGCTTCGAAGCAAAAACTACAATATCTGCAATATTGTTTAATCACTTTCAGAAACCTCATATTTTTTAATGTATTCTATTATTTCGTCTGGTATTATGCCCCGATAAAGTTCTGCAACCCTTTTAATCTCTACTTCTTTAAAGTGTTTATATGCAAGAAACGCATCCTTTTCCGTGTTATAAGTTCCTAAATATACACGTTTATTATCAGAATTACAGTTAGCTATGTATTTCCCAGAATTTTTATTTATAACTACACCTATCGCGCATTGTCCTCTGTGATTAGCCCTATTGCATATGATTGTGTTAATTTTATGAGGCACTAACAAACATGTTTGTGGTGAATAATATCTGCATCCTTTATATTTAATTTCTTTGTCAAGTTCTATATCTTCACCATCTAAACCATATATATTATCGTAATACCATTTTGCAAAATTCTGGAAATTCTTCCATTCGTTGCAAACAAAACAGTCAAAGTAGTTTGTCTTTCCAATAAAGTTATCGGAATAACAACGTGTTAGCATTGATCCCCATTTTATATAAGCATCTGTTTTTATATTATTTATTCTACTTTTATACTCGCCTTCGCCCAAATACCCGACACCCAAATAGCTCGGAACATTGTCATTGTAAATATTTCCTTTTAGAAATTTCCTGTATTCTGTATGCTTTACCTCAAATCCATCACAGAATTGAACTTCTATATCTCGTGAATTTCTATATGCTGTAATGCACATTGGTATTCCTTGTATATTTATTCTTTGTTCACCTATTCTTTCATCTTTCATACAATCCTTATTATCTGTTCGTAAAGAATTATAAATTTGCTCATTATTTGTTTTTCAATATGCATATGCCCACAAAACCAACGATCAAATTGTAACCCATCCCATATCAGTTCATTCAAATACCATGTAAGTTTATCCCTATCAGTAAAACCAAGTACGGATGATACTTCTTGTGGTGCGCAGTGCGTCAAAACATAATCTACTTTATTATCAACTTCTTTTAATGATTGTCGCCCACGTTCTATCTCTTCATCGCTCGGCATTTCCTGATCCCACCATGATACACCCCTGACTCTAAACATCTTTCCGTATTTCTGCCATCTTCTATATGTATCTCTGAAATCATCCATGTCTACGAAATCATTAGGGTCTAAAATTCCATCTTGAATATCATGCGAACTTGCGCCACCAAATGCAAAGAATTTTTTATCGCAGATATCAAACACATAACCACGCATCAAGTGATAAATGTTATCTCTAATCTTATGCGCCTTACCACCATGAAAATCTACAACAGGGAATGTATATAACATATTGAAATTTTCGTGATTGCCATCAATAAATAATGTCGTAAACGGCTTATCATTCAACCAATCAAGCCAGTATTTCTCTTCTTTAGAGCCAGACCAAATTCCACCAAAGTCCCCTAATATAATAACAAAATCATTTCTTGTCATTTCTTTCTGCTCTGGAAATATCGAAGTAGAAAATCTCCTAAAATCCCCGTGGCAATCTCCTGTAACGTATACCATATAAAACACCCTCGCTATATATATCGAAAACTATATCCACCATGAGATTTCTTTTTCCCATTCAAAACAGCCCATATATTTTTGTAATTCAATGACATTTTTCTCGCACATTCATGTATATTATTCCAAATCGCTCCAGTTTCTACACAAATAAACTCTTTATTTCTTGTCGTGTTGAACATCTGTTCTGCTATAGAAACAAATCTACAATTTGATGGTTCATAATCCCCATTAACATCTATCCTGTCTAATGTACATTCTCCGTATTTTGCGTCATCGTCATATCCATTTTTATAAGCCCAACTTCTAAACGACTCGTAGCTATTTTTCCAATCATCACAAACTTTAATGTTGCGTTCACCGTAATTTTTATATTTATCATTGTTTTTGTTATAGCATCTTCCTTTCATGCTTGACCAAACAGCATATAGCCTTTCACCATAATACCCATGATAGCTATAAATATCCCGATGACCCAAACATCCACAACTCTTTTTATGTCCACTTAATAATGCCGATGTCGATACATCACACTCATTTCCACATTCGCAAATACAATGCCACTGTACTGCTCCCCAACTACTTCTTCCGTTTTCATATAATACTTTTAACTTATTAAACGTTTTGCCTGTTAAATCTGCTTTTATTCTATTACTCGTTATTCATACCTCTTTAGTTTCTGTTCTTTGGTTCTTAAAATAAACTCTCGATATTCTTCGTAGTCTTTGAACTTGATATACTTTCCGTTAATTACGTCAAAGCAATTTTCATTTCTGGCAAACTCGTATGAATTGGCACTGATGATAAAATAAATATCTTTATTCTGATTGTGTTCGATTACAACTGGAATTAGTTGATCTTTAATATCAAGAACATTATCAATACTTAATCCGCTGTCAATAGCATCGAATAAAAACCAAAGTTCTTGCGCTTCTGGATATTGCCTTGTCAACCCGCCCATCTTTTTTGCAATTTCTTCCATGACATTTACGATGTTCTCGCCTTCGCTATTCATCATTAGCTTTGCGACAACCTCGAAGTTTCCATAAAACACAGCTTTCCGTTTTAGCTCCCTTTCACCGTCAGACATATTGCTATGGAATAAAACAGGAATATCTTTGTTTTTCAAACTTTGATTTATTTGTTTGAGCAGAGTTGTTTTTCCTGCACCATTACATCCGACAAGAACGGTTAATCCGGGGTTTATCTTTATCCATTTCTTTTTGAAGATAGCATAATCATCGCCATACCAATTATTATATAAAACAAACCGCCTACTCATATTTTCTTTCCTTCCTAACAAAAAAATACAGTGTGTTTCAACTGTATTTTTTTATCTTTCTTATTCTTAATTCCCCATTCATTCTGTTTCTGATTTCTCTATATCTTTAAGCGTTTCACCAAATGTATCATTTGATATTTCGTTAAAAGCCATTTTATAAGCCTCTGCCATTTCTCTTATTCTTGCTTCTCTTTTCTTATTTTCTAAACGCCTTTGATCTCTTTTAATCTGCGCGACTTTTCTTCTTTCTGCTTTGTACTTTTCAATTTCTGCTTCTTTCGCTTTCTTCTTTGCGTCAACTTTTGTCAATGCATACTTAATGATTTTGTTATATGCAGAAGAACCAGAACAAAGTATATCCATATCAGAAAGAATTTTCTTAACAATGCAAATTAAAATACCAGTCTCAAGATTGAAAACATCTCCGTCATTAAGATGTGCCACTTCTTTACTTCCATCTGCGAACTCTACAAATACTGTTTCTTTATTCGGATTCTGAACATTGATAATATCCGGCATAATTGCTGTTGTTGCCAGAATATTGTTACATGCATCGAGATAAGCGATATTCAGATCGTTGTTGATTGGTACTACTGTACTACCTGTTACTTCATCTTCAATGCATTCCATACAAATGTCTGTAGAATTATCTAAGATTAAATTCGGTGCGGAAGTTGCATCAAATTCAAGAACCGTTTCGCCTGTCTCCTTATCACGAATAATTACTTTGCACTTGTCAAATGTTACATTGTTTCCATTATCCATAAATTTTCCTCCATTATGTTTATAAGTTACAATGCGGATTAAGGGAATCGAACCCTTACACCTTTCGGCATTAGTTTTTGAAACTAACACGTTTACCATTTACGTCAAATCCGCAGTTTTCAAGACGCATTGTTTGGTAATAAGATTAAAAGTCTTGTCCATACTAAAATTGCTGTATGCGTCTTTTGAACACAAGGCACGAAATAAATTAAGAAAATAATGGCTTCTAAAAATTTATTTATGATTGCTGCATGTGCCTTTAAGTTGGGAATAGTGGAGTCGAACCACTCGCAACGGCTTTATAAGAACCGCCCAATAACCGCTTTGGTAATTCCCATTACATAGGCTATATTAAGTTCATAATAAAATTCATTACTCAACACCGAAACACTGTTAGTTGGTTTGCGTTGCCATCTATCCACTTCCACTCCTCACAAATATTATTTGAACTTAATAAGCCTTATGCGCATTTTCAATTCTTCAAATCGCATATTATAAGAAGAAAAGAATTTGCAAATCCAATTTAAATATTTATCGTATATAATTGCTGATATGCCAGTTCTATAATAGGTGTATAAGTATATATCATTTCAACTTTATACAGGAACTTATATACGTTCCTCTTTACCTACTACATATTGCGCAAATGGGAATCGAACCCATGTTTTTCTCGCTGACCGAGAACGTGTTACCGCTACACTATTACGCTATCCGGCTTTCATACTTTCGCACATGTCCGTTGGCGATCAACCCAATACCTCATCTTCCACTATTGCTAATATTACCTCTATGCTATCCTTTGAAAACCGTATGCATGTATACCTTGCATAATGCGGATAAAGGGATTTGAACCCTCACGATTATGATAATCATTGGATTTTAAGTCCAATGCGTCTGCCAGTTCCGCCATATCCGCATGTGTGCAAAGACCTTTGCAAACAACTTCGCACATATTTTAATTAACACTAAGCAAGTAAACGACACTACACACAATGAAACACAAAGCACAATATTTTAAAAAGGAGGGAAAACTAAAGTGTTAATTAGGTTTTGTGATTTAAGGTCGAGGGTGGGATTTGAACCCACAACTTACGGCTTTGAATGCTGATTAATTAGCTGTAAGTGTCTTTGCAAGACACATATTACGTTACTCTCCCAACTTGAGTTACCTCGACATCTTTTATTGTAAGGTGGATATGGAAATCGTAGAAACATATCCACCTACTCGATTATGACTAAGCACTTTTCATTCAAATATCATCCCTAAGAAATATGAATTTTACTGTTGCTGTATGTGCTTAATGATTTATATTTACAGTAAACCTTTGATTGCTTCTCTTACCTTGTCATACCGTGAACTATGCAAAGTCTCAAGAAGTACCTTGTATGGGTCTACCTGATTACTCATAAACATTTTCAAGACTTGTACTGAAAATCCACTGCAAAGAATCAAACCTAATTCATTCTGCTGCATTGGAATTGTATTGTTCAATACGCCGTTAAGATTCCAGAAGCAAATCCTCGGAAGTTGATACCCTTCCTTCTTGAATTTTTTTGCAATCTCATCAAACAGGCTACGATTCAGGTTATGGCATCTTCCGTCAAACTGCATATCAGAGCAAATTACAATCATCTTAGGCATTTCATTCTGTGGAATTTTGTTATTTACAGCAGTTCTAAGGATAAGCATCATGGTCTTATAAATGTCTGTATTTGAACAATCAGTTTCTTTAAGAGAAAGATCAACTTTATCACGAAGCGTCTTGCAATTCTTTAAATCAACGATTTTAGGATTTGAAGAAAACGTGATATACTTGTCCTTCCATTCACCTGTGTTATGTTCAGCCATATAAATTGCAAGAGCCGTAGCTACATCAAGTGGTGTAGCGTTATTCATCGTGCTACTCCAAGTCATAGAACCTGAACCATCACGAACGACAAGCGCATTGTCAACTGATAAATTTGGGAGTGCTTTCCAAAGTGCTTCAAGCGTTGCATCTATGCTTTTAACACGAACATAACCGCCTCTCAGTCGATACTTACATACGATTTCATGCGGATTAAGTGTGCTTGCATTAATCTTCTTTTCACCTTTTGTAAGCGAATCAAGATATTCGCGTCTACGCTCTTCGTCATTCCTGAGAAATGCATTGTTATAGTTCAGATTTGCTTTTGAAGGAACAGTTTCGTAATCGATCTTATCCCACTTCTTAGCACTCATCTTGACTTCTACAACATCCAAATACTTACGAAGTTTAGAAAGCGTTTTTCTATATTTCTTCTCTGTCCAGCCAAGTTCAGAACAAATAAGTCTTGCTCTGTCAACTGTTATTTTGGATGATGCATTAATCGAAGGCATCCACTTCGCACACAAGGAAATAGATTCGCCGTTTTTCATGCGCTTTTTGTCTTCTTTAAGTTGCTTCTTAATCATCGTGATCGCGTCCTTGCGGATAACCTGATTATCAAGCGCACATAAGACACTATCCCAACGATTATAATGCGGAACTAACGGAAGGATGGCTTTTGCAATTTTCGGCTGATTGTCAATGATATACTTCAAGCAGGAACGGAATGCTTTTCTCTCGCCAAGTCCTTCACGAACATCGGAAAGATAAAAAAGATATTCGATTGCCGTAATTGTATCCTCAAAGAATACGCTCGTGAAACGATCGGCTATATCACGTTCCGGCATATTGCGCATTGCGGAAACTCCGAAATTGAAATCAAGAAGTTTCTTTCCAGAAGTCTTGTATGCGATTGCGCCATTGTCTGTCAATGTTTTTGTTGTATTAAGTTCTGCTTGCATTGAATCATAAAAACTCATAATAATTGCTCTCCTTTACTCTCTCTTATTCTTGGTTTGCAATTCAAGACATATTTACATTTGAAATTTTAAGTTGCTGATTATGCCTTTGAAATAGCGCACGATTGGAATCGAACCAATGACATGTTTACTTGTTTGTTTAATTGCTGACAGCGATTATTCCTAACCGCATTTGACAAATTAAATGCACTACCAACTGTGCTACGTGCGCCACTCCCATCGTGAAGGAATCGAACCTTCGCCTCAAGTTTATTAATGCTTGTACTGATATGTAAATTTGCTGTTAGTGTTTTACTAAACACCATTAATCAATTTATGCTACCGCTACACCAACGATGGGTTATTTTTTTTTCAAGACGCTTTAATGATTATAGTTTAACAGACTATTCATATTAAATTGCTGTGTGCGTCTTTCTTACACATTTCCGGATTAACAAGGCTCTTTAAAGTTTGAAGGAATCGAACCTTCTTGTAAAATTTTTGAAGAATTTTATTTTATCCATTTTTTTTAAGATTGCTGTATGAGCCTTTCTTTTCCTCTTGCAATAACTATATTACCACATCTTAAATGATATTGCAAGCATTATTTTGTATTATTTTTTGCAGTTTTGTTTTTTCACGCGATCACTACAAGCGCACAGTTTCTTCCTTTTTATGATGTTAGTTTAGAACTGCAAAAGCAACCATTCATCATGCGCCAGATGGGACTTGAACCCATGCTCCCACGATTAAAAGTCGTGTGCTTTACCATCTAAGCTACTGGCGCAAATAATTATTTTATATCATCTGCTGTATACCATCTTCTACCGCGAAACTCAGTTTTATTTTTCATGGCGTATCTAATCATATCAGCAGTTTCAATAACATTTTCTACATACTGTTCAGATTTTTTAGAATCATTTCCATTTGAGTTAAGAATATTAACAACTGCATTAGATAGTGTTCTGTATCTCTTTACATTACCATCTTTATTAACGGAAATAATTTTATATTCTTCGTTAATTCCATTCCCTTTTTTGACATTACATTCTACACACATTGTTTGCATGTTATCGATTATATCCATGCCTCCTAATGACTTTGGAATAATATGATCCTTTGTCATTAAAACACCATCTTCACTGTAAAGATTAAAATGTCTACGTTTTGTATTCGCATCACCGTCAAGTTTAAAATAATTTCCTGTGCGATTGCAACATGCGCATTTTACACCCTTCTGATAGAAAGTCATATATCTTAATGATTTTACATATACATCATATCCTTCAACGACAATACTTTTTTTGCGCCCACTATGATTGACATGGTTTTCTATAAGATTGTCTTCACCAATAATGCTAAACACTTCATTAATAGAATATCTTTTATCCATTATAAATCATCCTTTCTATAAGAAATAGGAACTGCCCCTGTTGGACTCGAACCAACGAAATGCAGCAGTCAAAGTGCTGTGCCTTACCATCTTGGCGAAGAGGCAATATTTAGTGGAACAGCAAGAGTCGAACTTGCATTACAAGTAGGTGGCGAACCCCTTGTTATTTACCGCCAAAACTCTACCATTGAGTTATGTTCCACATGATAGTTGAATTATTAAACAATTCGTGTTATTATAGTAAAGCCATCATATCTGATGTGCTTTGTGTGTAAGTAGGGGGAAGGAAGAAATTCCAACTCCCTACTTTTTTCATGAAATGCTAATAGCTATTTGGTACTATTAAAGTCTACCATATGTGTAGCATTATGTCAATAGTTATTTTGTATTATCTATAAATTTATTTCTCTATATTTATATATTCGATTATCCTGAAAGCTAACACACCGCCAACCGCATTAAAAATAGCATTAACAATCAAGTATGCTACCGTCTTAACTCCAAAATTTCCAGCAAGTGCAAAGTAAAATGCATTTGCAACACAATGTTCAAATCCACAACAGACAAAAATTCCTGTTGAAAAATACAGCGCAAATAGTCTAACAATATCTAATAATGTTTCCTGATGATACAGTGCAACAGCAGAAAAGATCAAGACATTGCACAGTATTGCAAGCGGAATTAATGAAAGTCCTTCTTTTAATTTCATATTTGTTATCAACACGGCATTGTTAATAATTGATGGTTTAAAAAATCTACATGTTAAACCCATCATAGATGCGCCAAAAACATTACAAACAAGAACAATCAGCATGTCAGGAATATCTTTTAGTTTTGCAAAACACACATTTCCTGTAAACAGATTTACACTAAATGAACACACAAGAAACAACCCTATAGGGAATACCCAAGCAGAGCCAGTTGAAAGAAAAGCTATACAGCCAATAGATATAAATACACCGGCAAGAATTGATCCAATTATCATTTTCATTCTTTCCATATTGCCTCCTTCAAAACGTATCAGTAAGTGAATCAGAAAATTCCTGATAGGACTTAAAATCACGTTTCCATATATCCTTGATATCATCTAATACTAATCCAAATTTATCAGACACATATTTAATATATTCATAATCATATAATTTTCTTCTGCGTTTATTCTCTTCTTTGATTTTAGCAAACGCCTCACCTTTTGGAACTTTATAATGCGATAGTAAATAACTTGCCATATCTTGTTTTGAGTATTCTTTAAACTGACAAATAGGACAGAAAATATCTGGAACATCATAATATCCTTCAGGACATATTACATCATATAATGCATCATCGTCCAACGCATCTAACTCTTCCCTTGTATATTCTTTTCCTGTTTCATAATCTTTATAATGATTTTTAAGAATATATTCTATTTGTTTATCTCGTGGAACATCTAACATATGTTCGTTACACATTGTATGATCGTTCATACACACAAACATTTCGGCATCCCTATAAGACAAATCAAATCCACTTTCTGTGTTCCCACATATTTCACACACAAAACTACTTGAACTACTGTTTGTTACAAAGTCTTTTCTAAATTTCATATTGATTCCCTTTTCATTTTAAAATGTTCTGTATCTATTAAGCTACAACCGTAAAGAAAATTTGATACAAAATCGCTCGTATCAGATGTAGCAACACCAGCAATTATTCCCCAATCATCAATTTTTAAAATTGCATCTTGCGATAATATGTACTCTATTTCATCTATAGCATCTTCATACGATGTAATACTTTTTCGTAATTCGAGAAGTGCTTCTATAAAATCTTTATTATCTTTAAAAAAACTTTTTAGTTCACTTAAATCATAATCTTTATGTCTTGCTATGACATATGAACTCGAAGAACTGTTTGTTACAAAATCTCTTCTAATTTTCATTTCTTCCGTTCCACGCTCCTATTAATTCTTCTTTTGTTTGGTAATTACCAGAATATCCCACATGATATACAATGCGCCCACCATACAAAACATGAATTTTGTTAATATATTTCTTGACTTCCACAGATAGGACACACTCTCATTAGAACCATTTCTTGATAATCGGTCGAAAGACACTTACATGGATATAATTTCATAAAGATAAATTCCTTTTGCTTTTCATAGAGATTAATGATGGCTAAAACGCCTAATAGTACAGTCAAGATATGGCATGATTTCATGTTCGAGATCACCATCTGTATGGTCGCAATATTCTACTTCTGCCAAATATTCACAAGCATTTATTTTTTCTTCATATTCTTTGTATAATTCATCTACTTTTGTACTTACAGCTTCGTCAAATGCTTTTTTGTTTGCTTCGTTTTCAAGCCAATCATAAAAACTAAGACAATCAAATCCTAATTTACGTTCATATTCATATTGCAAATAGAACTCTGCATCATACTTTACTTCATCTTTAAATACTTCAAGTGCTTGTTCTTTTGTGATTCTATGGCTTTTAATATCATGTAGAACATCTTCATATCTTGGAAAATTAATCATAGACTCTTTTAACTGTGAATCAATATTTCCTTCACTCTCGAAACCGACAATAAAGCTACTTGATGAACTATTTGTAACATAATCCGTTCTTATTTTCATAAACAAACTATCCTTCCTTAATCACATTCACTGACTAATATAAAACAATCAGATTTTAATTTCTTAATAAGTTCACTGCGCGAATCATTGTAATCTATATCTTTAATTAATATTTTAAATCCTTTATTTAAGTATTCTACGCACTTATCATATTCATCTTTTTCACTATAATCCTGATAGTCTTCTAAGACTTCTTCTATCGTCTGATCTCTTAAACCATATCTTTCAACAAACCAATTATTTAATTCGCTAATGGTTGATATTACTTCACCATCAGTTGTTTCGTTATAATCATTGCTGCCAGAAAAGATTATGATTTCTGCCAATTCTTGAAACGCTTCAAGAAAAGGAAATTTAGTTATCGTATCATCATCAACCTTTGGAAATTCTTTATAAGCAATTATATAACTACTACTACTTGAATTAGTAACAAAGTCATTTCTAAATTTCATACTTCCCACCTAACTTTATATCGATAATTCCAAGCGCAAAACCGCAACAGGTACAGAATAAAACTATTAATGATAATGCTCCAACACACTCTAAAAAGTAAGGCATCGTTTATATCTCCATTTCTGTTTTAGTGGATAATCATTCAATTACTTGTTCATCATATTTCTTTTTCCAATGATAACAACCTCTCCAATGTGAATAGCACCATTGTTCTTTATCATCGCAGAATTGCATCTCATCTTCAAAATCACCATCAAACCATAAACAGTTTCCACAAAAACGCTGTTCAATACTCTTTTTATCTTTCATTTAATTACATCCTTAACTATAATTATTTTTTAATCATCATACCGATAAAGCATGTGATACCAATTAAAAATATCACCACGTTTTCCATAGATCACCAATCTTCTGTTATCATCTTTTCAATTTCTTCAACTGTTTCTTTAACTGTAATATAGTTTTCATCATCACCTATAAAGAAAACATCTGTGGCACAATTATTATTTGTTGATTCGCCATAATTTGTAATATTTTTGGTTTGTACCATAACAGGTTTACCATCATATCTATAATGAAGTTTAATCCACATCTTTACATTCACCTTCTTCTGAGTTATGAAATCTTTCTATACACATCACATAATGTCCATCACCATATGCAAATCGAAATTCTTTATCATTGCTAATTAAGTATTGCGCTGCTGCGCTTAATACTTCGTTCGTTACTTCAGACTTGTTTCTCCATAGATTCTTATTTCGTGGTTCAAGAGTTCCGGCGTATATTCCAAATACGCCACAACCTACATGATATTCAGCCATTATATTTCTCCCATTTCTTATTTAACTTATCCATAATTCGATAATATTCACCATCTGTAATTACATTATCGATCCACATTTTCATCATTGCATTAGCACAATCCTGATAGTCTATTGGTTTGATGTCTTGCTCATTTTCTTTATTTCTTTCCATAACATTCACTCCAATTACCACTTGAATTTCTTTTAATCAACTTTCCACAAATAATGCATGTTGAATAAGCATTGTGTGTAGAATCAAAACTCCAACCATCATTAGGAATATGCCACTTCAAAATATTATGAAAAAAAATTTTTAAACCAACCATTTCTTTCATAAAGCAAACCACTAATTAAAAACGATGCATTTATCAAGAACAAAAAGGCATATATCATTCTTCTTTAGATTCCTCCGTATCGCAGTATCTTACGTATCCATTCCAGAAGTTTTCAGCACCGCAACGTGCATAGCAGTAATCAACTCCATTAATTTTTCTTCCTATGTTTATGTTTTCACAAGCCATGTAATCAGGGTATTCATCATCTGCCGTGTATTCATAGATCATATTATTCAAACCTCTTTAATTCTTCTAAAAAAGGTGCAAGCGTTGAACATATCTCACCAGTGTTGTAACAGTTTTCATAAAACCAACATCTCGAAGTCCAATCCATTACACCGTTTATATGTATGAAACGAATTTCATCTGAATTTTTAGATGGTAAAATTATATATTTTGAACCAGTATTATCACTCGCCCAAACTTCACCTACTTTTGGAGTATTATCAAAGTCCTTTAACTTATTTATAAATTCATATGGTGATATTTCAGAAATAACTTTATAAGAAGATGAACCCCAAATCCTTTTACATTCATCAGCTTTCATATTAAAATATCTACATAGCGCATTATGATATTCATCTAATGCTTCTGCCTTAATGTCATCAGGATGATGCATATGATCTTGTCTAACTCGTATATCATTACCATCATACGTAACCAAGTCAAAGCCATCAGTTAAAAGGTCTTTAAACTCAACTTCAAGAAATGTTTTCCTATCTTCCATTATTTCACCTAAATTCATTCTTCAAATTCTGCTAATTTCATTAAATCAATTTCAAAGGTATTTTCCAAAACATCATAAATCTGTTCTAAAACATCTTCATTGGCGCATCCGGCTTTTTCAATCTGTTCATCCAAAGAATCATCTTTGCTTTTGTAATGTCCACCACCCTCATATTTCCATACTCTTTTACATGTGTGACCATTAAACTCAAAAGTTGTAACACATTCCATTTCTGAAACATCATATGTTAATTTCATAATTATTCACCTTCAAATTCATTTATCTTTTTAATGATGGAACTATAACTTTCTGAAACTACGTGTCTCTTACCATCTTTCATAGTTACAACACAGCATTTATAATCATCTTCACATTCCAAAACTGTTGATATATTATCAACGGCTAATAGTACATTTATTGGATAATTGCCCCTACATGCCGTTTCTCGCGTTTCAATAAACTTCATTGGTAACTCCTTTTTTTATAATATTCCCGAATATTCTTTGCACACGTTTCAACAGAGCAATCACCAAAGCAACTGCGATTTCTATCATTATTCATACTGCAAAACATACATTCATTTTCATACATAAGCCATGCTAATTCTTCTAATGTAAATAGTTTCGATATTTCTTTAGCAAATTCTTTTCTTGATTCATTCATAACTTATATATCATTCGCCGTATTTATCGTTGTATTCTTCAAGCATCCTTTTTACGAACTCTCTGTCTGTTGATTTCAACGAATTTATAAATTCAGAATATGCATTATCCCTGTTTTTCGTGTCATGCATAATTGTTACAATCTGTACCATGTTCTGTGTTGCCCTGATTACTTCACATACCGCTATAATCCATACCGCTACAGTCATAATTATTTCTCCTTCTCTTCTTTATTCATTTGACTAATGACAACATTCTTGTAACGTCTTTATCCGTATGTCCATCCCAATGCTTACCTATTTTTAATTCTTTACAATCGAACATATCCCAATACTCATTTTTATAATGATATGTATAACTTCCTTCTGGTGTATCAATTCCTACGATAAACCAACCACCACCAAAGCATAATTCACCATCTTCATGTGCATAAGATTTCCAAGCCTTGTCTTTATAAGTCATTACAAGTGTTGCAAACAGAATCATTCTTTGATAATAAAGATCGTTGAATGTATGGAAACCATCTGATAAATCGCCGGATTGTCTTTGATCTCTAAAAGTTTTTAATTCTTCCAAATATCCTAAAAGCCTTTTACCGCTTTCGATATAATCTTGCTTTTCTTTATTTTGCGATTCTTTTAATTCATCTTCATTTACAATATCTTTTGATGTTTTTAAAAACTCAGGTTTTATGAGGTAATCTCCACGAGCAAGAGGAGAATAATTTACAATAAATTCTCCATTAGGTTCTTCTGATATAACTTTTACTTCTACATAATATTTCACATCCATCATAAATTTCCTTTGATAACTTTAAATCAGGCGGTCTTACGCCGCCCGATATAAAAATGAGATTATTGTTTAGTTTACTTTCTTACTTATTGATAATAATGGAGAAGCATGGCACGACTCCAAACACGGAAGAGGCGTAGGAGTAGCTGCCGAAACCACCGCCCGCGTAGACATACCAAAAGGACGTAGAGTAGCCGAGAAGCGGCGAACGCAACCACCAGTAGTCAGTCAAGCCATTATAGTTCTTGCATCTATCCGCTTCGGTTTTTAAACCATCGAACAGGATATCATCATCACCGCTATGACCATCACATTCCTTCATATTCGCTTTAGAAAGTAGATTCAGTTTTCTTCTGTACACAAACTCTTTCCCATCATCATCTTCGATAATATGTTCCACAATGCTCATCTTTTCAACGAGTTCTTCCGGCATTGATGCTTCAAAATCATCAAGAAAACTTTCCATATCATCAATTGATGATTTTCCAACAATATCTTTTGCTACAAAATAAACTTTATCGTGATCGTTAAAATGCGCGATATGTTCAACAACAAATGTAATGTTCCTTTCACCAACAGGAATTATAATTGTATCCTTTAAAGCATATTCCGCACCAAGAATATCATCTATCTTTTTTTTGCTTGTGACATAATGATTATGAGTATATGCGAATTTTTCTGCCTTATATTCTACAAGTCCAAGTGTATTAACATCCTCAATGGCTACGTAAGCACCATCAGAAATCTTGATATATTTCTTTCCAGTGTTTTTATCCTTGTAAATTTTAATGCTATCCATTTTATCTCCCTTCTTTATTATCTTGTATTATCTATTATACTACACATTAATTGCATAGTCAATTATTATCTTGTGTTATTTATTTAGATTTTCAACAAACACTATTAATATAAAAGACATTATCATCTATTGTATTATTAATGGTTACTGGCGTTGAGCCATACCAAGGTTTATAGAATCTTTCCGATGTTTTCTTATTGCAAATTATACATCTTACATGATTATATTGTTGATAAATATAATTTAAATCTTCCGTACTACTTGTGCTATCTAAACAATATTTATTCCTTTTATCTTCTGATTTTGTAATCATAACTTATCATTTCCATAATTGATATTTTTTGCCGATCTTATCAATTTTATCACTTGGCATTGGCGCAAAACCAACACATGTAATTGTTCTGCCATCTGGCTCTTCTGGCTGTAATTCTGTCAAGCAATTATCTCTTATAATGAAATAGTCTTTTCCTTCAATCAATCCCATTTCATTTGCCATTGTAATTGATTTTTCCAACTGGTATTTATTCTTCGCCTCAAGAATACATTTTGTAAATGATCCATTAATCCAGTTATCAAATAAATCCAAGTCGAATTTTAATTCAGATTTAATACACCATTCGCCATCAGAATATACTTCTTTAAAATTATCTCTGATTTTGTTTGTAAGAAATGCCATACTTGCATGACTGACTTGCGCAGCTAATTTTCCAGATGACATATTTAAATCTTTTCTCGCTATTATTATTTGCTTATACATTAGGATTCCTTTTTAAAATAAATTCTCTATCTAACCATCGAATAAAAACAACATCTCGACAATAGTATATTCTCGGAGTAACTGACCAAATTAATCTTTCAACCATGTTTAAAACTTTTTCCAAATAATCACCTTCTTTCTGTTTTATACTAAGGAATATATGTAATATTAATAGGATTTATGAGCCACTTTATGATATCCTTATTTGCATCATCGCCATATTGCACTTCATTATATGTATTAGCACATGACCCAAGGATTTCATTTGCCTGTTCATTAGTTAATGGAACTCTTTCAAAAAATGATTTTCCGCTAACCCATTCATCTCTTTTTGTTGCGCTTTCAAATACTGCGATATCTGTTAAAATACTATTGTATCCTGCATAAAACATAGTATCCACTCCTTTTCTTTACTCGAATATACGTTCTAACTAAGAATATCAGAACATACATTCTATGTCAACAATAATATGATGAATATTCAATGAATTATTTTGTATTATTTATATGTAATTACCATGACCGCCGAAGCGGTCATGATAGTCATTTTCATTCTTGCACAAAAGGAACAAGAATCTTTTTAAGCGTTGTTACATTCTGCTCTGTAATACCATACTCTTCTGCAAGACCCATTAGTTTCTTTGTATCTTCTGTATTACGAATAGAATAGATAAGCCTGTTAGCTTCTTCCTTTCCAACCCTATCAACAATATAATCGTAGAAGCCACACAGATATAGTGTCCTTGCGTTTATATTTATATCATTTTTTACTTTAATATCTCGATTAAATAATCGTGAAATATGTCCAGCCCAATATTCAGGTGGTCTATCTTGAAATTCATTTTTAAAACTTTCCCTTGTAGGAAATTTAAAATATGAATCTCTGTAACTTAATAATAGATACGATCCACGATAAGCCGGATATTCATCCATATTATGAATTTTAACAAGCAGTTCATAAAGACGATCTGAAAGTTGTATTTCTCTACCCCTTACAATAGCTGTTTTCTTTTCGTGATTCATATCGCTGCATTTCAAATTAACTATATCTATTGCTTCTGGAAATCCTTCGTAAAACATTCTGATAATTGCTTCTTCATAATCAGCATATTCTTCTAAAGTGCTATTTCTAATATTTGCAATCAAATCTTCCATAGATTCTTTAGTAAATGCTTCACTGGTATCATTGAAAATTTTAATTGCATTTCTTCCTCTTATTCGTTTATCGTTGCAAGGATTTTTAATGATTTTATAATTATCAATATACCATTCAAAGAAATCACGCAAAATAGTCAATAGGAAATCATATGTTCGATATGACATTTTATAAGTCTTTTTAGTAAACACTTGGTTACTGAACGATTTTAGCATATCAGCTATTTCAAAACAGTCCATATCAACGAGCTGTTTCCCTATCTTTTTCTCATAGGCATATAACTCCTTCCTGTCAATTTGCCCTCTTGTTTTAGCAGTCGTAGATTCTGGCTTTGTTTTAAAATATTCATCAAGCAATTCCTTTGTGTTCATAATGACACCTCCACCCATAATAAATATGTATCACAAAAATTTGAAAGTGTCAATATCCTGCCTTATTTTGCATTATCTAAAATTGGAAATTGCGTTCTTATTGCTTCATAAATATCAAGCAGAATAGCTTCATCATCTATTCTTCCCATATAATATTTTAAATTATCTTTTGGGATAGTCGTAATCTGCTCTACCATGATCGTACTTGGCGCATATAGTCCAAACCTTTTGTAATCCCATATAGAAACGTGGCAAGGCAAATGCCTTTTGTTCATCTTGGTTGTCATTGGTATTACATTGACAACTGTACTATATTTATTATTCTTGTTATTAGATATTATAAGAACTGGTCTATGCCCATTCTGTATGCTACCATTGTTACTTGGTAAAGAAGCCATCCAAATATCACAACAACATATACTATGATTTTCCGAATCAATATAACTTACATTTTCACCATCATAGTTAATAAAGAAAGTCATTTTCGTATTCAATTTTTCCATAGATTTTGTTGTTGACATATTTAAGCCTCCAATCTAATATCAGAAATCTTGAATAGGTCTTGTTATGGTGTCCTTCCTTTTCTTAAACACTTCAAAATCATATCCATGTTTAATCAATACAAGTTTGCCAATCCTATTTAAATCATAACCAAAATAATTCTTCTTGCTTTTGTTAAGTTTCATTTTTAAGAATCTTCCAACCGCATTGATTATTTCAACTGTGCGATCATCTGATTTTTTTAAAAACTGAATCATTCCATTGTTTTTTAATTTTCCAACTCCTATAAATAATTTTTCCTTTTCATAATCGAGACCTATAAAATACTTAGTCCAATCAATATTGCTCACTTGTGATCTCCTCTTTAATCGTTATGGTGTACCACAGTTAAGTGATACACCATAATTATTATGCATTAGAAATCGTTGCAATCATGGTTTTCATCATCTTCCGTTTCCTCTACAAAAGAGTTATCGTTGATAAATGCAAACCATACCTTTTCAATTTCATTATTCCTTCTCTTGATATTGACGTTTTTAGCCGATCCACCTTTGCAAGCGTCTGCATACTCATCAGATACGAGAACTCCATTTCCGAAAAGCCTAACCATAAATTCAGCCATCTCAACATCCGTGATGTTATCAGTTATAGCATACTCAATAAAAGGAACAAGAGAAACCATGTGTGTTTCAGAAGTCATCTTCTTCCTAACAGCTTTTGCCTTCTTTGCATTCTCATAGTTTTCAAGTTCATTATAGATTGCATAGATTCTATCCAGAACCTTTTCAACCTCGGCTTTTTCGTCTTCCGTCATGATAGTTTCCTGCATAACCCCATTGAACTCGCTACTTTCAAAAGATACATCATCAATATCATTATTCAGCATCATCCAGATTTTCATAATGATAGGAAGATGTCTTCTCGCTGCAAGTGCCTTATCTGTGAGAATTTCCGCAAACAGTTCATGCTTACCAATCTCGGAAACTGTAACGATGTCAACGCAGTTAGCAATGTTTCTCTCTTTTGCAGAAAGCGGTTTTCCGTTATTCAGCTTCGCAAACAGCATCCGAACCTGTTCAGGTGTGATATTTTCATAGTAATAGATTGTCAGGTGATAATCCTTAATAGCATCCTGCAACTCTTCAGGAAGGTCTTTGAAGTATTTTCCATCAATCCATGCGGTCTGCTCTTCGCCGTTTGCATCCGTATATGTAACCTCTGCTTCAGGTGTACCGATCAAGAAATATTCATTCTCAATGTAGCCACGGATAGCATTGATTCTCTGTTTCCCATCAAGAAAATCATACACTCTTCCATCTACTTTTTTTCGTAAAATGGCGGTACAGGAAATCCTTCAATGAGAGAATGGATAAGATTACTTTTTCTTTTCTGCTCCCATACATACGATCTCTGAATGATATTATCAAAAGTGAATGTTCCGTTTCCAGCCATCTTAGCGATCTGCTTGCAACTCCATGTGATATTAGCTTTGTTAAGTGCCATCTTATTTCCCTCCTTAATCATGTTGGTAACATATAAGTTTGTGCTTTGTGTTTACTTGCTTATATGTTACCACGTTTCATTGTGTTCGTCATGTATTATTTTATATTATTTATTACTTAGTAAGAGAATCTACAATATTCATAATCTCGTTGATTGTTTCGATGTGCTTGCTTGCGTCTTTGATGTTTGCATTCTGCTGTCCTTCAGCATAAGCCATTGCAATAATATCTCTTAAATCAGATACCTCTACATTAATGACAGGCTTTTCAGAAACATCTTTATATTCCTTGTTACCAGTAACATAGTCATTAAAGAACTTGCCCATATCATCGTAATACTGATCTACTTTTTGTTTTGTAAGTCCGATGTAGTGGCTTGTAGTTTTTGTGTCACTATGGTTATAGATTGTCTGTAGTAATTCCATGCTGTCATAATCATTGGGATGAATCATTCTGGATATCATACCGAATGTCTTTCTTGTGGAATGTGTACCAACATTATATGTAATGCCTACTGCATCAGCAGCTTTCTTTAAGGCTTTTCTATAACCATCACTGGTTATTACGTTGCCTTTATGCGTTCCTGTCATCTGAAGAAAGATCGGATTATGATAATTATTTTCTGTAACATCAACGCCAGTCTTTTCTATATAAAGCGCGATTGCGTTTCTAACCGCGCTATTGATTTTTGGATTAGCCAATTTATCCGTCTTATCTTCTGTAATTTCAAGAATGTTATCTCTGATCTCACCGTTTGCCGGATTGTAAATATGCTCCCATGTAAGCGTAAGTGTATCTCCTACACGCCTTGCCATGTTGATTCCAACAACAAAGAGTAAATACTGTACCCACATATCATGTTCTTCAAAGTATGCGATCATCTTTTTGGCATCCTCAAGTTGAAACGGATACACTTCAGATTTACGCCCCTTCTTTTTATTTGATGTGCAAATACTATCATTCACTCTTAACTGGAATATATTCGTTCTTTCGCCTTCATTCCAGATTTTCAATGCTCTTGCTGCCATCTTATTTCCCTCCTATCTGTGTTATGTGTTTTGTATGATTATAAGATAGCACATCATTTACTGCTTGTCAATAAGTAATTCAATTATTTTTTTGTTTTATTTATTGACAATCATATTACAATGTGCTACGTTCATCGGCATCCGCTCGGTTGGCATAGTTTTCCCCCTAACAGGAGGATAATGTTCTACTACGTTCATTCGGACGCTTCGGAGTACATTAGTTACCGCTTGTAAGCCAAATATCTGCCCTTGGCTAATGACGGTATCCCACATCAGATAACCACCACTTGTTTATTTATTCTCGCCAGTCACGAGTTCAATGCCCTTTTTGTGTGTCAGTCGGCATCAGGACTACAGATTTTTTTAAGCAGAGTATTGCTGTGTACTGCCTCGTTATTCTATTATTGTTTTTAAAAACTTAGTATTTTTGCGCACAAAAAAATACATGTTTTGAAAAACTATTTTCTAAGACAACTATTGTTTTTCAAAACTATTTTTATTTGCACGACAAAAAGCCTTGAACTTACATCCAAGGCTTTCTATATTTTTTTGAATATTGTTTATCAAGTTCTAAATTACATTTTTCGCATAAGCCATTATGAGTGAGCCTTTCATATGGCTTTTTATAAAGATAAACACCACAACGATCACAATGCTCTCTTGATTCTTCTTCTTTTAAAAGTCTAAAGTCTAACCTTTCAAATCTTCCACCTGTAGCAATCACTTTATATCTATTTTCTATTCCAGAATAATCTAAATCATAAATGGAATTAAGAAAGTGCAAGTCCCAAGGTTTTATTTTGCAAAGTTTTGTTTTTAAAAACGGTATATTAGAAGTGTTTCTTGAAAACATTCTATTTTCCGTTAGGTCTATATTTGTTTTCAAAATCAATCCCTCTTGCCTAAATGGTCACAAAAATCAGAATCCTCACATTTACTGCATTTTCCGTCACAACCGTATTCAGATTCAAAATAAATCTTACACTTCGTACAATCATTTGATTTGCATTTTTCTTCTGTATAAGGACAAATATTCATATATTGTTCATCCCCTTAAAATGAAAAGACTTTAGACTTTCTTGATATAAATGATTTGATACTGCTGAAAAATGACTTCTTTTTGTTTGATTCATCTACGGTAAATCTATTACCATTATTATTAGCAATAAGACTATTGATCTGCTCTTTTAATTCCGCTATATCATCTGGTGTTTTTATGGTATGTTCAATTTTCCTATGGATTTCTCTATTTGTTTCATTAACCATCTTATCAAGTGTTAAATTACAATACTCATCCACCCAATCGCCAAGATAATAAAAGCGATCTATTACAACATTGTCTTTTGGACTCTGAAATGTTCCAAAAAGAATAGGGTCTTTTGCTATTCTTTCCTTTTCCACTTGACGTTCTGCTTCACCAGTATAGTCAGTGAATACAACATATAACTGATCGAATTTGTCTTTCACTTTCGCTATTACATCTACTATTTCATCAGGTATCTCGCGCTGATAATTTTCCAATTCGATAATTTTAACAACGTCAGATGCAACATTGTCTATGTAGTATTCAATGTCATCACGATATACAAATGTATCAATCCCCATCCGAACAATTTCAAGTTCTTTCTCTATGCATTCAAGATGGAAAATTAATTTTGCTGCACCTTTATATTGACCTGTGATCTTATACTTATTAAGAAGTTCCAAGCAGTTATCATAAATTGCCATCAACTGCTTATCTGTTGCTTTAGATTTTCTTTCTTTCACAACAGCAAAGTATTCTTGTGGTGTTAAATTTTCTTCCGGCAACGAGATATTATCAAAACTATTTTCTGCCATTATTTTTAACCTTTCTAATTAATATTCATGTATTATTTTGTTTTATTTATATAACGCCATATACCGTCTATTCATACGAATAAACTAAAAAATTCAATGTTTGCATCAATAGACATTTTGCATAATGGTATTAATGGAATCCGAACATTTTTCCGGCTTCGATTAAACCAAGAACGATAAGATTCTTTTGTGCAACCACAAACTTTCATAATTCTTACTTGACGATCTTTTGAGTGATGTTCAAGTACCTGTTTAGATGTTCCATAGAATTTTTCCAAGTTATTTAATACAATATCTTTGTCGGTATCATATTGCAGATTAAAGCCACGAATGAAAATATCCGCAGCATCAACAGGAAAATTATAATTATTATAGTCATTTGCAACCAAAAAATCTTCTTTTGTTATATTGCAATTTTCCTTCGTTGTGAAAAACGCAAAAATATTGTAATTAAGATATTTGGCTATCATGCAAAGGTCAATTAGAGGAATCTTCTTGTCAGGTCTATTAAACCAAGACATGACGGAATGCTTTGATCTATTTGTTATTTTTGGCAATGTCCTATATCTGTCAACCGCTAACCCTTTTGCTTTTCCGAGTGCTATAGCAATATTGAGATTGGACAATATTTCTTCTCTTGTTCTTTTATCATATAACTTCTGTATCTCAAGAATAACTTCAGCAGCATTCATATAATCACCTACTTTCAGATGCAAAATATACACTATTAATGATAGCATATATTTTACACCTATTCAACAATTATTTTGTTTTATTTATGCAATCTGCTTCTCAACAAACCCTATTTCATGATCCCCGATATTTACAGGAAGAATCATAACCTTGTATGTTTCATTCTCAAATACTATTGGAGATGTTCTTTTGTAACTTCCTTTAACAACCGCCTCATCATCAAACACGTTGCAAGTATTATATATATACGATGCGTTAAATCCTTGACTAAATTCTTCATTTTCCATTCCATATTCAGGATTAACGATCTGCAATAAATCAGACGTTTTATAATTTCCAACTTGTACTCCAGTAGCTACCATGCCATTTTTTGAATATATAATCATTGGAATTTTCTCGCGTCCTATTGCTTTTGCATATTCTTTTGCGATATTCTTCAATTCATTATGGTCTATTCTATACGAATAATCATAATCTCCGTTAAATAAATGTTCATAATCCCAAAACTTACCATCAATCAATCTTGATACAAGAGTCCAATCTTCTCCAGCGAATTTTACAACTTTATCATCAGCGGAAATTGCGACAGTGGTTTCTGTTTTTGTTTTTCCAATAATGCTTTTGATCTTCTTATAGATAGTTCCACTTATATTGAGTGGCTTTGCCGGATTAATGATTGTACCAGAAATGTTAGCTACTCCAACCATGTGTCCATTTAATGCTACAATTTTTCCTTTTGGCAAATCAAGACAAAAAGACTGAATAAGAGGATTCCCAATATTAGATGATTCTCTCATGCAATCGAGTTTTGAAAGATGATTTAATAGATGCATATCACCAAGTAGGCACATTGGATTATTTTTTGTATCTAAATACTCATACTGTTCATCCGAGTAATCATAGTATTTAACTTCATAACTTTTCTTTTTGCTACGGACTTCAAAACGTGCGTTGTTTGCAGTAATTGTTATGTAATCAGATATTCCAATTACCTTATTCAAGTCAGTGATGTGTACCCATGCGCAGCCAGATTCAAAAACATTGGCTCGTACTTTGATAGTTCCATAATCATTTGAATCAGATGCTTGTAATGTTATATAATTTCCGTCTGCCGTAATCTTGACGCATTCCAGAAAATAAAGCGATGATTTCTTTGGAACAAGTGCGCTGATTCTGCCTACGAGATTTTTAAATTCTGTACCATTAATTTCAAATTTCATTTTGATCTCCTTCAATTTGTATTATTTACTATATTTATATAATAACACCTTATTTGCATCCTTTACATGTATTATATTGCATTATTTATAAATTAGGTTTCATTCATATACTGGTATTTATTACCATACCTTATATACCCTGTACTTGCCATTAATATTCCCTTTGTTATCAATTTCACCGCTGATACAGTCAATGGTGCATTTCAGTTCCTTATACTTTGATTCGCCTTCTTTTAGAGCATCATCAAGATTACTATGCTTACTTAATATAGTTCTGTCGTTTCCAATGATTTTTGTGATGTAATAATCCATACATTTCCTCCCTATTATTTGTTTGTATTTGATTTACTATATATTATCATGTGTCTTATTCTATGTCAACAATTATTTTGTAGTATTTAATAGTTTCTTATTTTGCTGTTTTTAAAAACATGCAATTATTGTATCTTTTCTTACTGTGATTTTACAATAAAACACGTATTTTATTGGCAATTTCCCAAAGTTTTCAAAAACTACCATATATCACATAACTTACACAACTTTTAGCCGTTTTCAAAAACAAAACCACAAAACAAGGAGCGTCATGCGCCCCTTGATATATTCAACAGTATATTTCTTAAACGATCATTATCTTCTCTTGATTCTGGAATGTAATAATCCCAACAATCCCAATGGTAACTGTTGATTTTCATTCTCTTAATTTCCATAAACCACCAACCATCCGGCAATTCAATCTCCATAATAACGGTTTCCCTATTATCATCTTTGAATTTTTCTGCAAGGTAGCGTTTAAACTTTGAAAGACTCCAACCAGATTCATGATTAAAATTTCCATTGACAGATAAATAATAAACCTGTTTTATCATTTCGCGTAACGTCATTAACTCACCTCTATTATTAAAGATATTCATTCTTATGATATAGCGGAAATGTTGAACTGCTAAATTTATTATTCCACTTTTCACCTAATCGCTCGGCGTACTTTCTGCCACCTTCTAACAGTTCACTATTTCCACTTATATTATCAAATTGCATCCATTCACCTTCTGGATTATGTACTGCTAACATATCCGCAAAATTAACGGCATCATGTTCGCGCGAATAACCGTATTGATACATAACATGTACTATCTCAATTTCTTCACAAACGCATGTTACAATTCCGTCAATAGGAATTTTCCTGTTGTATATGTTGCTCATGATATTAAAAACAACTATGTCACCACTTTTTAAATTTTTACTATATCTCATATTTAATCCTCATAAATAGGGCGATCCTGTGACCGCCCTATCTTTCTCTGATTACGCTGCAAGCGCAAGCTGATAAGCTGTATCAATAAGTCCATTACCGTCAATAGTTTTCATAAACAGATTTTCCTGATAGTTCTTTGTCTGTTTATGGTCTGTTGTATGTGTTGCATAGTCACTGACTGCATTGATAAAGCGGAATGCGCTATACTCAGTTCCTACAAGGTCTGGCTTGTCATGATAAATTGTGAGGATATCATTGCGCTTCGTGTTCAGCTTGTCCTCATATTTCTGCTGACGTAAACGCTCTTTGAAGTCAATAACGTTTCCAGTTTTCAGCGCCTTGTTAAACAGGTTATTGAACTCGATCTCAAGAAGTTTTTCCGTCATATTTCTAACCTGTGCTTCAGTGACTTTCTTGAGCTTCAGTTCGCCAAATTCTTCCTCAAGCGCCTCCATATAGCGTTCCGCGCTTGAAAGTGTAAACCTTGCTTCTTCGAGCTTGCTCTGAATGTCTCCCTTATGTACACAAGACCAATGCCGACTCGCCTGATGAAGTGCAAGATTTAAAGTATTACTACACACTACGCGTATGGGAACGAGAGCCACACGAATAGCGCCTGTGCCATCATGACTATTGGTAAATACAAGATATGGATCAATATTTTCTTCAGCGAGCAAAGTGTTTTCCATTCTCGCAAGCATCCATACTCTTTTGCCAGATGCAAGACTTCCAGCGGTTTCATACCTTACCCCTTCACCAAGAAGAGCATCGGTAAAAGCGAACGCTTCACTGTTCTGAACAATGCGATAACGATCAGTTACAATGCCAAGCGCCGTGTTATCACTTGATCTCATATTCACTTTGTACCCCGGAAGCTCCCGACCAAATTCATCATAAATCGGTTTTGGAATAACATCCCAATCAAGTCCTGCAAGTTTAATAGCTTCTGCGCTTGATGCTGTCCCCTGAATAACTGTTCCGCATTCGTGCCACGGAAGAATACCGTTTCCACTAAACATTGTTTCTACATTTGCTGGCATATTATTTTCCTCCTTGTTATATGTATTCTGTTTACTGCCTAAGTACATGATATACTATACTTAAATCATTGTCAAGCGTTATTTTGTTTTATTTATTACAGCTATCAAAACTATATCGTCCATAATACAATTTTTCCGCTTCTTTTCTTGCCTTAATAGCATCTTCTAATTTATCGTAAGTTCCAAGACTATATCGTTTGTTCATATAACCTATTCGCGCAATCCACTTGCCGTTTCTTTCAGTAACACCAGAACATCCACTCTTATTATTTTTATGATTATGTATGTTCATGCAATTTTGTTGCGTTGTTTTTATTTCAAGGTTTTGTTTTCTGTTGTCTATTTTATTTTCTCTTCCTTTTGGATGGTTTTTATGATCGACAACTAACCCATCTGGTATTGGTTGCATTACAAGTCTATGTAAAAATACTCTCTTATTGCTGCCTCTTTCGGTTGATATTAAATGTCCCCATCTATTAAAATGCCAACAATAATTTTTGATTTTATCATAATCTTCTTTGTCAAACCAAAATTCTTCGCCCTTGTTTGTCCATCCAATACCGTATTCACCTGACAGATCGTATTTATTATACTGTTTGGCAATTCTTCCTAATTCATCTCTCGCATTATTCATTAATTCCTTTCCTTATTATTTTGTATTATTTATATGTTAGAACAATGGAATGCTTTCGCCTTTCATGTCGTCAAAGATAACCTTTCTGCATTCGTCATACTTTCCATCATCAATCAGTCCACACTCCGTATGGAAATTGCAATATTCCAACAGATCAACGATTGACTCCTGATGCATTCCTGCTTCATGCATACAGCACAGCACGATTAAATCCTGCGGATAAAAGCCCCATCCAATAACGCTGCTCAGCGCAAATTCTCCGTTCTCCCATCTGGTTAAAGCCTCGTCCCAATTCGCTCTTACTTCCTGCTCTGTCATTTCCGTTCTCCTTTCGTGTCTCTGATTTACTTGTTGATAACATTCTAACTCAAAACTTATATCTTGTCAACAATTATTTTGTATTATTTCTTCCATTCTTTATTGAACTCTTCGAGCATCTTTAAATCTTCCGCTGTCTTTTTCTTGATGCCATCTTTCGTGATCCAATGTGTACGCCAGAACTCGCGCTCTTCATCGTTAATGTTTGGAACAGTATCGAAAGTTTCCGCATCATCGACCTTCTTAATGATATAAATGTCATCAAACTCAATAACCTTTGTATCTAAAACATAATCAATAACAAAGCTGTTGTGATTGATAGATTTAATGTGACCGATAACGCCGCCTCCACTATACGGATATTCAGGATACTTCTTTGCCACGAACTGAACGCGCACTCTGTCACCGATCTTAAACGTCTTGTAATCTGTAGTAATCATCATGGGAATTTCTGGAATGTCGCTCATGATCTTCATTGATTTTTCCTCCTGTGGCTGTATGTGATTTACTATGGTTATACTATAGCATATAAACTTATATATTGCAAGCATTATTTTGCGTGATTTATTATTTTTTAATATTGGATTTTTCTGCGCAGCGATCGGCGATAATATAATGTTTTTCAAAATTGCATTTTTCTGTGTCGTTCATACAGATTTTTCTAATTTTCAAAAACTAAATGTGTTTGCGCCAAAAAGAAAAGGCGATCATTCGACCGCCTCTTCAACCAATTTGCTGGACTCAGCAAAATGGTAATTCTTCTTCATCATAGATTGGTTCGCGTTCTTCGTCTGGTTCTTCATCGTCTGCATCTTCCCATCCGATTTCCCAATATCGGCTCGGAAGTTTCCGCTTTTCACCAAATCCAAATAATGCTCTTACCCTATCCTCATCTGTCATGCACTCTTCACCACCTTTTCAATCTCAGCATATGCGCATTTCCCCTGCATCGGGCTACCATCTGCATACTTCATATGCGCATCGGTAAATTCAAACGTCACATTTTTAGCGCCAAATCTGACGATACGCACCACGCTATGACGATACCTGTTAATCTGTACAAGATCTCCCTTGTTCAGATTTTCCTTGCTGAAAGAAATACCGCCCTGATTTTCGATGCACTCATGATAGTATACGGATTTTCCGATTTCGCTTTCCATGATTTCATACCAACGATCAAGCTCGGCATCGACCTTTTCAACCGTCAATGCTTTAAGCTCCCATCCGTATTTATCCTTCGGGATTTCGCCGTTCTCGATTGCCTTCTTATATCCTTCGTATTCTGCGATGTTTCTTTTCAATCCGCGAATACTTGCTTCTGCCTCGTCAATTCTGCGCTGACAGAATGCTTTATCCTTCTGATCTTTTCCGCTTGCTGTCTGTCTTGCCTTGGCTGCACACTCCGCATAGTATTCGCTTTTACTGAACTCAGCAAATCCTCGCTCCCATGCATCAAACATTTTATTCCTTCTATTAGTAAAGGCGCGACCGCTTGATGTGCTGATGTTCGGCTGCGTAAAGAATGCAATATCGCCATGCATATCATTGATAGGCTTCTGAAGTGCAAAGCCTTTTTCATGTGCCTTGTCTGCCTTGTATTCCATGCGCTCCGCTCTGCGTTCTGCTTTTTCCATCTTGCGCTCCATCTGCTGTTCAAATGTAAGCGCTTCGCCTTCGCGTCCTGCATCCTCAAGACCTAACTCTTTAGCGACACATTCAGGTCTGTAAAGATTCGGGAACTTGCAACGGCTGATCCATGCGCCAGTGCCACGACTGAATAAGAAATTGCTCCTGATCTTTGCTTTCTGATCGTCTGACAGTGCCATATAATCTGCCTTGTCAAAATGAAGCTCAAGTTTTCCTGTCTCCATGTTCCTGATGTAATAGTTTGACATTGTGTGTACCTCCTTAGTTTGGTTTGCTTTGTGTATTTGCTTTACTATATATTAGCATAACTTAATAAATAATGCAAGCGTTTTCTCTAATTATTTTTAGATTTTTATAATTCAATTTTTCTGCGCGGATGATGCGGCAAATGTTAATTTTTGAAAATTGATTATTTTATTTGCAACAAACAAATATTTCCAATTTTCAAAAACTATTATGCGATACAAAAGAAAAACGCCAGATTGCTCTGGCACTTATCTTATTCAGCTTCTATCCTTTGGATCTCTATTAACGGAATTATATAAACGTCATCTGCGATCACTTCTTTTTCCGTAAAGTAAAGGCTGTTACAATGTAATATGCTCCCATCATAGTTTATAATTTTCAATGTTCTTGTCTCCTTCCAAAATAATTTGTGTTTTCGCATCAAGAATGATTGTTGAATGTGGGCTAACTGAATGCGTCCATAGTTCTACTTCTTCACGCCATTTCCCACTGACAGCAGAATATATCCTTCCATATTTTACAATGCCGACATTATCAATCTTCGACATCTTAACGCCATCATCCGTTTCCTCTCTGATTATTGCGTTCATTTATTCACCCCTTAAATCGCGACAGATAATTTTCCATGCGGATTGAACTTGCGCCCTTCCTGATAACCGTCATCCCTGACATCGCTGTAAACTGTATGTCTGCTCTGGTATTTATCCGTCACAAAATTAGAACACGCTTCATTGACTTCTTTAGGAACGATCATGACAAGACCCCATCCGCTCTCGTCCTGTTCTTTCTTGACCTTCTGCTCATCAAATACGACCTTAACACCTCTCGCAAATCCGATAGCATAGGAGTTTTTGATCCTGTTCTTTTCCGCTGAAGTGTAACGCTGCCACCCATCAAGATTTTTCAGATAAGACTTTCCGCAGCTTCTCGCCGTATCAACTGCATACTCAAAAATCTTTGCGCAGATATCAACATCGCCTTCCAGACCTACGAAAATAATAGTTCTTTTCTGCCCTCTGAAATTCTTATTTCCAGCTGACCGACAGCAATAATTTTCCGCTATGATATTGGCAAGACTGCCGATCCACCATTCGCCGCGCTTGGTGTATTCGTATTCTGTAATGATGCGCTTGACGTTCTTATTCTTCGCGTCAATCAGATCGACCTCAGCGATCTTGTGTTCTGCCATCAACTCTTTAGCTTTCAGGAGCGCCGCCTTTGCTTCATGTTCGTTGTTGCTTTCTGCCAGTGCAAGAAGTTTCTTGATCTTTTCCTTATAGTCTTTCATTGTGGATCTCCTTTCGATGCGTTTGTGTATGTGATTTATCATCTGTAAACACTCTACCACACAAAAATAGATATTGCAAGCGTTATTTTGAATTATTTTTAATTTTTTATAATAGGATTTTTCTGCGCGATGCGCCGCAAAATTTCCACGTTTTGAAAAACATCAATCCATTTATTTTAGTTTTTAAAAATTGAATTTTTCTGCATAGGATATGGCGGTCTTGCGCCGCCAGATGAAAGAACGATATAAGTATAGATGTGCGGTCTTACGCCGCACGATAAAACTATGAATAGTGTTTAGATTATCTGATCGGTTCAAAGATGGAGAAGCACGGAACAACCCCAAATAGTTTTTGAAAATTTATCTTTTTCGTGACATCACGAAAATGGTTTTCCAATATTAAAATTTTCTGCATAAAGAAATAGAGCGGATCAACCGCTCTATCTCCTGAACATGTGCGGATTTTCTGGAATTGACCGCGCCCATTCTAATAGCGCTTTCAGTTTTTCCGCTTTCAATTCTTCATATTTTTCTTTTGTTTCCTGTTCTGACTTCTTGAATGAATAACTAATGTTGGTTTTTCCTTTGGCATATGTAAAGCCATTTGGTAAACCAATATCATCATAGCGCATATTGAACGCGATATAGATATTATTGTTACCCCCGAAATGCGACTCACAGCATCCAATAGTGGTATAACCTTTTTGATTTAAAATCCTGACAACTTCCTGAATGTTTACATCAATCATTATTAATTGCCACGGTGGATAGAATTTGCATATGCATTCATGCACCTGATGAAAACAATTAGGGCATACATAATTTTCTATTACTCTTTTGGATCGTTCAATTTTCATAGCATCAACCCCTTTCATGCTATTGGATTATACTGATTATGCTCCGTAAAATTGTCCTCGTTAAGACTGAATTTAAGAGCATCGAATAATGGTTTCGTGTCAATACCATTTGTATGATAACCTTCTAAAATTCCATCAAAATATAACTGCGTTGGTGGGTATATCCCTTTATGAAGATTATTCATTACATAAACCATTGCTCTGATCTTTTTACCGTTATCCATAACAACAGGAACAATTCTTTTTACATAATATGTTGGATAACCTTCGTATCTGTCAAGACGTTTTTCATCATTTTTGTTATCAAGTTCCCAAACTACAACAGGAACGGAATCAGATTCTATTCCTGTCTCAATAATATCTGCATGATAATTAAATACGAGTTTCCATCCTTTTACTTTTCCATTTCCATAGATTTTTGTATTTGGACATCTATACGCCATCTGTTCTACATTCATATTGCTGCCATAACTTACATAATACATAAATTTCACCTCCTAAATATGCTAATATAGGATAGCACATTTATGCTATCCTGTCAATAATTATCTTGTTTTATTTATCGTGGATTTTATAAAACCCTTCTGATAATTCTTCGATCAAATAGCCTTTTTGTTTATATTTCCTGATAAGTTCATTCGCTTCTTCTTTAACAAATGCAATATACGGATTTGCGCCACTGGTAAATTAAAAATGTGTCCATGTTGTCATGTTATATCACCTTCTTCATTATTCGTATTTACGTATTCTATCAACTCACTGAACATTTCAAAATCTTCCCTTGCGATTTTGATGATTTTCCCAGAACTTTTGATTCTTACTTCTACTTTCTCGGCTTGTTCATGTTTCTCCCAACTATTTAAAATAGGTACAAGACCATTAGCAAGTGAAATCAAATATTGTTGACTGCTTTCTGTGCATCTGTCAAAGTCTTTCAGATCATTAATGATTTTTGTAACCTTTACAGGGAACGAATATGGCATTACTGTTTTTTCTTGCCATCCGTATTTCTCGATCATGTTTTCCGCATCCCTTATAAAATTAGTAACATCTAATTGATACTTAATCTTATTAAGCATATATACCTCCTATCATTCAAAAATCCATCCGGCTTTATAGAGAATTTCCAATGCGCGATCAACGCTCTCCCAAACTCTTATTGCCTCACCCTCTAAAACTGAAACAACACCATGATCTTTGGTTTTATATATAACAACTTCCTCGCCGTGAATGTTTGTCATTCTTTCAACCTCTTCAGACTGTGCGATAAACACTTTGTATTTTCCGAACTTATGACCAATGAAAGTATTATTAACACGCTCGACTGCGCCTTGGAAATCCGAATCAAAAGCCTCATAGAAATAATGCTGTCCGTTCTCGGTTTCAACGCCGATCCCCTGATACAGTTCCATCAGTCTTTCCATTCTTTCTTTTGTCATTGCTTTATCCTCCTATATTAAATCTTAACTACAATCTGTTTTCAATCAACCAACGGCGCAAGGCTCGTCAATCAACCGTTTTATTAGACTGTGCGTGTTGTGTATCTCGTTTACTTGTATAGAATATAACATACATCCAGATGCTTGTCAATACATAATTTAAAATATATTTTGGTTTATTTATTGTTTTTCAAAAATGGATTTATTGCTGCGCAAGATCACCTATTAATGTTTTTCAAAATTAAATAAATTTGCGCCATAAAAAATGGGAGTCATCAGACTCCCTTAATAACTATGATTTCATGCTTGCGCCCATTGTTGATACAGATATGATAATCTTTATCATACTTATGGACATACATAATATGTTCCTGTTTTGTGCGCTTAAATCCTTTTCTTTGGCGTACAATATTTAGAATTACACTCGGATCATATTTGACTTCATAGTTACTATGTTCAAAATCCCATCTTGCTTTTCTCCTTGCATTGCCCTTTTCAACCATTCTATTATGTTCATCAATGTCATCCGTGAAAATATTATGATACTGGTAAATAGTATAAACTGTTTTTTCTTCTATCATGTCACAGTAGAAATCATTCATGTATCTGTACTTTCTGGCTTTAATCACGCATATACCATTTCTGTAAGACCTGAATGCTTCATTTCTTCCAGTCTTTTTAAAGATTACAATTCCTTCCCCATTCTTATTAATCAAGTCTATGTGAGAATCATATTCACTTGAGGAATAATTGTTCTTTTTTAAATTAAACATTGCGCCATCAGCAATGAATCCGGCAACAACATCGGTAAACAGCTTATCAATATCTTTTTTGGTGTATAACATAGTTTTGCCCTCCTTTATTTCGTTACCCTATTAACGCAGCCTGTCCATACCTGTTCAGTAGTTCCATTGCATTTTGCTTTACAATTAAAGCAAATGCTATTGAGTTTCTTTGCTTTTGGCTTTAATCTTTCTACGATCTGCTCTGCTGCCTGAAGCGTGTCATAATAACCGCCGTACCAAGGGCATGTTCTCGGATTATACATAATGTAATACTTTCCATTTGTTTCTCTTGTGATCTCGGCAGCTACACGTTTTCTATTCCCATCAATAATATATCTACTAACTAACATGACTTTCTCCTTTTAATTGTGTATATCGTTTACGTGCTGTAATTATATTACCATCATGTCGGTTATTTGTCAATAATTAATCCAAAATAATATTTGTTTTTTGAAACGCCTTTTCGGATTGGCGCATACTTTTGTTTTTGAAAATCACGAAAATATGTTTTCCGGCAACTAAAATAATCAGTTTTGAAAAACGATTATAGAATATATTTGTTTTCCAAAATTCAATATTTTGTTTATTGTTTTTAAAAACACGATTTTCTTGTATGCGTATGGTTTTTCAAAACGATGATTTCTTGCGTATGTTGTTTTTGAAAATTATTAATTATTGTGAACAAAAAAAGAAGCGGATTCCTCCGCTTTATCTTATACTTATTGCACCTTTTCTCAGTAAATCATAATAGCACCATCTGTTTCTTTTGCCTTCATCCATCTCGTGAAATGCCATTAGCTGATCCTCAAATTCCTTTTTGAATTTGTCAATGTATTCTCTTTGCTTTGTGATGCATTCACCAAAATAGTTATATCCGGCGTTTAAATCTGAAACCATAACACGAGTCATAGTTTCCAGCATTGCCTGTTTATCCATGTACCACAATTCAAACCAATCAACTTTATTCATAATTTCCTCCTTATCTTGCATTATTTATTCCACGCGATCATGAAGCGGAATAGGATAATGACCGTAAACTTCTCTAAATCTGCTATCACAACACCAGACAAAATCGCCTCCAAACATATACCATTTTCCATCAGTCAGGGAACTATACGGCTTGAAGCGTAATGATATTGTAAATCCATAATCCCTTGCTTCAAATACCACAAGATTTTCAGGTGGATTGTCTAAATCAATTACAACATTACCATCATCACAAAGTACGTATACTTCTTTATATCTATTGCTGATCCCGTTATTGCTGCAATTTCCATAAGATTTATTAGTGAAAATCTCACAAGATAATGCTCTAACTTTATTCATGGCTATGCCTCCTTAAATATGTATATCATTTACTATGTATATGGTAGCACCTTTGCGCGGTATTGTCAATTTTATTTTGTATTATTTATTAATCATTGATCCAGTATTCTTTTGAAAAGAATAAGTATCCAATAAACATAACCATAAATAATAAAAAAGTAATATCTCCATCCGTAAGCGGTACGGAAAACGCAGAAATAAGAAGTAAAGCAATAGCAATTATTTTTTGTTTTAAAAAATTATGTTCGCCGTAATCCATTGGATATACATAAACCCTGTCACCGTCTGTGCCTTCTAAAGTTTCTATGCATTCTGCATGATAGTATTCTGCTAAATCATACGCATCATCGAAATTTTCCAATATATCAATCACTTTCTTATCATATCCTACAACTGCATAAACATCGTTCAAATTTTCCATAGTAACACCTCTTAACCAAAGAATACAGGAATACCAGAATAAGACATATTAACCTTATTCCATTTCTGAACTGTCATATTTCTTCCTTTTGGTTTATATATTCTTGTTGTCTCGTCTACCCAAACAGAGAAACACCCGACTTCATCGGATGTATCTCTGATAACATTTGTGTGATTTTTCCGTAAAATATCCATTACCTGTTTCTTAGTCCTGCACTTTTCAATTTCATTTTTTACGGCATCTGTCATATTTTCCACTCCTTTACATTCCCTGTCTTGCCAGAATGCGACCTTCCCAATAATAAGCACCATCATTATAGTTGTTTGCTGCTGTCTGCTTTTTCATTGCGATTCTTCCAACAGGATCATTATTCAGATACAGAAAACCATCAACAACTTTAGCTTTCAGATTTTCCACAAATCCATGTGTCCGGCGGTACTGTTCAACCATCTTGACTACATCCATTAACTCGCCCTTCAATCCGATCCACTGTGAAAAATGTACCTGTGGAAAGATTTCTTCATTACAGAAATCAATGGTTCTTTTTCTATTCCATGCCATGACTTTTCCCTCCGTGTTTGTGTGTACTTCATTTACTGAATATATGATAGCATTGATTCTTGTGGTTGTCAACTATTATTTTGTATTATTTATATTTTTCAGAAACTCGGCGCGGATAATTTCAGTTTTGAAAAACAAACTCTTCGATTGTGGTTTTTGAAAACATAAATAATTTGTTTATTGTTTTTAAAAATCGTAATTTTCCGCTTTCAGATTCTCCGCATTTTCAAAAACAATTTTCCGCACAAGATGGAAAACAGGACGATTTCTCGCCCTGTTCTCCTACACACAACACACACAACGAATTGAGATAGTAGTCAATTTTCAATGACAAGCTCGGCAATGATCCCATTCCGCAAGTCGGAAAGCTCATGCTTCACTCGTCTTTTTGCTATTTCCAGTTCATCCGCATCGAAATATGCGATTGTTTGTTGCGGATTTTCTGGATCATACAACCTGTATGAGTTCATTTCTTTAACGAAATATGCTTTATAAATCTTTTTCATATTAGACCTCCTCACCGTTTTCCATTGCTTCGATCATTTGAAACGCCGTTCCTAAATCGCTTGCAACAAAACGATCATTATATCTATCCTGATTCTTGTAATGCACATCCACTGTATAAATGCAATCATCCTGATAGATACCATATGATCTTTCCGCACCATCATAAAATAGATGATTAACTTTTTCTCCGTATTTTACGATGCCGACTTTTCCAATATCTAACATGGTATGCTCCTTCTGATAATTAATCTATCTTAACATGTAAAATTTCCGCTGCTTTATATACAGGCTTCAAATCATCGTAGCAACTGCCCCAAACAAGGTTGATTCCGGCTTGTTTGCATAGTTCTTTACAATCAACATAACTCCATGAATCACTGTTTCTTAATTTCTCTGCGATTTGTTCTGCTGTTCTCATTGGTTTACTCCTTTCAGATTTTCCAATGTATACGCCAGATATAGGGAAATATCCAAAACCCTATATCCCTTACTTAAATATAGTAAACATTTACTATTGCCGTAAGTTTTCCGCTATCTTCGTCATAGATGTATATGATTACAATAACAGGCGTATCATTATTCATTGGCAAGCCCTCCATCATTGCATTGTGCTTTGTGTTTGTGGAACTGCCAAGGATATTTTTTAAATATGTGGTCACGAATCGAACGTGATCGCCGGACTTCCGAACGACTGAATCAATAACCATCAGCCACATCGATTATTTAAATACTGAAACGAAATGAACAATCACAATATAATTTGCCGTAATATTCGACTGTTACACTTGCCGTACCGTCATCCCATACTTTGTCAATGGATATCAATTTGACTTTTCGGGCAAATGCTGTTGATCTGTATTTGTTACCGATAATTAATTGACTTGCTTTCATGGTGTACTCCTTATTTATGTACGTGTTTTACTTGTTAAATACACTATACACCATATAGTTAATGCTGTCAACATTTATTTTGTATTATTTTTAAATTTCTGGCGATCCTGATATATATATTATTTTTTAAAACAGGATTTTTCTGCTATGCAGATTTCTTTAATTTTCAAAAACCAACACAAATAATTCCATTTTTCAAAAACGATATTCGTTTTATTATGATTTTTCAAAATCAATATTTTCTGTATGGCTGTCGCAATTTTTCCTAATTTTTGAAAACCATTTTTCATGTGGATGCGCAAAAGAAAAGAGCGCATTTTGCGCTCCGTTCTCTGATTCATTTATTCGGAAATTCCAGACATTCGGGATTGATCTTGTGATATCTTGCCTGACCGATAATATGATTCTTTAACGCTCCATATGTGGCATGTTCGTTTCCTTTAATTGCCGGAAATTCCGCATAAAGTCCTACACCATCAATATTAACTTTCATGTATTCAACTTCCATATCACCATAAAAACGACTTATGCCACTGTCATAAATAACAATATACTTCATGATTTTTTCCTCCTTGTATTGTGTTTAAATGTTTCATGGAAAGTGTCAATGCTGCGATTGACACTGACCATCGAACATTTAATTTGCGATTACTTTTTTGTCACATTGCGCGATTGTAAAAAATGATGCCTGACGAGGATATAATCTTCCTTTGCTGACTTCTTCGCCTGTTTCCTCATCTATCTGCGCTTTTCCTTTTTTGTATGTCCAGATCGTGAATTTAATCTGTGATTTCTCACCTTTTCTGACCTGGTACCCGATCTTTTTCCAATATTCATAAGTATGAATCTCTTCCGGCTCTTCGAGTCTTCTGAGTTCATCATTGATTTCAATTTCAACAAATCTTCCAGTACCGCCGATGATCCCCTGCTCCATTAATTCACATCTTTTTATAAAGATAATCATTTCATTAGTCATGGCGTTTTCCTCCTGATATGCTTGTGTGTTGTGTATATCATTTACTATGTGTGTAGTATAGCACCAGATTTTCCGCATGTCAATAGATAATACAAAATATTTTCCATTTTATTTTTCCATCCGCGCCACGATCACGGCGCACAATAAATTCCAGTTTTGAAAAACCACGACATCACGACATACAGAAAAATATAATTTTCCAAAACAATAAGACCAAACATGTTAGTTTTTAAAAACAAGATTTTTCCGCTATCGTTTTTGAAAATACAGATTTTCTGTTATGGTTTTTGAAAACGGAGATTTTCGGAACGGCAAAAAGAAAAAGCGGATTTCTCCGCTTCTCATTTATTCTGTCAAAAATTTTGATGCCTTGATCTTATCTATTGCCGTTAAAAGTCCGACTTCCTGACCTTGTAAATAATCGCTATCTTCATAGTTTGGATTTGAACGGATACAACCAATCTGTATTCTTAATACTGATTCCAGAATTTCCGAATATTCCTTGCTTGTTTTAGCCATCATCATTCCTCCTGATTTTTATCATTCTTGATAGCATCTTCAAACATATTGTTGAATACTCGATACTGATATCCGAGTTGCTGTAATTCGGTTGCATACTTCGTGATCTTTTCTATTTGACTTGCATATCCTGCGCCGTATTCGCTGGCAGTCCAGACGGTCATCGCCTGAAGTTCGCGGATTGCTTTTTCTTTTGCCTCCTGAAAGTTATGTGCTGCTCTTTCCACTTGGTCATCTAAAAATTTTTTATAGTTTTCATAAGAATCATAATAAGTATTCATAATGCACCTCCATGAAACAATGTGTATTTGCTTTACTACTCTAATTATAATCAGATTTTCCATATTGTCAATAATTATTTTGTATTATTTTAAATATTATTTTTCCGGCATGATCCATAACGGATTATTATAGTTTTCCAAAAACAGGAAAATCTGCAATCTGATAGCAGAAAAGTTGAATTTTCCAAAACTATCAATGCATGAATATTGTTTTTCAAAACTGCAAAAAACAGAAAAATCAAGTTTTCAAAAACCATAATCAAAACAAGATTGTTTTTCAAAACAAGGATTTTCTGATTATAGTTTTCCAAAATCGAGAATTTCTGCAAATACTCCATCGTTTTGCAAAACGTGGATTTTCTGCGATTTTCCGCAAAAATAAAAGGGATGACTCTGCATCCCTTTAGGCGTTGGCTAACATTGTTAGCTGTCTTGTATATTTAACAAGTTTCTTTCGTGCGATTACTTTTTGCTTTGGTGTTAAAAATCCTGTTCTATTGAGGAACTCGCAAAAACTTGTAAGCAACGGGGCATCAATGCCGTTAAATCCTGCGCCGTTTCTGTGATTCGCTGCGCCTTCTGCTATTTCATCGGCAGTCTGGCAAGCGTATAATTGCCTTAATGCACCATATAAAACTCTGTCGTTTGTCTGTACGAGATTCTTGATCTCGTCTTGTGTCCATATTCTACTCATCGCCGTTCCCTCCTGCGTTATTTTGTATTATTTTTAAGTGTGGTACAATCCTGCTTTTTGGTGCTGGTTTGCGATCTCGATAATCTCTGTCGGATAGTTCCCATCGGTATAATATTTCTTAATCTGGTTTGGTCTTGCAATTAGCTTGGTGATTAACGTATGATCTTTCGCGCCGTATATAATGATTATTGCGTTTGTAGTAATCACATGAAGTTTATCACCGACTATAAATTCTTGATATGGTGTACCCTGTCCAATATCTCGGATAACACGTTCGCGCCTTCTGCGATACTGTCTATAATGTCTACTTGTCATGATCGCCACCTCCTTAAAGAAAATGGTGTATATCATTTACTTGTTATTCATTATAGACGGTCATCTTTTATTTGTCAATATTTATTTTGTAATATTTATAATTCGTTTAGATTCAGATCATCCGGCTATCCAGTCTCTATATTTTTTAAAACGCCAAAAAATTGTATCCATCCTCGGCTCTGGCAGCACAACAGGAAAATCGAATTTTTAAAAACCATAAACAAAAATTTTGAGTTTTCAAAAACCACAAACCACGATTCAGAAAATCGGCATTTTTAAAAACGACTGCAATTTTTATATGTTTTTAAAAACTATCATCCAGTAGCAGAAAAATCTTGTTTTCAAAAACGTAAAACAGGAAAATAGGATTTTGCAAAACAAAACCATAGCATAAAACGATGGTTTTCAAAAACAGAAAACAAAATTCCCACGTTTTGAAAAACAATCATCCATCGCGCTACAAAAAAAAGAAGGGATGCTTTGCGCATCCCCTTTTATGATCCGATTTAGAAAAATCTTGAATTGCTCTCGGTGACTTCGATTGTCACGGCTTCTTGATTAAGCGCTACTTTTGCCATGCTTGCTGCTCTCTCGACCTGTTCAGTGTTCGCGCCGTAGATAACACATACAAGTGTTGGCTCGATAACGATTGTACCGTCATCATGTGTATAAACACCGGTGCCTTCAGTGATTGTCGCGCCTCCTGTAGTCTCTGCGAAAATATTCGCTGCTACCTTAAAAGCTTCAAGTGTTGTGATCTCCTGTCTTTTGGTGCCCTTGTCAAGAAGTCCGATGCAAATAGTAGTTTTAATCATGGTGAATACCTCCCTATAAAATGTGCTTTTGTGTGTATATTGGTTACTTGCTATGATGCTATAATACACTACAGAAAATCATTTGTCAATAGGTAATACAAAATAATTTTAAAAATATTTTCCGCAACTATCCAGAACCAAAACCAGAACACGATCATCCGGCGCATCCCCGGACTCATGCAGATTTCTCATGTTTTGAAAAACTAAAAAAACCGAACGCAAAAATCATAGTTTTCCAAAACGTCGATTTTTTGACGGCACGAACGACAGGACCGAAGGCACAAAAAAAAGACGTTTATTTTCGTTGCGATATATAGAAGGAACTCGAACGAATAGAATGATCTTGAACGCGAAAAAAGGAACTGCTGCCGGATATCGGCAAACGCGAACGAAGAGCCAAAAGGAAAAGAATATCATGCATCATTGGCAAGTATTGAACGCCAACAGACGCCAACGAACGCGAACACACAACGACAGATATTCATAGTTACGGAAAAGCGGAAAAGTGAACGACAGGAAACAACGACAGGAACGAAGAGCCAAAAGGAACGAAGACAGGAACGACAAACGCGAAAAACACGAAGAGCCACCAACGACAGGAACGATAAAAGAAAAGCGGAAAAGCACCAACGAACGAAGGATATTTTTGATCTGCTATAGATCTCTACTTTGATATAAAAGTGTACCATGGTTGAATGTGGATATGTATGTGGATAAGTTACGGTTTAGTGTGGATAAACTATTGTTTAGTGTGGATAAACTTTTGTTTTAAAAACAACAAACTGTTGCTTTAAAAACAGTCGTTTTTCAAAACGCCGAAAAACTGCTGATTTTTATTATTATTGATATTCAGTCTTAATAATGACAGTCTGATCTTGAAAAATACCGTTATTTTCGCAGCATTGGCAATTCTGAAAAATGCACTTTTTCAGACTTGCAACAGGAACGAATACACCAACGAAGAGCCACAAAAAAAGCACGTTTTTAAAAACCAAATAGTACAAATAAGGGGACTACTTTTAAGTTATACAGAATCGCTTTCATTAGCTAAAGTCAATATCGTACCCCTCATCACTCACACAAATTCAAATTCAATAAAAATTTTCACACTACCCATTCTAAAAAATCTAAGCATACAATAAAAGCCTATTAACGATAACTCTCCGATAAAAATAGAAAGTATACAATTTAAGCCAAAAACGAAGAATAATTATTAGGGCGCAAAAATCAAATTATAACATTAAGTTAAAATGCAATATAAGTACATTTTCAAAATACAATCTATCGGCATAAACTTATGATCCACGAAAGGGCATAAATCTCAGCAAAAAAGTTACATTTTTAAAAACTATAATAAATTACGAAAGCATACAATTAAAGCCCAATACATATCATTGGCGATTAATCGCTGAATAATTATGCCAGATAACCAAGTGTAAATATACACTGATTTTTCATAGAATAAAAAGGCAGTATAAATGTATAGAAAATTGCAGTAAATTTATATTAAGTCATGCAAAATAATTATTGACATGTATATTCGGTATGTGATAAACTGTCATAGTAGAACATATATTCTACTGTTGGTTTTCAATCATGCTGAATACTTATTCTCAGCCGGATTTTACAAGTATATATATTTACGTGTTATACATTAATATATTCTATATAATCGTATAGTAAATATATATGCTTGTTAAAGAGTACAAGTATATATATATGAACGAGATAGACATTAATATATTATATACATTTATATAAGTGAATATATATATACTTGTATATATATTATAGAGTGTACATTTTGGTCACACCTACGTTTATCAATGGAATTAAAAGTACAATCATTAAAAGTGCCATCTGCGATCATCCTTAATAATCAGTTCGGGAAAAAGCGAGTGATGTTCACGCTTGCTATCCAAACATTAATCAAACAAGGAACGGTACAAACGAGTTTCAAAGAGTTTGATGCCATATGTGGTTATAAACCGAACAGGCATAAAAACAAAATCAATGACGAGGTTAAGAGTTTTCTAATCAATTTAAACGGAACGTATATAAAAGACCTTACTATAGAATCTGGCTTAATATACTTTACTACTCTCCCTCTTTTTAATAATCCATTGACTTATGCAATAATATATAGCAATGAGTTTAATTCTGTCATAAATAACTCTAAAACAATTACAAAAGCATCTGCGCTTTTGCTCTTGTCTTACATCAGAATGAATATTTACAATTCGTCATATTTTGACAGAATGGAGAACATTGCAGAAAAGATACCTGTGTTGGATTATCGGTCTTTAAGAAGAAGCATGAGACTATTAGAAGAACTTGACATTATTTCAATAAGCCAAACAGCAAGGCACAAAGACTGCAATAACAAGTGGCATTCAGGATTCACAATATTTGTCGATAAGCACAGATATATTAAAGGCATGGATGACAGTACATATATTTATGAAGTAGAAATGATGAGAGTAAAGCAAGCTATAAGAAATTATCAAATCAGAAATAGTATGTCGAATAAATAATACAACATAATTATTTGGAGGTGGTTGAAATAAATACGCCAATGAACGAACAGGAAACTATCATTCGATGGTATAGGGATGAATCAAATGCATCCATTTATACAAGCGATACAACCATGATGAGAAAGTACGACAAATATGTTGAATCCGGCGATTGGGAATTTGAAGGTGTGGGAAGATGCGGTGGTGACGTTGTATCGAAAACATACGTTGCGCCGAAACAACTTGTATTTGGTCGGAGCAAAAAGAAAAAGATGACAGATGATAATAAAGCGAAGGTTGCTAAAGCATTGGCAGATGCAAGGGAAAGAAAGCAATCAGAATCAAATCTATGATGAATTTCGTTGTTAGTAAACAAGAAAAATCTATATATCTACGATTAGACAGGGAAATACACGGCTAATGCATATACGTTTATTTTCTTACATTAAATAATAGATTTTTGGGAGGTAACAGCTATAGAACAAAAACGATGCCATAAGTTTGTTTATAAATTACATTCAAGAGACATAAGGAAATCAAATTATAAATATGAACTTCCTTTAGATGTTGCCATGCGCGATTATCCAGAGTGTATCATATCTTTAAACGACAGCCAGATTTTGCGCTTCATTGATGAGTTTAATAACGCATTGGATTCTGACGATAAAGCAAAAGAAATCAAACGGAAAATGAAACAGGTAAAAAAGAGAAAGCGTTCACCCGAAACAAAAGCATTAATTCGCAATTTATATCAAACGCTCTACGATATCCAATATCAAAAAGATTATCTCTGTGTGGTTATGGATAGTAATAAAGATTATGATCTCCTGAACTCAAAAGGTTTCACTGTAAACGGTGTTGAATATAAAAGACTTCTTGGAACAAACGGGGGAATTAAAAATTCAACTATCGTCTATGTAAGTAAAAGACTTCATGACCAGCTTCAGGAAAGAATTGATAATGGACGAAATAAAGAGCAGCTTTTAGTTCCTGCAAAATTAGAGGCATATCAGGCTCTTGTGTGTTCTGGCTCTGTAGCACTTCCAGAACCGAAAGGAATTATTGTAGTTAATGACTGTATTACACATTTTACCGAACACAACGATTCTGATGGCTATGGCTTGATGTCACCAGAATATTCAAAGAAGATAAATCTTTTCTTAAACGATATTGAAGATGAAACCTTATCTGGATTTACTTGTCGCTATGCGTGGACAAAAGGAATGGTTTATACTTTTGACTTTGTAGAGTTCGCGGAAAAGGTCGCAGGAACTTATATTATCAAGGACGCATGGGGCGATGATCGCGATGTCAGAGAAGCAGATGTGATACTTACAACGTCAATGCTAAAACTATGGGATGGTTATAAAAATTGGGAGGATTTCTACAAAAACTGTCAGAATAACCACTATGAGTTTTCTGCGACAAAGACAACTCCTATGGAATTAGAACACATCCACAATACAAATTATCAATTTTTACAGAGCTATGAATTTGATGATGCTGAACTATATGAACTTTGCAAACCGACAATCGACAGCATTAAAGATATATTCGGCATGGATTATAGGAAAGCAATCGTGTTTCTTTGCGGAATGGGATTAAACAGCAAAAATGTGTTTGCTGGTTTTGGCTCTGAGAACTTTGATTATGTTTCTCGCGCATTGATGATTGAACCTCAAATGATAAACGATCCGTTTGTTCATAAGCGTATCATGACCATGATTAGCAAGCGGATTAACGATGCCAAAAAAGGCGTAATATCTATTGAAGCAAATTATGCTATGATTTCTGGTGATCCTTATGCACTATGTCAGAGCATGTATGGCTTGGAAGTGACAGGGTTATTAAAATCAGGAGAACTATATCATAAATACTGGATTGATAAAGGTTCTAAAGAATTGTCGTGTTTTCGTGCGCCTATGACATGCCATAATAATATACGCAAGTTAAAACTGAATGCAGACGAAAATGTAAAGCATTGGTATCAGTACATCACTACTGCTATTATTCTGAACGCATGGGATACAACTTGTGACGCCATGAACGGACAAGACAAAGATGGCGATACTAATATGGATACAGATAATCCGATTATTCTTCGCAGGACGAAAAACTCTCCAACTATAGTATGTGTGCAACATAAGGCTGATAAGGTAATTCCAGATGATAAATCCATTATAGCTTCTAACAAGTTAGCTTTTAATGATGACATAGGGACAGTTACTAATCGTGTAACAACAATGATTGAAAGACAGGCAAATGCCGAATTAACAGACGAAGCATATAACGAATTAAGCGATAGGATTATGTGTGGTCAGCATTATCAGCAATGTACAATCGACAGGGCAAAAGGAATTATTGCAAAGCCGATGCCAGATGAATGGTATAGCCGCAGACCAAATGTTGTTAAAGATGG